GTATTTTTTAGTAGCAAAAGACAAGAGTTGTTGGTACTCTAAATAGAACAAGCAGCGACACGGTGTTCAGGCATCGCATTCTCATAGCCTAAATCGGGTTCATTGATGTGGGGATTGAAGAGGACGACTACGCCTCTTGGTGGGAAGCCACGCTGCAATAGGGGAGGTAGTTTAAACTACAAAATCTCGGTCACGAAGATGCAGGTGAAAACCCTGTCCTCTCCACCACCAAGATTACCGAGAGTATATAATCGGTCACTGCGTCTTGTAGCGCATCACAACGGAATCATTCTGCAAGCGTTCGCATCGGGGCGCAGTCCAGCGGCTGGTACGATGCTAGTCCAGCAATCTTAAATAAGAAAGGCAAATGAAATGAAGATTCTGATCGGGTTGGTGCTGGTGTTTACTCCCCTTAGCATAGTTGAATGTGAGGTTCTCTTTTGTCGGGAGCCTGCTAGGGTCATCGTTGAACATGGTGACCATACTCATGAATTGTGCTGGAAGCACTTTCGAGAAAAAATAAGATAGTAGTAGCAAGAACAATACTTCACTGGTATTCTAAGTGAAGTAAGATGTCCTGGCTCGGTGCAGGATGTTGGATAGGCCATTGAAGAAGTCACGGGTCAAGCCCCTAAGCCGGGAGAGTCGTGAGCGTGAAACTATAACGTTAATGCTAGCCTAAGCGTTAGGAACCAATGCCAACATTCAAAACGGTTCAATTCCGTTTGGGGACTGCTGAGAAGTCAAGGTGCGAAAACTTACGAAGCTCGCATTCTTTCCAGGGGTTTTAGGGATGTACCATCGGCGTCAAACATCCCGTTCTTTAACAAGTAGGAGAGAGAAGAATGTCTCATACGTACATCGTTGCTATCAGAGAGGTTCACATAAATCTTGTAGAAGTAACGTCAGAGGGTCCATTGAGTGAGGAAGACGCTAAAGAGATAGCAGCGCAGCATAGCTGTTCGGATTCTCTCGATATCGAGTTTAGTCACACTATGGATAACGATACTTGGACGGTAGAAGAAATAAACAAACAGGAGAAGTAATCATGGCACGAGGTAAGAACCGTAATCAGCCGAAGATCAAGGTGAAGTGCAAGAAGTGTCAGGACGTGGGTGTTCGCTCTGTTCTCGTGATTCGCTCTGGTCCGAAAGCAACTCGTGGTGGTGCGTATCGCTCGGTGGTCAAGGTGGACTGCTGCAATGTTTAGTACAATTGAGGCAGATCGTGCAGCTTGTGCAGCAAACAAAACAAAAGCAGTCCGCGATGGAAAATTCGCTGAAGCGAGGGAGTGGAGTAAAGCGGAACAACATTTGAGAGAGGCAAGCGCTGCAATTCGCAGGATCAAGTGGCTAATGAAAAAGTAGTAGCAAGATCAGTAGTTTGTTGGTATTCTAAGTGAAGTAAGGAAAACCACAAAAGGAGGGACAAATGAAAGTGAAGATGAAAAACCCAAGTAGCTGCATGGCTCGGACATCTAAGATCAAGGCCATTGCAAAACAATGCAAGGCGCTGGGATTTATAGTCAAGGCAGACTATAAAAGTGCTGGCACCGTCAAGATCAAGGATGGTGAGGAAGAGATGTACATGGCTATTCAAAAGGGTAAGAATGGCCCTTGGATCGTTCGCTACAGTCAAGATTATTTTGCATGAGGTAAGACCAATGGAGACTGAGAGGATTTATATCTGGGGCGTTTACAAGGCGATAGGGCACCTTGTCACCGACAAGGTTGGGCAGTCTCCTACTGAGTTGGGCGCAAGACTGGTAGCTATCGAGTGTCGCAAGACTGGGTATCTTGGTAATCTCAAGAAGATTCGCCGCAGAATAAAATAAATAAAGTAGTAGCAAGAAGTAAGTTAGTTCGGTATTCTAAGTGTAAGTAAGAGAAACCGAAAGGAGATCAAGATGCAAGTCGAGAAGATCAGAGCGGCATTTGAACAAGCGTTTGGTGAGGCTGAAGTAGTGAGAACTGTTCCGGTGATTAGCATTGCGACACCTAATGATGAGTTTACTGTCGAGATCGTCAATGGCAGACTGATCTGGACCGATTTCAGTCACACAACTGACCTGGGGCCTGAAGACGGGTCAGAAATTATCAAGAAATTGGTAACAAAGTGGGTAACTGCCAGGTAATAGAGCGATCTGGGAAAACTACTAGGAGAATAAAATAATGCGTAAGGCAGACGTGGAAGTGGGTAAGGTGTACAGTGCCAAGGTGAGCGGCAAACTTGTGATTGTGAGGCTAGATCGTGAGTCACGATATGGCGGTTGGGAAGGCACAAATCTATACACTGGCCGAAGTGTAAGGCTTAGGACTGCTGGACGATTGCGCCTGGAAGTACCGGAGTCTGTTGTTCAGAGAATGATTGACAGAGATAAGGTTCACAGAAAAAATGTCAAAAAGTGGCAAGAAGAGGAGTGGTCGATTTCTTAGAAAAGGAGAAAAACCAAATGGCATGGCAAGTGATTTTGAATGGCGCACCAATTATTGATTGTGAGTCTGAAACTGAAATGGCAGACAAATTGCTCGCACTGTTCAATTTGGGGGTTTTTGGAACATTCGACACCAGAGAAGTGAAGTGTAAAGATTGTGCTGACCACCTGCTGGGTTGTCCTGTTTGCACTGACCAACCTGCGCCTGCCACCAAGCCGGTGCGCTGGATCGTCCCGTCGCTGGTCCGCAAGACCGGCGCTGGCAAGTGGGTCGCGGAGCAAGGGGCGCGGGACGACTGACCAAAAAGAAAATAAATAAAGTAGTAGCAAGAGTAGCAGTACGTTGGCAATCTAAATGTAGTAAGAAACAGTAAGATAAAGGGAGCCAACAATACTCCAGCGCAAAATCAGGCCGCGCTACACAAGAAAAGAGCAAACCGAGTGCTGAGAATCTAGGGGCGGTACGCAAGGGAAACGGTGGGTCGTGCGTGCAAAAAGCTCCGTTAAATTAAAAATCACCATGGATTCCGTCGCAGACTGCTGAAGGGTGCTAGGCTTGATAAATCCTAGTACCAGGGTTCAATTCCCTGCGGAATCTAAGATAAGTAAACAAAAACAGGAGAAAGAAAATGAAGAAAGGTAAGACCATGGAAAAGCTCTTAGGTGAAATTCTAACTGAGATAGATAATTTGTCTCTTTCGGAGGGTAGTGACGGTTGTGACTTTCCTTGGACCGTAGTGGATGTTCGCTCTGTGAACCGATTGAAAGAGCTTGCAAACGAAATCGCAAAAGAAACAAAATAAGTAGTAGCAAAAATAAAGTCACGTTGGTACACTGAGTGGTAATAAACAAAACAAATCAGGAGAGAGCTATGTCAGTGAATAAAAAGAACTTCCAGCGTCGTCATTATGTTGCAGTAGCTGAAGCGATCAACACGCTCTGGAGTGAGGCACGCGATGGGGAAATGATGGTAGCGACTAAGAACGAAGAGTCGTACCGTGATGCGTTGACTGATACCATCAGCGAATTGTCTAAAACTTTCTTCTATGACAATCCCAACTTCGACCAGACTCGATTCACTGAGGCGTGTCGAAAAAGAAATAAAAAAGAGTAGTAGCAAACAAGTAGCGAGCTTGGTATTCTGTTTAGAAGGATAACAACGGAAAACAGGAGAAGCGGAAATGGCACATAAGATTAAGCTGGTTAAGGACAAGATTGAAGTCCTGACCGATGGCTGGCCTGGTAAGCCAGCACTCGCTAAGATCAAGGCATTGCCCGGTCGCAAGTGGGACGCGGATCGCAAGATCTGGTGGCTCCCCGCTTCGCCGGATGGCGTTGCCGCTGCCGTAGCGCTCGCCGCTGAACTGTGTTATGTGGTTGGCGACGATCTGCTCAAGCAGGCTTCCGATCAAGCTCGAAAAGAAGATGGTGTGTTTGCGGTACAGGACGCATTCATTGATGACGACGTGGCAGCATGGGCATTTCAGCGTCAAGGCAGTAAGGCACTGGCGCGTAACGACCGTTACATTCTGGGCGATGACATGGGTCTGGGAAAGACTCGTCAGTATCAGATGGCTCTGCCGAAGGCTAAGAAATGTGGACTGCTGGTGATCTGCCCAGCTTCGATCAAGGGTGTTCACGAGAAAGAGCTTCGCAAGTGGCGTAAGGATTTTAAGAAAATCACGATTATCTCAGGACGTGGGAACTTCAGGTATCCCAAGACCGGTGAGTGTGTCATCATCAATTTCGACATTCTCCCCAAGGTGGTTGAACTGGAGACTATGGACGTTCCGGCTGATCTCATCGTGGTGGTTGATGAAGCGCATAACTGCAAGAATTACAAGGCGCTACGCACCAAGCGAGTTACTAAGATTATCGAACGTGCCTGGCTTGCATGGCTGTTGACTGGTACAGCGCTACAGAATCGACCCGGAGAACTCTGGACTATCCTTCAGGTTGGCGGTCTGATTGAAAAGGCTGGGCTGACGTTCGGACGCTTTTGCGCTCTGTTCGGTGCTAAGAAGGGTCAGTATGGAATGGTTTGGGGTGCGCCTCGACCAGAGATTGCGGAAATCCTCAAGCGAGTGATGCTTCGACGTGAGAAGGGCGAAGTGCTACAGGATCTGCCGGAAAAGGTGTACAGCAGTGTGCCGGTGGAAATCTTTTAAGAAAGTAGTAGCAGGATCAGTAGCATGTTGGTATTCTAAGTGTAGTAAGGAACAACGGAACGCAGGCAACGAAAAAAGGAGCGAGACATGGCACGACGCAAGACCACGAGCCCCGGCAAGATCCGCAGCACGACCCGCGAAGCGAACGAGTTGGCTGACATGCTGACGCGCCTTCTGGTTCCGGTTCTGGGCGAGGACATTGCCCGCAAGCTGGCGTTCAAGACGCTGATCAGCAAGAACCCGGCTCGTCGCCTGGACGGTGCCAAGGAGGTTCAGAAGTACCTGGGCCTCGCTGGCGCGAACAAGCTCCAGGCCCTGTGCGCCAAGACAAACTTCAAGAACGCCCGTTAAGGAGATCAATCAAATGACCAACGTCAAGACGCTACTCGACAGGGTGCAGCAAGATTGGGATGAGAACTACCCAGCCGACAAGCTGCCTCCCTTCGAGGAGCTTTCGGCTGCTCGCGCTGCTCTTGCGACTGCTAAGATCCCTGCCGCACTGGAGTGGATCAAGCAGTATCAAGAGAACAGCGACAAGCCACTGATCGTGTTCAGCGCTCACCGTGCGCCGGTCGAAACGATCAGCGACCTTGAGGGGTTCGATTCGATTCTCGGGGGCACGCCTGTCGAGCGCAGGACACAGCTTGTCGAGGATTTCCAGGCTGGCAAACTCAAGGGTCTTGCCATCACGATCAAGGCCGGCGGTGAGGGTCTGACCTTGACCGCTGCGGATCACGCGCTATTTGTTGATCTGGAATGGAACCCGGCCAAGAATCGTCAGGCGGAAGATCGTATCCACCGCATCGGCCAGCGTGATTCGGCTAGCATCGTAGTGCTTGAAGCAAACCATGAGATTGATCGCAGGCTCTGCGAGCTTCTCCAACACAAGCAGGATCTGTTCGACAAGGTGATCGGCGCAGCAAGCGTGGAAGAAAAGCTCACGCAGCAGGAAATCGTGGATAAGGTCAAGAATCAGGAAGTGCCGGAAGATGAGCCCAAGAAGAAAGAGCCGTTTATCAGGTATGCCAAACTGATTCAGCACATGGTTGACGCTAGGGCCAAGGGCTTGAAGTGGCCGAAAATCACGCTGCGTGCGAACGGTCAGGTTGTCCAGCTTTCCCTCACGGGAGACAAGGCGAAACGACCAGGCACGATCAACCTCTCAAACGGTGAGAAGTTCGGCAGTCCCAAGAACAAGTACTACGGGGCGATTGGAAAAGACGGGAAATGGTTTCCAGCGAGAAACCTTGACGCCAAGACACGCTCCGCAGTCGTGGCTCTGCTCGACGCTTTCCAGCGTGACCCAAGCGAGATCGCTCTCAAACACTCGCACGATACTGGGTACTGTTGCTTCTGCGGCATCCTCATCGGCGCGACGGGAAAGAAGGAAAGTGTGCTTAGGGGATACGGTCCCAAGTGCGCCCAGAATTGGGGTCTGCCGTTCGACTTCGCCAAGTACGCAAAAGAGTAAAGATGTTCATTTCTCCACCGTCTAACGATTCAAGCGATTAAGGATCGTTAGACGGTTCTCCTTTTCTTGTGCAATTAAGGAATATTGGTCATGAAAGCTACACTAGAGAATGTGGAAGTAAAGAGTGTCTTGGGTGTTTACAACTTGAAGGACAACAGCAACAAAAAGGAATATAGAAAGGTTCAAGTGTTTTTGGGATTTGATGATAAGAAGTATGTTTGGTTGAATAAGAAATGGTACAGCATGGATTCGTTCGACGTTGTACTGTAGTGTTTGACGAGTAATACAAACGAATACACAAGTAAACAAACGAGGATTACAAGAGTTTGAGGATGGTAAGGATTGCAGGGCGTCTAAAAGGGCTGAATAAGGGCGCGTCCCCGCGCCGTCCAGCAATCCTTAACTTTACATAACGGCATAAACACATAAAGCGTACAATACTCATATAAAAGAAAAATAAAGAAAGATAGGGGGGATTGCAGGTTTTTCGGTCATAGCTGGTAGGCAGTAAGTTACGAATTTGACACTTTAGATAACATTTCAGTCGAGGGAAACAAAAATGCAGAAGGTAGAAGTGGTCAACGCGCTACGGGCAATCTTGGAAGCTGCAAACCTGGCCGATGCAACGGAACCGGTTAGAAACGATCTACCGGCTGGCGCGGCATTCGAGCGAGGCGGCTTGTACGGTCACATCAAGCAGGCGCTGATTTCGCTGGGCGAAGGAGAAGCGCAGGAACAGTGGACGATCACGGGTGAATGGCCCTCAGACGAGTTGAGTTGCATCAATTGCGACGGTCGCCCGTGTTGGGGCTGTCCGGTGGATCAGATCGGTAGCTAAAGAAAAATAAAAGAATAAGTTGGCAATCGTTGGAAATCGTGATAAGCTTTATGTGTTCAGCAAGTAACTAACACTTTTCAAACGGAGCGCGAAAATGACCAAAACGCAGCAGGCTTTCATCGTGCAGTACCTGGACCTGGCGATTCGCATCGCCTCGAAAATCCTGGGGGAGTGGATCGACCCGGATAGCGATAAGGGAGCCAGCGCGTATTTCGGGCTCGTTGAAGCGGCCCAAAAGTTCGACGCCGACAAGGGCACGCCGGAAAGCTGCGTTTGGCTTTACGTGAGAAAGCGTGTTCTGCGCGATCTGCAATCATTCACTCGCACCAGTAAGTCGAGAGCGTGCAACGCTTGCAAGGGCAAGATCAAGGTTGCAACGTGCGATGCTTGCGGTGGAACGGGTCGCCAGGTTGTAACGCTCGGGATCGCTGGACAGGTTGGGAAGTGGGATGCGAATAACGAGGACGCGGAACAGGTTGGCACGCTTCTTGACACGCTCGACTCACGAGCCCGCGACATCCTCACCCAGCGCTACCTCGGGAAGCGCACACAACAGCAGGTTGCCGACAAGCTCGGCATCAGTCGCCAGTACGTTACGAAGATCGAGAGGCAGGCTCTGGCATCGCTGAGAATCGCTGCTAAGGGGTCGCCAGTCCAATAAGTATAGCGGCTGGTATGCTGGCGCGTTGGACACGTCCCAAACGCTCAGGCTGGCTCGCTCACATAGCGTGCCAGACCTGGGCTCTACGCTGATTTGTTTTTTATATATTTTTAGAGGGGGTTGGTTAGCAAACTTATGGGACTCCTACCGGTGCGCGGGGTGGGGGGTGGTTACTTCTGTATATATATACCAAAAATTTTGAACTCTTAATAAGCGATTTAGGAATACTTGACGATGAGACTATTGAACTTCCTTGCCATAGCTCCGTAATGCCATTTAATTGACGAGTCAGTCTGCGCCTTTGCGTTGGCCTCGCATATCGCTGCTGCTTCCATCAAGCCAGCTTTGTATCCATCAGCATATGTTCTATTTTTATTACCTGCCTGCTGTCCTTTGTTCATCCTAATCTCCTTAATTAGTATTGAATCCCATATCTAATTAACCACTTCAATCTACTCAAGTTATAATGCCTAACTCTATGGCAATTTGAACACAATAGAACACACTTCATAGCTTCTTTAAGAATATCCTCCCATGATTTACTCATATTTTTAACAGTTAATCTGAAGGACATAGTTGCAGGATCTGTATGGTGAAAGTCATATATTGAATCAATAGAACTTATCAGCCCACAATCCTTACATTCTTGATCAAATATTTTAATTAATACAGATCTACGATGTCTTAATTTTTTCTGCACACATGTATGTTTTTTTCTTGCGCGAATTCTTGAACATAATATGCAAAAATGATGACTGGATGTATAAAATTCATCAGTGAACTTTATAATGCCACACATCTTACAACCCTTTATTCCATTCTTTGCTAGTTTAGTATTGTTAAAATAGTGAAATCCTGAGGAGATTGTCTTCTCCTTGCGTTGCAGTTCTCTCGTTCTCATCTTCACTAAACATCTCCACATATATCCAGCGCAGCATCATACCCTGTTAAGAATGCTCCTATTTTAAGGAAATCGTAAACATTCACAGGAGTAACGCTGAATATCTTTTCATCATTTCTATACAAATTTATACTCGCAGAATTTAACTCAAGAGCAAGCTTTAGCCCTAACTGGTTAACCTCCTTGACCCATTCTTTCCAAAGATAGTTAAAGTCAATATCAGTAGTTATTCTTCTGTCTGCTGATTTTTTATATTTTAAATAAGCTGCACTATTGAATAAATCGTTAAAATCTAAATCTTTTAAATCGTTCATTACTTCTTCTCCCCTAAAAGCCAAGGCCTTTTGATAAACTCATTCACCTTTTCCATATCTAATGTATATCCCATTCCGTCGTCTGCCAGTGGCCTATCTTCTACTTCGTGCCTCTCAATAAAAACTCTGTCGTAAGCTGCCTCATTGTTGTCCATGGTATGCTTCGCTAACTTCTCTGAGACACAGACTCGTATCACTTCGGTGTTGTCATAGTTCCAATGACCCAACACTATCCACACTTCTTTCATTCTCCCCCTCCTATTAATTAATAATAAATAAAAAGCCATATAATTGTATGTCAATTATATAGCTATTAACTTTTCCACTTGTACACCTATTATACCAAGTAGACTAGAAGGTGTCAATCCTGAGGGGAAATTATTTTGCGGTGAATAGGAGGGCTAATCGCTGCAAGAGTTGCGGTGGTTAGAGTGTTTCGGAGAATTGATCGGGGTTTTGTAGTTGTTGTGCTGCGAGGTCATACTGTTCGTCGGCCTGTTGTTCTGCCATTGCTGCTTCCCACTCGTCCGGTCTTTCTTTTTTAAATCTTTCCATATATTGTTCATGGGTTTCATTGGCTAAGTATTGTTTTAGTCTTTCAATTTCTTCTAAGGCAAACTTTAATGAAAACATATAGTCACCGTCAGGGTCAATGAGCTTTTCTATTGCAGGTATTCTTACGATATCATGGTCAGCCCTTTCTCCACCCCGATAGCCACCAATTCTATCATCGATAGTTGCGTTTACGTCATGAATTTCTTTAAAAGTATACTCATTCATCTTCCACAAGTAATCTTCTATCTCTTCTGGCTCATTCTCGCTTATGGCTTTTTCTATCATTGGAGAAGGAGCTTCGAATCTATTTCCCGCATAAGTAAGGGCAAGAAGTGAATCTTTTGCAATATATGGCTCAAGATGCGGTAATGGGTCTATTCCGGTATTATTTACTAATTTTTCTGTCAAAAGGTCGCTTTTGCCGACAGCATCGAACAATTCTTTAGGAAAATAGCTCCAGTCATATTTGCCACCATAGTTTGATGATCCTTGGTCCATTAGCCAATTAAATGCTGATTCTGGGTCTCTAGCGGCTGTATTGTTAAGGAATTGTCCAATTTCTTTATAATCACCTTCATCGTTTATTTCTACGTCGTAAATATCCATAACCTGTATGTCTTCACCAAAATGCCATTGAAAGTAAGGTGCTTTATCTTTAAATAAAGTGTACATTTTACCGTCATCTAAGTAGCTTTGTGCCGTTGACCCATCAGTATCGTAGTCGCCTCTAGTACACCATCTTGTTCCATTACCTAAAGCGTTGAGACCTTTTGCAGAATTAGACTGAATTATATCATATTGTTCATCTTGATACACTAATTCGCCATCTTCTCCACCCTCCGATATGTCCAGACCCTCAATCCTCTTATCTAATGTCGCCCCTCTGTCTCTTTTGTAGTGTTTTGGGTAGTAATCTGATAAGTGTTTGTCAATTTCTTGAGGTGATCTGAACTCATCAAACCTTTTGTCAGCTTTATCGATAATTCCATTCTTATCTAAGTGATGATACAGTGCCATTATATTTTTAGTGTCTTCAGCATCTTCAGCGTGCCATGCATATTTTATATATGATTTTGCAAGCCAGTCAGAGTATTTAGCTGCATCCTGCCCAGTCGGATCTACATCGATGATCATTTCAACGGCATCAATAGCTCTTCTTATACCACCATAAGTATTCTCTCCATGTAGGACGCCTGAAAAAAAGTTTCCGCCAACTACCTCTCTGCCGTCCTGACCTGCACTAATCCAAGCATTTCCATCTCTTATCGATTCTTGAATTGCTCTGCTTTTGAAAATATTGGGCCAATCTTTTTCTAAGTCTCTAGAGTATCTAACTTTATTAATTCCTTCTTGCCATGACATGTCAAAGAAATTATATGAATTGAAAATTCCTTTCCATTCAAAGAAATCACCATCTGACTCTATCAGTGGATGGTCTCCAGATTCTTTAGCACATTTTTCATTCCACAAATATAGCTGCAATTGGTTCTTTTTCTTTTTAGAGATTGCCTCTATTCGTTTCCCGTGCCATAGTTCTAGAATGCTCATACTAATACTATAGTTATAATCTCCAGGCTGGTATTGTATTAGTATAATGAGCATTTTAAATCTATTTAATAACCAAAGATCCGCTGCCAACGAGCGTAAGGATAAAGAACTCATTAGAAAGACTCTTTACAAGGACACATCGTTTGTTGATGCTCAAGTCGATGGGATTTTGTACAGCCTTGATAGGCTAATAGGTGAATATGAGCGCCGTGACCGAAGAAGACCACCTCAAGCTATTAGAAATATGATAAAGTGGCAATCTGAATCAGTATTTGATCTTCTTGATATAGATTTGGAAATGGAAGCAGCTAATTTTGAAAATCAATTTAATCCAAGCAATGAGGAATTAATGTCTCATGTAAAGGACGCTTACCACAGTATTTCGCCATTTGTCAACTCTGAAAATCCTATTGAAGATTTTCCAGAGTTAACAGGCAAAATAGTTGATGAAAAGGTAGATGATGTGTGGGCGAACCTAGTAAGTGATAAAACAGGTAAAAGATACTCTCAACAAATACTCTTGTGGTGGTCAAGAGGATCTACAGCACAGAATCTAGGTGAAGACCTCCCTGCAATCGTTGACAGCATTAAATTATTTGAAAAGCATAAGAAGTCACTACCTAAAAATAATATTAGTCAGTACAAGCGTTGGGACCAGTTAAATGAAGTGTTAGAACCTATTCGTGTCGCTGAAGCCGCTGAAAACAGAGATCTAAGATTGGAAAGTGGAGAGACAGTAGATGAATTAGTTGGTCTAACTGAAGAACAAAGAGAATTTATGGATCCAAAACAAATGAGGTTTCCCGGCACAGAATATCCTCAAAGTTCTGGTAATGTAGTAGTAAAGCAAATAAAAACTTTCGAAGAAGCCAAAGCGCTGGGTGAAGGTACTACTTGGTGTTTTACTAATAGTCCTAACTATTATAGTCAGTATTCTAACAGAGGACCGATATATATTGTATTAGATAACGGTGATCCCAAAGTTGGCATTGGGATAGATGGAGATTGGGACATTGAGATAAAAAATTCCAATAATAGACATCTTACTGGAAAAGAAGAAGATTTGTATGGCCCCATCGTTGAAAGAATAACTCAACTAAACGATATGGTAGAGGCGCTAGAAAATCAAGCAAACGACGACGAGCAAAGAGTAATTGACGAGTGTGAATATTGTGGAGGCGACATATGGGGGTATGGCAACGATGACGACGAATATTTTGCTTTTGAAAGTGGCACTGTGTGTGAAAGTTGTTATTCGGAGTATGGATGTCGAGCGGGATATTACGAGCATGGTTGGAAAAACTCAGATGATACGTTTGAAGATCCAAGAGATGAAGAAGTGGGTGGCAAAATATCATCTTGTTGGAGTTGTGCCGAAAGTGATGAGCTAGTTACGCAGTGTGCGGCGTGTGAAGATATAATATTTAAAAATTATCCTTACAAACACGGTTATAGTCGCAATTTTGAAATTGATAATTATTTTATAAGTATGGAAGGTGACCTGTGCGAAGACTGTGGTGCAAAGTGCATAGTGTGCGAAGAAGGATTTTTAAATACAAGTAAAAACAAAGAGGAAGATTTCATCTGCAACGAATGTAGGCAAATGGATTTTCCAGAAGTAGAACAGCAGCCAGTCTATGAACAGCCAGTAGGAGATTGGGAAGGCGAATTTTTTCCTCAAGGAGATCCGAATATAATTCACTATAAGGCGTTAGGAGAATAACTAACATGCTCGCAATAAAGATTTTTACTTTTTTAGCTGTATTGGTTATGTCAATCTTTATTATCTGTACATCAGATTAACATCAATTCAATCCATTTTGTTATCCTAACTTATATTTATCTATTGACTTTCCATCCGACGCCCACAGTTCAATTTCTTCACATTTCCAATCGCCTGTCGGCGTAGGACCATCATATTCTCTAGATGTGCAATATGCTAATGTCGCGTGGGCTTTAAACTGCCTATGTCTATCTTCAATATTGATTCCTTCATTTTCTATCACTCGCTTTCTCTAGCTCCACCAAACATAAAGTATTGGCTTTAGTTCATCTATAATTGCTTCATCCTTAAACAAGTTAAAATATCTACATGTAAATTTTACGCAATCTGGTACTTTTGGCTTTTCATATTTTGTTGGATCATAAAATTCTTTATTGCGAAAAACTTCATAAGGATATATTCCTTTAGAAATGTCTAAAACTCTAGGAATTAAATCTTTCTGTGTTTCTTTTTCTTCATGATAATCAATTAAATCATCATATCTCCGCCAATCTTTGAAATTTCCTGGCGGTATAATTAGACATACATTGCTAAGACCGCCTTCAGTATCATGAATGATAGTATTATATGGACTCCACCGATAAGAATCTTGCCACTCCTTCAATCTTTCACATGCTTGATATTCTATTAAAGCACTAAACGATTCTCCTTGAATTTTACCATCACATATTACCTTGCAAAACTCTATATATCCATCCAATGTAAACTTTTCTTCTTCATCTTCATCAAATCTTTGGTGCATATATCCTTTTGGATTAAATCTGTCATCTATAATCTCATGGTCTTTACATTTAACATCAGTTAAAGCATACCCCAAAGCTTTGTGTATTCTAATTCCCACTTTGTTTCTCTTTTATAAGGATTGCAGCTTTTTTCATGTCCGCTGAATCGCCAAAGTATTGCTTCACGCTTTTCATCATTGAGCCAAACTTGTGTTTGGCGGGAATATCACCTAAGTCCCCATATTCCCTATCGATAAAAGCTGACAATTCTTCGTCAGATGCGAGCGCGGGGAGATATCCTGAGAGGATATCTATTTCTTTATTTAAATTTTTAGAAGTATAGCTAGTCTCATCCCCTATTCTATTAATTGTTTCTGTTAAGCTCTTCACCGTACTCTTAATTGTTTTAATAACTGAGGGGTCGTCAGGGGTCTTATTTTGCCTTGTGGCGTCACCTATGAGAACACCAAGCAAACTAGACTTAGTCTTATCGTGATTCTTCATAGCTTCGCGCCTATCTCTTTCAATTATCTTTAAAATATTCATTAATCTCTCCAGTGGTCCGAAAATTTCTTTTGTATGTCTTTTGGTAATGCTCTAAATATTTGCCATTGTTGTTCTGTAGGTAGTTTTAGTAAATATTTTAAATCTACTTTGTCTTTGAATGGTGATCTATCATCTAGCACCACTTTAATTACTGCCGCGAGTTCCTGAATTTTTGCTTTGCTTAACTTTTTCATTTTCTATCACCATTTTAATTCCGTAATTCGCTCCACGCTTGCAGAAGGTCCACTTACCGTGGACCTTACCATTTTCAATTTTTGCAGTTTTAACAAGGTTTAACATATCTGTCACAAACATTTCATAACAGGTTCCTGAGTCGTCCTTTAAAATAAATTTTACTGAACTGCGACCTCTATGGTATGTGTCAATGGTCAGTATAGCTTCAAATTCATGATTTTCTATCCATTCATATTCTTCATCATATCGATTTTCTGGATAATCAACAAGATTTCCATTCATTTTATAAAATGCAACTCTCAAAGTATTATCCGCTGTATAAAATTTACACCCGCCGCCTGACCTTCTCTTTATACCCATTATTTCTTCACCCCTTTTGATTTTTCAACAATTGCAGCTTCTACTTTTGGAGCATGATTCTCAAATCTTCCATTATCATAACCCCAATTATATCCCATACCAAAAACAAAGATATACCAACCTATCTCGGCATATCTACCATAGCCTTTCATAGTCAGGCCAACAGTTAGAATGAAACCAGCGCCAACTGCAACGTGCCCGATCATTGTTTTCCATGTAGCCTTTTTAGTCATTACTTTACCCTAACTTCGTTGTGTGTTTCAATCCAGACGTGTGCCCCGCAGCTTAATGGCTTGTCTGGGGAATAGATAACTTTAGCTGCGACGTTTCCATTTTCATCCAAAATCTCTGCTTCGTGTCCATACCTGTTGTCTTTATATGTTTTAATAGAAAGCACAGGAATGTTTGTCCCGTGCTTTCTATTTTTCTTAATATTGTGTTGATTCACATGTATTCGCTTAATCATTCTTTTTGTCTGCTTGTTCCTTCCTAATCTTAGACGCTGAGATATCTTCAGTCGCTTCATCTAACTTGATCTGCTCTATATTATACCCGACTTTCCTTCCGTAGTACACAGTCAAATCGCAGCCAGGGTCATCTAGCTGAATTATTTTTACCTTTGACAAGTCTGGATAGTGTTTTCTAATCAGATTATATCTTTCAAGAAAAGTCAAAGGATTGCTGTCGTCTCGTTGAGTTTCTCTTACATAAATTACGCAAGTATTACATTCTTCCAAAATCTTATCTATACACGCTTTGTGACCATCATGCAATCCAATCTCTGGAACCTGAAATCTTCCTATAAATACTCCTGTTTTAATTTTCGTCATTTGTTTTCTCCCTTAAATATTTTTGATGAGGACATTCTTTATAAAAACCTTTGGCCATATTGCAATTATGACACAACACTTGATATCCTTCTGGAAACTCTTGCTGAATTAGCCAGCTATAAATGTATTTTGAACCCAATTCCTTCCTGTGCTGAGTTCCACCTCCATCAATATGATCTATGGACAAAAACTCATAAGTCACTTCTCCGCAACATGCACAAGACAGAGATTTATTACTATAATGAGATGGTACTTTTAATCGTTGATTTTTCCAATAAGTTCGTTTCTTTTGTAAGAGACTGTCTCTATTTTTCTCTCTGTACCATTTACTATATGCAGCACGCGCTTTTTTATCTTTCAGTGGCATTTATTCACTATTCTCCTCTTTTTTAAATTGTTCTTTTAATAAAATATCTTTATACCACTGTGGTAACCCAGCAGCAACACGCCTCTTGATTTTTGGCCAGAAGTATTTGAACAATTCGTTCTTGATCAAATCTTCGCACTCGTCTTTTACATCATCCTGAACCATTCCCATTAATTTACCAATATCTTTTGGCTCACCAGTGTGTTCGCCAAGCTCCTTCAGTCTTTGCACAGCCTTGTCCCAGCGAGCTTCACTTCTGTACTTTTGACACAACACTGTTTCGATGTCACCTTGAGATGGATTTCTCTGTCTAAAATCAGTTTTGTTAATTTCCTTAAATCTTTCGCTGACGTGTTTGCCCATTAGAGTCTTTCCATCACGACCCCACTGATTGTAGTTTTTGATTACCACGCCTTCGATGTCTGATCCGCCAAGAACTGAAAGATTATCCATAAATTCCATAATCTGATCTACAGTTTTGATCTCACCAACGAACAGAGTTGGAACTACTTCCAATCCCATATTAAGCGCTTCTGCTTTTAGATCTTCTGGCATCATTCTCTTTTCAAGACCAATGTCTACATCGTACAAAATGAATCCGCCCTTAGGCATTCTCTCATACGCAAGCGTATTGTGTTTTGGACTATGAAATGCTTCACCTCTGTAGATCCAACCTTCAGTTAGTAATCCTTTATCAAATAAGTCCTGCGCGGTATCCATTGCAGGCTTGAAAAGATTGTTAGGAATATAGATACCTTCATCGAAATCCATAACCATTTGTCCCTTTGAACGAGCGAACAATTTTCCATCAGCCATGCCGAAGCTGAATTGCGACCCGTCTACCTTTTCTTGTACAACTACTTCACCGTCTAGTAGATTTTCAACACTTGGGTGTCCGAGATTCCAGACTTTTACGTAACTTCTTAACTTCTTTGGTTTTATAATATTTTGTTCCATTGTACTTCTCCGTTAAATGTGGCAAATCTCTAGTTCGCCTTCTCTATTCGAATAAAAAACTCGATCTATATTGTACTGCCTAATGAAATTGATGCAACAGTTACATGGCTTTGACATGCGAATTTCTCCCTGGTTGTTTAACCTTATGACCAGCAAGGACTTATTGTCAATCCTAACGTCTGGGAAGAGATTCTTAAATCGGTTAAGCGCATCAAATTCAGCGTGTTTAGCTTTATAGAAGGTGTTGCTCTTCGGGTGCGTAGTAGAACTATTAATGCCTACCACGAATATCTTAGTGCCCTTACAAATGAAGCAAAAGTGCCTGTATTGTACCTTCTTAATCTCCGTAAGTTTTTTCTGTGCTACTCTGACGCATCTGTTAAATTGTTTAATCGTCATTTATCTTCCTTTATGCCAAAAATGGGATTCATCTTGCCTCTTCCTAGCTACAGTATATATGAGGAGAACGTAAAAAGCAATGGAGAAAGAAATTATGATCAGGATAGGGTTGTCAAACTTGCTAGTGATGTTTGGCATTTGTATGGTTCCGTTTATTGCGTCAGCGATAGCCAACGTTATTTTTTTATACGAAGAGTCTAAACGTATTGCCGCATTTAAAAGAATAATTCAAGAGCCCGACAGGGCTTCAGAAATAGCCATGAAGATGATACCAGGAAAGCACAATGATCGAACCTAATTATATCTACAGAGCAACGCTAGATAGAATTAAAGACGGTGACACCTTTGTCTTATTGGTTGACGTAGGGTTTGAAGCCTATAGAAAGATAACAGTTAGGCTGGCTGAAGTTGACACCCCAGAAATTTGGGGTGTTAAGCATTCTAGTGAAGAATATAAGATGGGTAAAAAGGCTAGTACTTTTGTAAGTAAATGGTTTGAGGAAAATTCCAATGTAGTTATTCGTTCTATTGTAGACAAAAAAAAGAGAAATAAAAAAGGATCGTTGAAAAGATATTTGGTCTATGTATACAGTGGCGATAAGTGTCTTAACGATGAGCTTATTGAGAAGGGCTGGAAATGGCAATCGTAGATCTGTTCAGTAAGAGAACAGCGCAAGCGACATATTACCATGGAACTAGTACCGCTGTCGTTCCTCTTGATGAATTTAGACTTTTGCCTCCAGACGAAACAGGAAATCTGAGCGAGGCTGGACGAATAAAAAACTTAGATATGGTTTTCTTTACTGAAGATTATAATTATGCCAACATATATGCCCAAAGAGCAGTAAATCAGTTTGGTGGAGATCCTGTAATTTTTAGAGTCATTCCCATGGGAGACGTTAGAACTATAAACGATAAACCTGGCGCTACTGTTTATTCAACAATAGGCGCTTTTATGGAGTTAACATGAGTATAGTAGATTTATATAATAAGAGAATGGCACAGCCATGGACTGGTGGATATGTTAAAAAATTTATTGAGATGTTAGATAATGATATTCAATATTTACAAAACGATGCATATGAGCTTGTAAAAGTTGAACAACTTAACAAGGATGCAAATAGTTATCTTTCAATGTTTAAAGATATTCCTGAAGCGATAAAAACCAGACTTAAAACAATGAGAACTTTAACAACTCAGACATTACAGAAACGAGGAGAAGGTTCTACATCTAAAGAACCTGTTTATCGTCAAATGGTTTCTAATTATTCTGAAACGGCAATGAATTTAATAAGTGAGGTAGATAGTTTGCTTGCGCAGAACGACATTGAACAGTTAAAAAATAAATTGCCAGAATTGACAGAGCTTATGAACAAGGGAACTTCTCTAATCGATGCTGTTTCTAATATTGGTCAAGATATGAAATATTACAGTCAAATGAGAACCGACATGGGTTTCTTAAAGATTAGATATAATAAAATTTTAAAACTAACCAAAGCAGCGCCAGAACAACAACCAATGCCTTTGCCACCAAATTTAGAAGATCCAAACTGGCCATGGCAGGGGCAAAATCAGCAATCTGTACCTCCTAGAGCAGAATGGGGCGCTAACGAAACAGGTGTTATGTAGTGAGCATAGTTGATTTGTTTTTTAAACGTACCGCTGTAGATTTTCTTGACCACGCAACGGAAAGAGTTAGAGAATATGGTCTTACCGATTGGAGCGATATAAATCCTAGCCATAGGCCATGGGAGGAAGAATCACGAGAATTTTATACTGATATGGATCTGACAAGCGACGACCAACAAGCGTTTGCTTTGTCTCATTTCTTAGAAAATTTAGGAGGCGGTGATCCAGACGCAGGACTAGATCTTTTTAAACAACTAGAACTATCGCCAGATGTATCTATAGTTGGTCATGGTTCTGGAATATATGGACAAGTATATATTTTGTCAGATAATTCTGTAGTTAAAGTGGCTCCTTCAAAAGAAGAGCCCTATATTAAGGATTTAAACGAGATGTCACTCACTGGTATGCCTGAGATATATAATATTATTGACATACCATCTTCCGAAATAGCACACCAAGAGGAATTAAAAGCAAGGCCGTACAATACTCCGATAACAAATCCTGGCAGAACTGATGTCGCAATTCATATGGCAAACGCAGGAAGAACAATGGAAGATTTGTTTGAAGAAAAACAGCAATTGTTTGAAGCCTACGATAAATTCGTTAGTAGTGTAGGAAGTAACAAAGAATATTTTGAAAATTTTAGTGGACCAAAAGAGTGGATTGATAAAACACACTTTAGTCTCTCTGAAGAAGACATGAATCTGTTCGAACAACTTTGGAATAACTGGGCTCTTTGGCAATCGTTAGGAATAGATATTGCTAACGACAGACATTGGAATAATGTAATGGTTGATGAAAGTACAAATCAATTTTACTTTATTGATTTTGGTCGTACTAGTACTAAGAAGTTTCACAAAGAGCAAGAAGGATTAGGGAGAATAATGGATGCGCCAGCTACTATAGGTGACGCCTTAAAAACTTTAACAGAAGATCTGCAAGAAGGAGAGGAATCTTCTGAAGAATATCAATGGAACGATGAAGCATTGTTTAATTATGTATATTCTAAATTGAACGAAGCATTTAATTTTGCATATGGCCCTACACAACTAACTAAGCAAACTAATAGATTTTTGAAAGAACATAAAGGTCTTAGTCCAGAATTTATTGATAGTAAGTTGGCTGAATTTGAAAGTCGTTTTAAAGATATTCGTCCGATGCCAAGTGCTGATATGGCATGGACAATGAGGCCAAAAGAATATGAGCCAGTTGAAGAAGAGATGCCTGAATTTTTTCCGGGGATGACAAGTGATTAAGAAACTAATTATAGTACTTCTATTGATCTTAATGGTTGGTTGTTCTACGACTACGACGCTTCCAGATCCAAGAAGAGATCATAAGGCAGAGGTTAGGTCTGATTGTAGAAGTTGGATAACAGTTTGGGTGAGAGATAGAGGCAAGATTAAAACGATTTCATTATATAAAGTAAATGAAATCAAGGACTTAAACAAATTACAACTAAAGTTAAATAAAATTGGGGTAGATGGGTCGTTAAAATCACTAAGGTATATAAGGATAGCTAAGCGCAGAAGGGAATTGCCTTTAAGTGAATATCAGGTAATAGAACAATTTATTCTAGCTGGGAAAGAAATAATAAAGGAATAACAAATGGGAAAATCACCAACAATTAAAAGTAAATTGTTAAATGTAACATCTATACACAGTGATGGAAAATTACAGCTAAACAATGTTATATCTAAGATTCCACTTCATAAGGAATCTAGAAGCTTGAGGCAGTTAGTTAGACTTTTGATGCACGGCGATAGTAAAGAGACATTGCATAGAGGAATAATATGGCAGTAACAATAAATCTTTTAGATCCCAGCGGATCATTGACCGCTTCAACAGGGAACCCTGCGTTGGCAGGAATAGAAGTGGCCAATGGTGTCGGTGACCCTATTATAAATGCTGTAGATGTAACTGTAACAGATTCGCAAAATAATGAAATTGTTAATTTTCCTAATTTCATTGTAAATTTGGGCGCGGGCGACACCGCATCTAATGAATATTCAGTTGATGAGCCAGACATTCATGAGATAAAAGTAGACGTGGACGGCAACATAACTACTTTTAGTGATTATGTTGTAAGGCATACTGCCGCCAAAGATAAAACTGAAAATGAAAAGGCCCAAAATTTTAAAGGAACTTGCAGTAAGAAAAAAACATCAACTCCTATTACAAGTCCAAGTGGAACGTTTGTAGCTGCCAGTGGCGACGGTGGATCGCACACCGAACCCATAATAGTTAATTTTTTTCAACCAACAATTAAAACAGCTAACGAACAAACGGGGGCGACAAAAAGCATTATTCATGAAGTGGATATGCCGTTTCAATATGAATTTACTCTTGATTTTAGTGATGAAGATAATTTCATTGCTGTAAATAGAAAAAAGGGATGTAGCATTTGTTGTGCTTTGGCCTTTAGAGGAAGATTAAAAATTGATGGAAAATTAGTACGTGGTCTAAATGGCACCGACGTGTTGCCAGGAAGCCAGTTCTATCTCAACGATTTTTGGAGAAATAAATGGTTGAAATGCTCTCCTATAAAAAGTAATTTCTTATTTGTCAACAAGAAAAATTTTACTATAAAAGATTTTTTAAAAAATATAAACTTCTTTACTAGAGTTCAAAGTGGAAAAGTTTTTGGAACTACAAATGAAGAAGCTATCAAAAAATTTGTTTTATCTCTTGAAATAAGGTTATATATTTTTCTTGCTTGTCCTGGAAAAAGCTTGCAGCCTATCAAAAAGGTTGATTTTACATTATATTATTATAAAAAAGAGGAATGGAAATCACCAAGAGCTAGAATTGCTGGTCCAAATGGTGCCCGGTTGGTGGGGCCGGATGGCCTTGAGCCAAAAATTAGTTCGTTTACAATAGAAGAGTTTGATACGGTTACTAGTAATACATCGGTAGTACTGGAAGCTGAGAGTAAAAAACCAATAGGCTCATCAATTTTTGCTCCTGATCCTAGATTTAATTTCTATATTACCCATAATTAGTAAATAATAATAAAGAAAAGAAATAGTTTAAATAAATGTCAAGAATAAATAAAAAAACCATAATCAGCGAAGCTATTAAATTATCAGATGATGGAAAATCTAATTTAGACAATGTTGGCTCGCTTACTGTTTCTAATAAGCCTTCATCTAGTATTAGACGAACTTTTAGAAAATTAATCCAAGGAAGTAGTAGGGGGCGATTACATTTGAGGACTGTATCTGGAATTGCTATTGCATCAGTGCTTGATATTTCTTCTTCTTCAACTACGCTTGAAATTATTGACAATATGGAAAGTGCTATTACAAATTCATTAACTGCAATTACAGAAATAGAGCCATCTAAATTTGTACCATCTAATTCGCTAATTAAAATTTTGAATTCTGTTACTGTGACAGATAAAGATGGTTTTTTTGCGATAGACGACATAGGTAAGTCACCGTCTATGAAAAGGGTTAAGCCTGCTAGAAGTTTAATTGAAACAGTCAGAAGATTGATCAAAACTGAAAGCGATGGAGTTAATAAAATAAATACCCTATCGGGGCAAGTAATAAGCGCTTGGGCAGATTTATCTGACCCCATTGTGGGAAGTGATTTAATTTCTTCTACTTCTAGTGTTTTAGAAGTAGACACTAGTAGTTTGTCACCCGCAGCATTAAACTCTGGAATCAAATCTTCTAAATTGTTAGAAATTATTAAAGATTTTATATATACTTTTTCTGCATCGTTTCAAATAGACGATGTAGGAGTTGTAAGAGATGTCGAAGAAAAAAAACCAAATCAAAAGAAATTTTTTGATTTATATAATGACGTTGTGGACAAAGATTTATTAATTATTAATACAGCAGGTGCGAGCGTTATTTCGTCTGTAATTTTAGACGCAATGGAAATAGGCGATGCGCTAGATGATCTTTTTTAGCAAATGAATAAAATCGGACTAGTTCTTGGGGGAGGCGGTGGAAGAAATGGTGCTTTTGCAGTGGGCGCTATCTATAGGCTTACTTCACAGTATAACATCTCGTTCGATTACATCTCTGGCACGTCAAAACTGGCGCTCTAATGGCTACTTTTGTTCTATTAGACGAGATAGAAGATCTTAACGATGTGTATCGTGGAGGCATATCAAGCGATGACATATTGAACTCCAGAGGACTCATTAGTGGTTTCTTCAATGGCTCTCTTGCCAGTACCGACCCTCTTAAAAATCTTATTAATAGATATATGGACAAGGATGCTGTCAAAAGAGCATGGGAAAGTGATAAAAAGGCTGTTGTTACTTGTGTAAATATTAGAACTGGTAGTACAGTTAGACGTTGGTCGAATCCAGACGATTTGGACGATTGCAACTAAAGTTAAAAAAAATTGGTAGATGGGTCGCTAAAATCGCTAAGGTATATAAGGATAGCTAAACGAAGAAGAGAACTACCTTTGAGTGAATATCAGGTAATAGAACAATTTATTCTAGCTGGGAAAGAAACAATAGAGGATCAATAAATGTCAAACAAAGCTTTAAATATTAGAAGTCAAATAAATAACTTTCTAACAGTTAATGCAGAAAGCAAGCACCAAATTAATAATACAGAGTTGAAAGCTCCTTCGGTGAAAGTAAAAAACAGTCAAAGAAATTTGGTAAGAGGGATCGCACAGGGTGCTAGTAAAGATACTTTGCACATTAGAACTATATCAGGTGCTATGGTTGCTGCAATCGCAGATTTAGATGCAAGCACAGTTACTAGTGATATCTTTTCTGCTGCAATTGCTGCCGTAAAGGATAGTGAAGGAACTACGCTGTTAGCTGGCTCTAGTTTTGCACCATCTACGTCTTTGAGAAAATCACTTTCATCAGTAATGGTGGTTTTACCAGACGGAACTCTTGCAGTTGATGATGTGGGAAAGTCTCCAGGGTTTTCTAGACCCATAGGGATAACTTCAATTAAGCAAGGGTTACGCCAATTGGTAAGATCTACAGATGCTGGACTATTGCATTTTAGCAGTGTTTCTGGGGCCGTTTTAAGACTTGTAGACGGTCTTTTGCCGGGAACTACTTTGGGAGATTTAGTTTTGACTATTCAATCATTTTTAGGAGAATCTACTTCTGTTGTTTTCACAACTGTGCCAAGTTCTGTTCCATCTGCAAATATTCTAGATGTAATAAATAGTGTAATAAAAGAAGATGTAGATGGATCTTTTATAATTGACGACGTAGGAGTTTTTGACGTTGCTACAAAAAACAAATCTAAAAAAATCTATGACATTGTAGACAGTGTAGTAGAAAGCAGTGGAGAATTGTTTTTTCTAAAGACAGTAGGAGGAGATGTAATGGACGATTTAAGTTTGGTATCTGGCCCCACGGCGCTAGATTTTATAGGATTGATATAATTATGGCTATTTTAACGCTTGACCAGTTGGAGGTGACATCTGCTAGTGAATTAGATTTAACATCTCCTGGTTCAGATGCCCAATACTCTGCTTCGCAAGTAGAGCAAATGACAAATTGGATAAATAAACGAATGCTGACCATATCTCAAAACTCTCTTTGTAGGAGAGGAGACTCTGATTTGCCAAGCATTCCAGGTTCAGTTTATCTAGGATCTCTTGGAGTAAATTTTGGAAAGCTTGTCAACTTGTTTGACTTTCTAGATTCAATTGTAGATGCCGACTATAAAAGAGCAATAGCATTTTTGTTAACTTGTTCTATGTTTCCTGCATTTTGCAAAACAACTCTTCAACCTTTAGATTCTGTATTGTCAAATCCGAAAACCGATTTACTTTATGATTCTTTTTGTGCCAACATGGATGATAATGCTAGAGTGACGATCATTTATGAATTAATGGAAATTATTATGGACATAGAGCCCACTCAGGGAGCTACGGCAGATAAGGTTGTTATTGCGGGAACAAATGACGCATTAACTTTTTTAAATTTAACTGATGGAACTAATGAGACAGTTTCCATAACTAATAGGACATAAATATAATGGGTGATGTAAAAATAGAAATACTTGGTATTCCAGGCGCTATAGTGAGTCAAAATGCAAAGGCTGCAAAAGCAGCAGCGGTACATATAGATTGGGCAGCAGCTATCGCCGCTATGGTAGAAAGATCTGGGCGCGAAAGCGGAAGTGTTGATCCTTTAGATGGTTTGGAACAAGGTCTTAAAGGCGGAACGTTTGGGCCAGAATTTGGAGGAGACAATAAACGAGGATTTATTAAGAATGCTCCTAGAGGAAAAGTTAATGTGCCTCAAGTTAAAATTAATGCCTGCCCATGTCTGAAGGATTTGAATTGTTGCAAATATAATGTAAGAGTTAAAAACTCAATTGCCTTTTTTGCAACTTTCAGTGCTGCTACTGGCATAGACACAGTTACTCCAGCTTACAGCGTATCAGTTGTTTTTGATTGCAGAGTAAAAAAAAGGTGCTGCGATTTGTCAATAAAACAAAAAGACAGATCTGTTATTGCGGCTCTAACATATGAAGATGCGGCTGGAGACAAAGTTGGAACAGTTAAAACAAGTACGGGAAAAGCTGTACAGGAAACGCACAAAGACACAGCAGGCACAGGAACTGACCTTCAGGGGAATCCTACTTCTAACTTAACTTATGGAACTAGCAATCAAGCTGGAGGAAAATTAGGAGTTAAAGTTGGAGTAAGTCCAACTACAAGAGGTAGTACAAAGAATGAAATAACTATAAAAAGCCCTTCATTCGAACTTCCAATTTTTGAGCTTGGATCTAACATTACTGATGTAATTCCAAAACCAACAAGGATTACAGGGATAATTACAGATATTCAAACAGTAACTCTATGGTTAGAATGTTGCAGAAAAAGTAATGGTAGTTTTACGAAGTGTCCTCTTGGAACTTACAATATAATGTCAACTATGGATGTAGATATTGACTTGTCTACTGGCATAGGTGTAGTAGATGTAAGGGTGCCAGAAGTGTCTGTTGCTCTTACAGAGTTAAGATAAATGAATAAAATCGGACTAGTTCTTGGGGGAGGCGGTTTTAGTGATACTTTTTCAGTGGGTGCAATCTATAGGCTCACTTCGCAGTATAACCTCTCATTCGATTACATCTCTGGTACATCAACTGGTGCCCTAATGGCTACGTTCTAGCCTCTGCATCTATCCCAGTACTCATGGACCCTGTAGAAATTGACGACGATCTGTATGTTGATGGTGGGCTGGTAGAGAACATCCCAGTTAACCCCCTACTAGATAAGGACTTAGATACCATCATCGTTATTACCAATAACCCTTTGGAAACGGCTCATTTGGAAGAAAATCCCTCTGGCGTGAAGGATATTCTTCTAAGAACGATAGACGTAATGCTTAGCGAAATTACGCGAAATGACGTTCCAGACAAGTGCGCAATGGCTGGTAAAAAATTAATTACAATATCTCCAGACGAATATCTTGGAGATTCGCTAGATTTTGATTCCGAGAAAATGGAAAAGATTTGGCTTGCAGGATTCGACAAGTGTGGTATAGTAATGGGTAATGAAGAAGACAACTGAAGAAAGATTTATACAGAAAGGAAACACAATGACTGATAATGACGAAGCTGAGTTTATTCTTAATTGGATTCTCAGCAATAAGGGAAAGGTCGAGAAGCGTATCAATGGTGCCCTGAAAGATGCCATCCACGCGCACAGCGACATAACCAAGAAGAATCTTTGCTCAGCTAGCAAAAGAGTGTGGGGCGCTTTTAAGAGTTTAATCAAAGAACTACAAGCAGAATGCCGAAAACAACAACAAGTCAATAGTTAAGGAGTTTAACCATGTCATACGACCAGAAGTGCTATTGGTGTATTGGACATTCGGGAAGCAACCAGGAAGACGACGTATATTTGTGGGTCTTCACTGAAGGACAATTGATAGTTAAAAAATCAAGAAATCTAGACTATGACAACCACGGAACAATGTTTGAAGGACATGATTGGGACTTTAGAGGCAGATATGATTCTTTTAAAAAGAAATCTAGCTTATCAGCATGCAATCGCATGAAACATCTCGCTCGTAGAGAACGCGCTAAAGAGTTTGTAACAAAAAAGCTTTACAGACGATTCCCAGAACTAATTGAAGTAGTAGATTTCTGCTACTGGTAAAAATATTACACTTTATGAGTAAGGATAAATATAGTATGTATACCGACATTGGGCACGATCTAGGCGAAATATCTACTTTGTGGATATTTAGAGATGGAAAAATAGAAGCATCTTCCATTATCAACAGCGATTGGGTAGCTCACGACACGATTTTCAATGAGGATGATGGTAAGTGGGAAGTTTCAGGGAGATATGATCCTAAAAAATTGATTATTTCTATGGCTGGCGCATTTGCTTTTGGCTGGTCAACAAGAAGAGCAGACTATGTAAAGAAAAAACTCTGGAAGAGGTTTCCAGAGGCACTTAAAATTGAAGAATTCAAATAGGGGGAAGTATGGAAGACGTAACAATTTATGAAGCAGCACAAGACGCATCTAAAAATCCTAAAAAAGTAGAGGCGGCAATTAAGCAATATAATAGGTACTACGAAGAATTAGAAAATATGGAAGAAGACGAACGCGAAGGGGTAAAGGCAAAGAAACTTGAAGAGATCATGGATATTTGCTGGTTCGTAGTCACATATGCCGAAAAGGGTAGTCAGCTTCGCGGCGATAGAAAATAATAAAATAGGAAGCACAATCCGATTGGCGATGGAAACGTCCTGCTAAGGCGTCGAGAGTAACATCCTTGGGGGTTCGACTCCCCCTGCTTCCGTTATCTTATCTGTAGCTCAATGGTAGAGCGTCGGCCTGTTAAGTCGATGGTCACCGGTTCGATTCCGGTCGGGTAAGCCACACACAAATCACAAAAGAAAGGGTAATAAAATGAAAAAACGATTTTGTTCAAGTGTAACCTGCGGAAACAGGCGAATTCATTACGAAGGTGATACTCTCAGAGGAACACCAAGAGTTATAGAGGTGCCTGATGACTTCAAAAAAGATAGAGTAGTATATTGTTCAATAGAATGCTTTAATTATGATAAGGTAGAAAGCAAGCAAGATGAATAGTTATGAAAGAGTAGAAATCATTAGAGACGGCAGAGCGTGGATGTGGAACGATTCTCAGCGCCCTATGTTGTTAGGAATTAAAAATAAAGAAGGCGATAGAATAAAAGTTTGGTGTCCTTATTGTGTTAAATGGAATTATCATGGGTGGAACCCAGGAGTTACTAAAGATTTAATGTGGTATCGCACTGCTCATTGTGATAGTTCTTGTCCTTTTTCTAAAAGCGGATATTTTATTGCTTTCGAGGAGAGTTATGATTTCTAAAAAAGAACTTGTTGCAATCTTGGAGCAGAAGTGCTATTGTCCTACTGACATCAAAGATTGGTTGAGCCGTTCAAACCCTTTTTTTAAGGACAGAACACCGCTTCAAATGATAAAAGACAAAGACACTGGTGACATTGAGCAGTTCATTAAAAAATTAAAGGACGGGCCGTACAAATAAGGAAGTGGGAATGGGAAGAACAGCAAATACTAAATGCGATGTATGTGAAACACCAATATGGGTGATATATCAACCAGGATATCTTTACATTCATAGTTGGTTAATAGGTGTCATCTGGCAGTTTATCACAGAGTATAAAAACGATAAACATTTAGTAGGTTAAAATTTACACCACTCTGTGGATTCAGGGTTTACCCCTACGAAGGGTATAAGCTAGGTTCGATTCCTAGGTGGTGTATTAGGCAACGTGAATCGTAAGCGAAGCGCACGACGCTGGGACAGTAAGACTGATGCGGTCTGGTAACTGGTTCGAATCCAGGCGATTCATTAGATAGACGTGGCAGTACGGCGATATGACGTACCATTCCCCACCTCTCAATGAGAGTGAAGCCGTCAGGGGTTAAAGCACGAGGGAAGACGGAAATCCTATCGTGTAGTCGGGGCAGGGCCGGCCCATGTTATCACTTGGACAGTTGTAGTAATAGCACTGTTCATTTTATCCTTCCTATGGAGAAGGTATGCAAAAGACGGCTTGTATGAACTACAGCAATCGTTGTAATCGTTAAAAGCGTTGTAATCGTAGAAGAATCGTTAAAAGCGTTAAGAATCGTACATATCGCACAACTCTTCTCTATCCTTCCTATATTCTCTATCATCTGTATTACAGATAGTACAATAGTTGTATCTTCCTTCTTGACAAATCGTATAAGACATACTAGAATTGGAGTATTAGAGTATACAAATCGATTAACTTCTTAATCGTCTTAAGTTTTATGTCCAATGATTTAGAGATTTCAGAAAAGAGAAAAGCTATGAAATATAAAGTAAGAACAACGTGTTTGAAATTGAGAGGATGGTATTCGCGCCCGCTGCTTTTTAAGTGGGGAAATAGTAGCCTTGTAGAAGCCGAAGCGAAAGAAGATTGCTACGATTCTGTAGAAGAAGCTAAAGATGAAGTGATTCAGATGAGAAAAGAGGGAGACTGTCAGGATCTTGTGATTGTGGGAGTCGAAGATGGGATAGTGAAAAGTTACTATCCAGATAAGTGGAGATTATAATGAAAAGCGAAGAAGAACTAACTTGGATAGAATTTGATGCGAGGGAAATATTGAGTAGGCAATCGTCAAGAAATGCTAATACAATTGTTGAACTCGTTGAAGAAATTAGGCGACTGAAGAATGAGAGTAAAGTGGGCGAGGCTCGTAAATTGCTTGAATGGGTTGACGCTGATTCTAGAGATAGAGAGTTCACTGCTGGTGAGTGGCAAGATAGAGTTATGAAATGGCTGAATAGTAATGATTTCTAAACTAATTAAGTGGTGGAACGATCCGTGTCGAAGGAGTAACCACTATTGGAAGACCTATGCCGCTGTACATATGAAGCCTATGGATTGGATTAATTCTCCTTATGGGTTTTATAGAATCTGCAATAATTGCAATAAATCGGAAGGAATTGGAGAAAGGTATAAATAATGTATAGAATATGTCAACTAATTTGGGCGATCTTCATGGTCGGAATTATGAGCTATTTGGTAGGATGGAAGGACTGGAGTCTCTGGACGTTCTTCTTCTACGGAATTATCTGGTTTGCTGCTGCCGCAGTCATGTATGGAGGCGGCGAGTTGGATCTTACAAAAATTAAAACAGTTAGAAGGGAGGTAGTAGAATGAAAAAGAAACCTGGATGTCCAGAGTGCTATGGCGTGGGAGAAGAATTTTGCCAGTGTGGATATGGCCCAGACGCACTTTCACTAACTGAGGAAGATTTGGATAAAATGAAAGTTGAAGCCATTAGAGGTGCAAGTGGTGTAATAGGTCATTTCATGAATGAATTTCCGGTGTCTCAACAATATATGTTAATTACTCAAGCTCGCCAAGCGATTAGGTTGGCTCAGCACATTAAGAAACTTGAAGAATCAAGAGATAAAGCTTATACTATTGGAAGACATGATGGTATGAGAACAGCAGCAAGACTTGTATTTGTTCCATTTGAACACGCAAAGGTTCAGTGTGATAAAATAATTGAAGTTTTTAGAAAGGCTGGAGAATAACAATGTTAGAATTCTTTTTGATAGTTGGTGCATATCTTATTTTTAGAGCTATTTGTGTATTGGGAAACAAATGAAAGGGGTAAAGAAGAAATGCCTCTGTAGAGGTTGCAAGTTTTGGGAAGAGATGAATAAGAACAATATTACCGTCTGGCCATGGGGCTCTAACAACAGTTGGATCGCAGCCACCCCTGGACCAGACCCAAAAGCTAGAGGAAATGGATCAACTCCTATGAAAGCTGTGATTGATTGCTTAAAGAAAGTGAAGGAAAATGACTAAACCTATTAGTCCAGATGAAGTAGACGATGAAAAGCTCAAGAATATACCAGATGAAGTTATAGAAACCATTAATGGTTTTATCGCCCAAGACTGGGATGGAAGGATGGCAAAAATAAGCAATAGTACTTTGACGAGAGTACTTAAAGATAAATTGGGAAGTAGATTCCGCCATGATTGGTTAAAGTTTGAGACAATTTATAGACAGGCAGGGTGGAAAGTAGTATGCGACAGGCCGGGATATAATGAATGTTACGATATGAACTGGACCTTTACAAAGGAGAAATAAAGTGAAAGATAAGAAGAAGTGTACGAGTAAGAAGATTGTTAAATCTTTTTTTATTAAAAGAGAAGTTCAGTGTGAAAAAGAAGAGAATCATGATGGGGAACACTATAAGGTAACGTTGTGCGGAGAACATAAGTGGACAACGGAGGTGGAAAGTGATAACTAAAGAAATGATAGAAACCATAGATGAGTATGGCGGAACGATGACGATTTCAAATATTGAAATAGCGGACGGAGATTTGTTAGCTGACGACGTGAGAGTTTATGCTGGAGATTCCGGTTGTCCTCACAAACACCCATATATAAAAGAAACAGGACATGGACTTACAGATGTTAATGTTTGTGTAACTGAAGACGAATTTGATACTTTGGAAAAGCAAGTTGAAGAAGCGGTTAGAAGATTTCTAGAAGAACAGATGAAACCAGTTAACAGTCCAGTTAGTTGTTGTCCACCTTCAAAATAGCCCTTGACAAGGGCTGTACTCGTGGTATACTAGTAGTTGATAAGTGAACAGTTTTCTTAAGGGGTTTAACATGTACGAACACAGAGAATATGCACCTACGTTGGAAGCATTGCAGGAAGGTGTTGAAGCTGCAATGGTTTATGAAGAAGGACACGGGCACAGGTGGTCAGATGGAGCAAACCCATGTCCAGCGCTTAGAATGGCTGTAGTGGACAAGTTGATTTCTGAGGAAGATTGCCAAAAGATCATCGACCATGGAAGAGAAGGTCTTCCAATGGAGTTTTGTAGGGCACCTTCAACTGTGTCCTGGTATTTGATTGATGTAATGGAATATTTGGACAGAGTATTTGAGTGTGAAAAGTATCCATTTATCTTAAATAAGACTCCAGTAGAAGTCGCAGAGATTTTGACGAGAGAAATTTAGTGAATAAGAACACATTTTCTAGTGATAACTATTTGGATGGATATATTGTGGGCTGTATTGTGGGGGTTTTGGCAGTCTGGGTATCTATCATAGCGTTAATTTTAACGGGGACAATATGGAAGGTATTTATAAGATGACAATTACAGAGAAAAGAGAGAGAGTCGATAATTTATGGAAGTGGGTAATTGCTCTTAAGTCTGGAAAATATAAGCACATTAAAGATTTCCTAAGAACAAGTGAAGGATACGACTGTTTTGGTGTGGCTTGCGAAGTCTTCAAAGAAGAGGGAGACGAGTGGACTCTTGAGGAAGGTGAAATTGATTACCTTTTCGTTCCAAATGGCACAAAAGTCGGACTTGCATTTGGACCGCCAAGGAAAATAATGGAAAAATTGGGACTTTCTTTGGAAGATGAACAGTTCATAGTGGAAGTTAACGATAAGAATGATGATTTTATTGAAGTTGCAAAAACCATTGTCCATTTTTATGTTAAACCAGTTGAGATGTCAATTGGTGTATTTAATATGCAGTGCGAGGCGATATAGTGATAAATAATAAAGCTAAAGAAATTCTGGACGAGATGGATCTGTCAGGGTGTCCGTGGGTGAAAGATAATCTTATCTTTTTGACGCTCGCAGGATCCAGATCTTACGGGACGCACACGGAAACAAGCGATTACGACTATCGCGGAATCTGCATTCCTCCAACTGACTACTTTATCGGACTAAAATCTTTTGAACAAGCAGAGTGTCGCAGAACAGATACTACGATTTTTGGTATTAAGAAGTTTATCAAGCTTTTGATAGACTGCAATCCTAATATTGTTGAACTATTGTTCACAGATGAGGAAAACATTGTCTATAAACATCCAATTATGGATGTATTACTGAGAGATAAGGAGTTCTGGCTTTCTAAGAGAGCAAAAAATACGTTTCTAGGGTACGCTACGTCTCAATTGAAGAGAATTGAGGGACATAAAAAGTGGATCGACAATCCTGTCGAAAAGCCCAAGCGTGGGACTTGGGGTATTGCTATGGATAAGAGTAAAATAAACGCCCTAAGAATTTTTGCAAATCATGAATTGATAAACATGGGATTAACTGAACACTATGTAGAGGTATTGAGAGAAGAACAAAAATACCACACAGATCTGCAAAACTATAAAAATTATAAACAGTGGATGGACAATAGGAATGAGCATCGCGCCAAACTAGAAGCAAATGCGGGATATGACACAAAACACGCTATGCATTTAGTAAGATTACTAAAGATGGCAAGGGAAATAGCTGATTGGAAAATTGTATTTGTAAAAAGACCAGATGTAGATTTTTTAAACAACATAAGAAAAGGTATTTATTCTTATGAGTGGATAATAGAGTACGCTGAAGAGTTTGAAGATTTTGTAAAGAAGGCATTTGAAGAGTCGAATCTTAAAGACAGAGTGGATGTAAACAAGGCTAGTAACATATTGTGGAATATGGTGATGAATTTTCACAGTATGAGTGTGGGGTTAGAGCCAGAGGGGGTCGTGGTCGTGTAGGTGGATAGAATAGAGTTGACAATGACAGATCATATTTGTGATTTAGGAAGTAAATTTTTTGTGGTAGCTTGCGATGATGAGAGAAGAGGACATTGGTATCTTGAGGATTTAGATGGAGAGAACATGATAAATCCAATCACGTTTTGTCCTTTTTGCGGAAAGAATTTACATGATATGAATAAAATAGAATGTGAGATATGCGAAGGAAAGATAGAATTGAATGGAAAAGAGTGTGTCGCCTGTCAAGGAACAGGTTGGGAACAAGCTCCCGATCCTGAGGACGGAATAGACGCACCAATCGTTCTTGGTTTTATGGAAAAACAAAAAGAAAGACAATTGGAGAAAAAAAATGAATGAAAATACTAAAGAAAATTTAATCGGGGGTTCGATGATGGCAGGAATGGGAATACTATATTTAACACTTGTAGGTGTATCTATAGCTGTTCCAGTAATGATAGTAGTTTTGACACTTAGGTTTATGGGAGTACTCTAATGTTTGAGCAGGACCGAAAGGTAATGTTCGAACATCAAGGTAAAAAAAGATTTGGTATAGTTGCGGGAGTTTTTAGAAGAAACAACAATCACTTGTATATCGTTAAATTAGATAAAAAAATTAAAGATTACCCATACGAATGCGTAGGAGTATATGGACATGCTATTGTCCCAATGGAAGATGAAGATGCCAAACTTGAGAGTTATGAAGTTGAAACTAGAAGAGGTGGATGTATTTCGTAACGTTTACATTTTAGCACTACTGATGTTGATGTTTAACGTGGCTGATTGGCACTTAACGATGGCAGGCGTTGAGGCAGGGCTTTTGTATGAGAAAAACAAGTGGCTAGAAGAGACAATAGTAAAACACAGAAATTGGTTTCAACTTCTGGGTCTGAAAACTTTCATTTGTGGACTTATCATCGGTGGATTGATTTTTAGCCAAAAAGCTAGAGAAAGTATGTGGGTAAAAAGAGGATTGTTTATAGGGTGCGCGATTTATTTGTTGGTGGTTTCATGGAGTTTGCTGATATATAATATAGGAAAGTATATGTAGATAGTGTAAATGGGTCGAAAAAAATATAAAATAAATGAAGATGTATTTGCTTTCATTGATAATGAAGAAAAAGCTTATTGGTTAGGGTTAAGGATGCTACAATATTTTTAGATAGAAAAAAAGAATTGTTTGATTCTTTAAAATAGAAAGAAAGTATCTATGAAAACATGTACAGATTGTGGCTTTGACTGGCTTCCAGATCTTGAATCACTAAAATCAGATGATTGTCCAAGATGTAAGTGGAAAGAAAACATGGACTTACTTGATCAAAGTGAATGGGAAGGCGGCATGGAATTGGTCATTCAAAACAATATACAACTGCAAGCGCAGATAAATCAGATCAGAAGAAATAATGAAGCAGCTATGGACATTCTGCAAACCTATGGTAACATAGAGGGTAGTGATCATAGGATGTGGGTGATAGATCAGACGTTAAGGGCCTTAATGGGCGACGATAAATATAAAAACTTTAGAGAAGAATTGTCCGAAGTTGGATATTCTTGGGAAGAAGGTATTGCACCGTGATAGAACTAATTCAAGCATTGATGGCAATTCTAATTTTGAATCTTGGAAATCCATCGTGGAACACTAGGCATGATATTCACGTAGCTATTGAAAAGGATAAAAATCCTGTATGGATTAACCTTCTACATGAACAGAGAAAGTCAAAAGACTTAGAGATAAGATTTAGAATAAGAAGATTACTAAAGGTAAAAATACGTGAGACTCCACTAGTGTGGTTCGCAGAGAAGAAAAATAGACATTTTTTTTACTTGAAAGAAAATCAAGTTATGACAATGTTCAATACAAAACAAGAAATACCAAATTGGTTCAAAGATAAACACTTTGGGCCTTTAAATGTTAAAGATAAAAGACTGGGAGTTAAATTGCTTGAAAAGGCAATTAGAGTGAAAGGTCTGTCCTACACAGATGAGACATGGTGCATAGATCAGCTTATTAAAGTGAATACTCCAGGTGGAGTGGCTGTGTTATTGGGGTGGCTGAAAACTGATCCGACAGACACTAGAACAATCGGAGCTTTGTATAAGTATAAATCTATGACATCTTTGCAGGCTCTATTTTGGGCATATACAACGCTAGTCTATCCGGTTCGCCATCAAATGGCCAAAAGAATTTTTTGGTCGTGGGACGAGGGAAAACATAGGGGGTGGAAGAGCATTCCGCAGATTTACGAAGAGGCGGTAGGTTTATTTCCTAAAAGAATGATTAAGGCTCTCGCAAAAGAGGTAAGGATTTCTAAAAACAAAGAAAGCATGGAAGCGTTCGCATACATGGTCACTCAAGGATTGAGAGCAAAATGAAAGAGTTGATGAATGAACTCAGAAAAATTGATTGGTACGTATTCACTGTCGGGTTATTGGTCGGGTTATGTATTAGCCTCATCTTTGCCAATTGCCAACTTAACAGAAAGGCGAGTCTGCCGAAGAAAATCACTAAAGGAATTGAGAAGATTAAACAAGGTAATTGAGATAGATAAGGGAAATTTGCTAGATAGGTATATTTAAATGGAAAGTAAAAAACGAAGTATAGTGAAGTCTGTTACTTGGAGGATATTTAGTTTTATAGTAATTACAACTATTATCTTAGTAGCAACTGGAAATCCCCGCCTGGCTTTAGGTGTAGGAGTAGCTGAAGCAGCAGGAAAAACTATAATTTACTACATGCACGAAAGATGGTGGAATAATATAGAGTGGGGTAGAACAAAACAAGATGCTACTATACAAAATTAAGAGAACTGATGGTAAATTTTCGGGCGGTGGAGCATATCCAATGTTCGTTGAAAAAGGTAAAGAGTGGAAAACGATTGGGCATTTAAAAAGCCATTTGAGGTTAGTTAAAGATCAACGTACTATTGAAAGATATGACAATTGTGAAATAGTAGTTGTGAAGATGGTTGAAGAATCGTCACACGTCGTTAATATGAAAGATTTAATTAAAGGGATGAAAAAATGAGTGGCGATACATATGTTTTTAGTGATCCGCATTTCAATCATGCGAATATTATCAAATATTGTAATAGACCATTTTCCTGCGTAGAGGAAATGAATACTACAATGATTGATAATATAAATGCGGTGGTTGGACCAGGAGACATTCTTTGGTGCCTAGGCGATTGGGTATTCGGAAGAAATAAGGCTGAAAATGCTAAGAAATTTCTTGACAGAATAACTTGCGGAACGGTTAATCTGATTTGGGGAAATCACGATAAAAAGAGAGACATGAGAGGTCTGTTCAATCAAGAACACGATATGTATACTATCCGTGTTCAGGATAGAGGGGAAAAGCAGTCTATTGTTCTGTGTCATTACGCTATGAGAATCTGGAATAAGTCTCACCATGGCGTGTGGCATCTATATGGACACTCTCATGGTACGCTACCCGACGATCCAAATTCAATGTCATTTGATGTTGGTGTTGATTGTCACGATTTCAAACCGCTAAGCTTCGATGACATAAAGAGGATTATGGCTCAAAAGCAGTTTCAACCAATTGATCATCACAATGCGAGTACGACATGATAGGTCGTGATGATTATAGACAATTAACAAGATCTATTTTAAAGGTAACAGATAGTATGTCTGATAAAGAGATAGATTTACTAATTAGTTCAATAAGAGTACAAAGATTTAAGAAGTTCATTTCTATGAGAAGTATAGATCCCGGCGATGACCAGGAGTTTTGCGACAATCAGGAGAAAAAGCATGCATTATAGGCTGACAAAAGTAAAGGGAATTGTGTATCCCTACACAGAGGGAACTATACAATATGATAGACCAAAAATAGGAAGAAATGTGAAGTGTCCTTGCGAGTCTGGTTTAAAGTACAAAAGGTGTTGTCAGAAGGGCAGTGAAATCTTATTAGAGAAAACTAAGGAGGCGAGAAATGCAGTCGAAGAAGCTGAAAAAAACCAAAGCGAAAAAGAAGATTAAGGTTTACGTTAGTGGTCAGATGACTGGAATGCCTGACTTAAATCGAGCCGCCTTCAATGAGGCTGAAGAAAAACTAATCAAAAGAGGCTTTGCGGTTTACAATCCGGTTAATTTTGGAAACGAGAAAACAGATTCGCGAGAAGAGTTGATGAAAAAAGATTTTGAATTAATACTTGGATCTGATATGGTAGTTGTACTCCCCGATTGGGAGAACTCGTGGGGCGCGGTACTTGAAGTTACATTTGCTAGAGAGATTGGACTGCCCGTTGAAGATGTAGACGGTAACGCTGTGACGTACACACCGCCCCTTGTAGAGGCCCAGAAGATAATAAATGCGGATCGTCAATGGGATTATGGTCATCCAATTGACGATTATTCTAGGACAGCTAGCATGTGGGGAGAAATTATGGGCAAAGAGGGACTTTCAGCGTACCAGGCTGTTTTGGGAATGATAGCTGTGAAGATCTCACGAGAAGTACACAAACCAAAGAGAGATAATAGATTAGATATTGCTGGATATGCAGGATGCTTAGAAAAGATAGCTTTGGAGGAAGAAAGGCGAAGTAAACTATCATGAATAAGGGCGGCTGCGAAAGATGTAAAAATAAAGGCAAGATTAAAAAAGTAGAGCAGTCGGGGCGAAAGAAACTAAAAATATGTCCTGACTGCCAAGGCATTGGTAAGATAAAGTGGAATAAAAGAGATGCCAAGAGGTTTGCCTGTAGGATGGTTGCAGAAATGGTAGACGGTGTACTAGATTGTGGTTTTCCTTTAGATAAAATACATGGGGATAATGTAGACATAGTGTATGACGCTTTAGGCGACATCTTGATGGAAATGCACAAAAGGGGTGGAGAGATTGGTGGCATTAGAAATGCGAAGAAAGTATCAAGGAGATAGATGGATAAAACAGTAGAGCAGCAAATAAATGAAAATAATAGGGAACAGCAATTAAAGCCGAAAATTCAAGTAGCTGTTAGACCTAATATTAGTAAATATAGGGTGAATTCAGATGATAGGATAGATGTAGACATTTGGATAGATGTAGAGGAGGATAACTTTAGAGTGTTATCCTCTAATTGCATTTTTACCCAGGGAAAGAACCCATGTATAGGCGACCCCACCCAGCCGTGCAGAAAAAGCTATTCAAGGTGCAACAATCACAAAAAAGACTTATGTACTGATGAAATTGGAAGACTAAAATTCTTTGCAAAAAAACAAGAGACGAAACTTCCAGAGAATCTTAAGAAAGAATGGGCTAAATTTGGAAGAGAAACCTGGGCCGTCAGGTCTTACATAGAAGCTCATTCGTTTAAAATAGATAGAGATACGCAAGAGAGGGTCTTTGACGCACATAGACAACAGTTTCTGATAATACAGTGTCTATTGAAAGAGTGGTCATTGGGTGAGGAAGATGGAGAGCTAGTAATACAGCACTGTGCTATGCCAGGACTTCCATTTACGATGATTCAAGAAGACCAGATGAAGAGGATATCTGAGATAAACGGAGAAGTAATGAGGGCTTTCATAGAAGGATTCATAAAAAAGTCTAGGACGATAGAATAAACTACAGAATGTGTAAGCAATTTAAAATAAAACCAGATATTGTACTTATATGAGAATAGACGAGGAAATGATAGAAAGGTGTATTTTTCCTTGGTGTAGGAGCGAGGGGAAAGCCGGTTCTACGGCTGCACAGAGAAAGATACAGCTATTTAGTAGGATAAAAAATAGTTCAATTGTGGAAAGGGCTTCTTTCTATTTTAGAACACCCCCAGAAGACTACATAGCCAGAAGAAATCTATCCATGGCAATGATAGAAGAATATGAAATTTGTTCTACAATGTGGGACAAATTTGGAATAAGTGCCCCAGAGTTAGAAAATTTAGATGCAACTTGGGTGACAAACATGTTAATGATGCTAAGTGAGGACAATAAAGCGACAAATGAAAGGATGAGTAGAGCATGAGTGAAGAAACAGTAGTGGTAGAGGAAAAAGTAAAAGAAAGAAAGAACATTTATATAAATAAGTCTTCTTCTACAAAGAAGAACATTTATTTAAAACTAAATGAAAGTGATTTGTGGGAAGTAGTAGACAAGGAAGATAAAGAAGATAAGGATGGAGAGGGAATAAAGACGGAAGAGTTAGAATTTACAAAAGTATGGTGGAAGCTTAGTGTTAGAGTAGATAGTTTTTCAACTAAGCTGAACGAGTTAGGACTTAGGGTGCAGGATCCAACGCTGATGGTTGAAATGACTATCAGATACTACCTAAAGAAGTGTTCTTTCTACGATTTGGAATTTGAAAAAGACGAAGAAGGTTTTGAGAGAATTTCAGAGAGTTGTTGGGAAGAAATGGTAGGAAAAGATGGACTGTCACCTGAAATAATATTGGGAATATTTAAGACCTACAGGGAGATTAGTGAGCTATAAATAAATGGGTTTAGAAACTGCAATTAAAGCTGTCGGAGCAGCGGCGGAAGGAAGCGGCAAGGCTTTTGGTGGATTTGAAAAAGCTATAAGTGCAACTGCTAGTACTGCAAAGAGTCTAGATGGTGTTATGGCTAGCCTGATGAAGAGTTTTCTTGAGGTTGGACCAGTAGTTAAATATGAAAAATCTCTGTTGGAGATTCAAAGAACTACTGGAAAAACTGTTAAGGAGATTAAAAAACTAGAAACGGTTTTCAAGAGGGTCGCAAAAGGGTCTAGATATTCTAGGGACGCATTAGCTAAGTTAACTAGTGGAATGAGTAATCATATTTCTATGATTACCATGACTAACAAATCGACTGAAAGATTCCTAAAAACGATGAGCAGTAAATTCGTCGTAGGAATGGAACAGGCGATAAAAGTTCTTGCCGCACTAGGAGATGAATATTCAGAATTTGGAGCCTCTTTAGCTAAGGGCGACGTGGAGTGGGATTCTGCAGTTTCACAACTTACATCTTTCAATGTATTAATGGAAAAAGGTCCGATGGCTGTAATTCAAATGAATAAAGCCATGACTGGGCACGCTAAAGGGCTTGGAGATTTAACTGATGCCCAACAGCGACAGGAAGCTGCACAAAAAGATGCAAAACTAGCCTTTGGTGAAAGTATGAAAGAAGTGTCAAAGGGTGTAATGCAAATGCAAACATTCCTTGCTTCGATTTTGCCAGTAACTAAAGCATTATCAGCTTTAGCGGCTGCGATGGGTGCAGTCAGCGCAGCAAAAGCAGGTATGAGGTTTGCTGCGGGTGGTGGTTTTGGAGGACGAGGAGGAAAAGGTGGCGCTGGAGGCGGCGCAGCAGCGGGAGGATATGGCAGTCCAACAATGGCGGGCAGGATATGGGGCATGAGGACTAAAGAAGGCAGAAAAGGAATGTGGCGCAAGGACAAGCCGTCCGTTGGCCAACATGCGGCAGCTATTAGGGAGAACAGAAGTAGAGATTTTAAGAAAAGAATGTATATGGGTCATATGCCAGGGCAAGTTATTCCTGGTACAGGGGGAATGATGGGGCCTGGCAAGACTGATCCTAAATATTTTAAATTTAAAGGGAAGTCGCCAATACCACAAAGGGCAGGGTTCGCTCGAAAAGCAATTGGTACAGTGGGTGGGGGAAAAGTAGGAATGGGATTGAAAAAAGCCATGGGCGGGTTGACTTCGGCAATACTTCCTATGGCAGGAATGCTGCTTAAATTATTAGGACCATTGGCACTCATAGGAACCTTAGTTGGTGTTATAATGCTATTGAATAAGAGGTTTAAGTCAGTTAGTGGATTTTTTACAAGAATAAAAAGAGTTGTTGAAAAAGTAGTTAGGGCACTTGACACGGCTTTTATGAAGATAGCTGAACCTTTAATGGAAGCAATGGAACCGTTGATAGAGTTGATGGGAAGCTTTGCAGAAGTTTTTGGAGATGCCACAATAAGTTTAATTAAAACAATGGCAGACCTTTTGGTGCCAGTCATAAAGGACTTTTTGATTCCAGTATTAAATAACCTTATAGATGCAGCTTACGCAGTTGCAAATAAGGCAGTAGATGCTTCAAATGTAGCAACTCCTTGGCAGAAGCCAGCAGGACATTTTAAGAGAGATGATGGAAGTTATAGGGGTAAAAGAACGAAAAAAGAAAAAGGACTTGATAGGGAAGCATTTGCAGAAAATCAGAAGAAAAAGGGGCTCACTAGAAAAGATTTTGCCAAAAGACAGAAGGAATATTTTAAAGCGGGAGACGATGAAGAAAAACAAGCAGCTAGAGTGGGAGATAAGAAAGCACTTGCTGCCATTAAGGCAAGAAAAGCAACTAAGGCTGCTGCAGAGGCAGCTAAACAAGCCGCCCAAGCAGCACTGCGGGCAGAAATGCAAAGAATACATAATCTGTTTCAAATACTTGATATAGAAATGAAAATAGCAGATCTAAAACAAAGTGCTTTGCAGTTAGAGTTGTCTTTAGCAGAAAAGACTGGTGCCACTTGGAGAATTATAGGGGAGCTTAAAAGAAAAGATATTGATGAACAAATTGCTAAGTTAGAAGTTCAGAGAAAAAGAGTAGCGGAGGTGGAAGCTCAAAGAGCAAAGGGTATTAAGAAGGCTGCAGAAGAGAAAGCTGAAATCGTCATGAGAAGAAAAATGCTTGGAAAAAATTCTTGGTTTGTAAATGAAGAAGAGGATGAGGCAACTTTAAAGGGCCATAAGACAGCCGCAAAAAGAGCGGACAAAAATGTAAGGGAGGAGCGAATAAAAGAACAACAAATGGCAATAGATTTAAAGAAGAAAATGTTAGATCTAATCGATACAGAATATAACATTAAGAAGAAGTTGATAGGTTTGGATCAACAAAACTTAGCTAACTTGGAAAGAATAGCGATGGCAACTAGAAAGGGAGATCCGGCTTTTGTAATAAAAATCAAAAAGGAATCTATAAAACTTGATATGCAAGACTTGCACAATGTACAAGTTAAAATAAAGAAGACGGAATTGGCAAGAAAGAAGGCTATAGAGGCAGCAAGAATTGTGGGCGGTCGTGCAGGTGCAGAAAAAGAATCAGCAAAGTGGGTCGGCATAAGGAAGAAATTGCAAACAGAGGAAACTGGAATATTGGCAACGATTTCGGAAAAGGCAGACTACATTCGTAGAACATGGCTTGAACAATATGCAGAAATGGCAATAGGAGCGCAGAGTGGAACATATCTTGTACCAGGAGCGTCCGACTTGTCTGGAATGCAAACTAAAGGCGCAGCGTTCAGACCGTGGGCACCAACTCAATCAGGCGGTGGAGCAGGAACATACAAAGACATCTATGGAAAACAATTAGATCCAGCATTAGAAACGGGTAGAAGTAAATTGGAGAGTCAATTGAAGAGGCACCAGGCCGACGCAAATAATGCGGTTAAGAGATTGTCTGACGTTCAAATTAAAATGTTTAAGGAAGTAGAAGATAGAATTCGCAAGGCGATGACGGGTAGAAAATAATGGGGAACACAGCAGCAGCGGGGTCAGTAGAGACAGTAAATGCAAATGTAAGTGGTAGGTCAGTAGAACCGCCAACAAAAACGCCACCAACCGAAGGTCCACCCACAGAAGAGACAACTAGATTTTTGTGCGGTGATCAAAGAGGACAAATTAAATGGAGCGTAAGCTCTTCACAGAGAAGTCAGGTATTTTTAGATAATACTGTAGAACACAGCATTATTTATACCGATATGGTCAGTGAGACAATTCCTGAGTTTACGTTGACAGATAGCGATAAAGAATCGGTTGCAAAAATTAAGGCACTTACAGCGTCACCAGAAACTCCAGTGGCAATATTCAGATATAACAGAACACACACATCTGGAGCTTTTGACAGTGATTTTTCTATTCCAATCTTCATAAGAAAGAAATCTAAAATAACTGGAAAAGTAGAATATGAACCATTAACAGATGTATATTCCCCAGAAATATCTTATAATAAGTTCGATGATGAACTAATACTTTCATTCTGGCAAAATATAGACCCATCGGCAGGCGTTACAATATCTTCTATAGAGGGATATGGAAATGACGAGACTAAGGATTGCAGTAATAAGGTCGCCTCTACGGGAAGCGTATCAACGGTAGAAAATAAGAGCGGATCAGTATCATCAGTTTATAAGAATAAAAATAAAGACATACAAAGAGCATTGATGCATACACAGGGTAGTCCTGTAGCTGTAGCTTTTATAGATGGAAAAGGTTTGCCTTATGATATAGTGTACATTTTTAATGAGCCTGCCGAGGTGATGAGAAAAAAAGGACCGATTAATGATATTAATCTAAACGTTGCCGTAACGTTAATTGCTGACAATGAAGATTGTGTGAATAGGCCAGATAGATCTTCTGTTAATAATTCTACATGGGTGTACGATGGTGACCATTGCAAGTACGGAGATCTAGATGATCTCTTTAAAGTTGACACTTGGTGTGGTAGTAAGTCTACAAGAGGATCTATTGAAATAACTAATGGGACGCAAGGAAGACAGAAAAGACAGTTTGTATTAAGAAGTACAGCGTCTAATTTGGAATCTGAAGGTGAATATTGGGTTGAGACTAAATACGTAGATGACCCTTCGACTCCAGGTAGAAAAATCCAAGTCAGTGTTAGAGTTTCGGCAGCAGAAGTCGCAGCAGCAAAAGCATTAGAGGCAGAAAATTCAAACTTAATAAGAGGTGGAAAAAAGTTTGACAAAATTAACAATGAAGGTGGGGCAGATAGTTCAGACAGTAGATTATTCATATGGATAAATGAAAATAAAAATTATTCTCCACAGGAAACTATAAAAGGTGGGTTGGTCTTCAGGAGAAGTAAGGACGTAACACAAAAAATTGTTGGGCACAATATAACATCAGACTTAAAAGGATTCAATAGGTTTGTAAAGGGATACCAAAATGGTACGCAGAATATCGGCGCAGTCATTATGGGCGACACTGGTTTTGAAAATACGGGAACTACAAATGGAAGCGTTACGCCAACGGGTACTCCAAAACCATCATTAGATGAAATAAAATGTGGAATGTTTAGAGATGTTTTACATATTGCAGACGATGATCATTTGGAAGTCAGAACTAGTTCTCACTTCATATATCAAGATAGACAGCAAGGTCTTCCGGCTGAAAATTTGTCTGGCCCAGTAGTATTTTTTCCAGTAGAGAGATTTAATTTATGTAATGAATTCAGCGGAGCATTAACTGGCGTATCTACTGTAGGCGGAAGTACAACGGGGACGTTCACTAAAAAATGTGAACCATATTCTGGATTCTTTTTCTTTAAGAAGTTTCCATTCGATGATAAAGATCCTACAAAGTCTAACAAGTGTAAAAACAATATGGTGACAAATGTAGATGGGACAAGAGAATGGGAAGTTCCAGGCGTTTGGCATATAACTACAGATGTCCCAGTATTTAATTGGACATTTGAACCGCCTCCTCCGCACAGAGGGGTTACCAGAGTTGGGTCGTTCAGTGGTGGAGGGTCTGCTGGGTCAAGTGGCTCGTCGGGCTCAAGTGCAGGCGGATCAGGTGGTTCCGGTGGCGGGCCAGCAGGGGGAGCAGGAGGAGCCGGTGGCGCTGCTGCTTCTTTTATAGTTCCACATAAGTTTGGCCAAGTTAATGCATCAATTGTAGAAAGTTATAATTCAAGACATATTGGTACGGGTGATAATCCGACAGCAATTGACGCATATGAGCCATCACCCAATTTAGACTTAAGTGACGACACAAATATTCAATATGGGGGAGATGTTGCGGGACTAAGTGTGGGCATGGTTATTGCTATCTCTAGGAGGTTAAATGATCCAAACACTTCACCGAAAGCAAAAGCAAAATTGCTTGCTCTGCTAAACGATGCAAAAGAAAAAAGACCGAAAAAACCAGCAAAAATTAAAAAAAGCCCAAATGGAAAAGGGGTGGGAACAGATAAAAAATTAAATCCGAGTCAGATTGCTAACAAGGTTGCTCTACATAAGATGATATATGATGTTACACCGGGTGCAGCTATAGCGATGGCAAATGCAGCAAACACTATAAGAGATATACAGTATAAGTTTCCAAAAGGAAAGTTGCCAGATCAAGAAATTACTGATTATAATTCAGACGGCGAAATTACAGGAGTAAGAGTTAATTCTGAATTTGGATTTAACCAAGATGGCGAAATAGTTGAAATTAAATCAGGAAAAATAAACGTAGAAGATAAAGATTTTGATAAGACTTTAGAGGAAGTGCAGGAAAATGCAAAAAGTACTTACTTGGAGAAACTTGTACAATTTCCTACGGGCAGAAAACATGGTCCTGGGGCTTTTGAGGGTCAACCAGAATATGAGGGTGTTAACGTATATGTAGATAAAGATGGAAATTATTTAGATAAAAAGACATTGAAACCAGTAAATAAAAATGGTTTTTCAGACAACGATAAAAAACCAGGAAAACCCGTTAGAGCAGGAAGAATAAAACCAATAGTAGACGCGGGCGGAAATGTAACTTTTGTAATAGTGAGCAATGAGAGAAAATTGGGAGAAATAGTAGGTGAAAAAAGAGCAGATGGTACAATAGTAGGTGGAATAGTAGGGGAAGTGGGAGTTAAAAAGGCAGTCTATGAAGCAATTAATGGTAAAGGAACCTTGCATGAAAGTTGGTCAACTATAGAAGGTATGCATCACATTGGTTATGGTTTAGATCAGGCTAGTTTTGTAAAAGGCGATTCGGCAAATGATCAATTTTGGGCAGATGCAGAACAGACGCTTAGGGATTTGGATGCGGGAAATGCAACAGAAACAACTGCAACGGTAATTAATTCGAATGCTGCAGGATTAATAACAAGTAGTAATGCTAACTATCCATTGGATCCGATTCCAAGTGAAGAGGAAATATTGTATAGTTTAAATAAGGACGATGGAGTTATAAAATATACAGATGGTACGCCAGTTATGGCAAAAATATTGCTTACTAATTGGGTCGCCCCAGAGTTTTCAACAAAAACGGGAATATGTAGGGCTTTTAGTCATGCATTTGTTGGGTCGGAAATGAATGTAGATTACAGTGGGGCAGAACCGTCATTTGTCTATAGTACTGGCTTTGACGCAGGACCGCTTGGAACCGGAATGATAATAACATGTTCAGCGGCACTACAGGGCGATGTTCCAATGAGTGTGGGAGCCGGTGTTACCCCAGGAAATACGGACTTGACTGGAACAATTACGGAAGAAGAGAAGAGTGTATTGCCAGAAGGAGTTTTGTGGGTAGGGGATGACATTATAAGGGAAAGTCAGTTTGGAGGAATGTTTAGATTTTTTGACCCATCGGCTGCTAGCTTATTGTTGACTGAAATAGATTTAAATATGTCAGCTATAGGATATAAGGACACAAGTGCGAATATTGAAAATGCTGCCAAAATTAGAAAAATAATGCAAGAGTATTTAAACAACGCTGTAGAACTGTTTAAAAACATGCTTAATTTCTATTTTAGAATGGTAGTACTTGATTGGTGGGATAATCAAACAATACCGATTGGAACACAAGAATTGGTAGCTACAACTAGTTTGGCAGCAAAGTGGTTCAGAGACGATGTAGAGGTAGTGCCAGTGGGAGTGTCAATTATAGGAGATATTTATAGAAAAGCTATTATACCGCCATCCTATAGGCAGTTTTTTAACACGATAGATGATTTGAGATTTTGGATAGATTTAACAACTGGCAAACCTGTAAATCAAGGATTTAAGACAGAACTGATACCGCAGACCGAAATGATTGTTTTTTCTGAATTGCCAGGAAGTAGCTTGCTTGGTAATACTGATATAAACGGAAAAATTACAGATATGTATAGCAATGTGAATAGAAACTATTCACAAACTAAAGTTCATAATAGGATAGGTGCAATTTTAGTTGAGGTAGGTGCCGCTGATATGGTGGTAAAGGATATGCATATAGATCACGTTCCGGTAGGAGATGGAAGTATACTGCCGACGAGAATTGGTTTGGAGGAAGGTTTTGATATCATCAATACCGCACTCAAGACTTCAATTTCTAGAATCGCACATTTGGAACAAAAGCCTAATGGCGTGTTTTTGGCAACAGTAGAGGAAGTGCTTAGTGATGGAAAATTAAGCTGTTCGATAGATAATACAGACGTAGTATTTTTAGACGTAGTGGCGAATGATACTTCAGACTTCAAAGAGGGCGACAAAGTTTGGATTGTTAGAGCGATGAATGATGATAAATATGTGGCTTACAAGGAGCCACAAGCAGAATCACCAGCAGAATATGTAAGCACCACTGGAATCGTTCCACCTAGAGTGGATACGCCAGATGGAACGTATCCAGTTGAAATAGTTGCAGGAGATGTAGACAATAATCAACAGGAGTTTAACTTAAAGATCTTAAACTGCTTAAATGGACTAATTGCTGCTGTAGTTGCTGAGAAGCAAGTGTTTAGTCCGAGATTTGGAGTAGTTTCAACAGTTCAACCAAACAATACTGCAAACAATGCAGTGTCTATAGAAGAAGGATCATTTTTAGGAACGAACAGATTTAGAGCAACAACTACTAGACCGACACTTCAAAATGTATCAATAGTGTTGGAAGTGGTATTGCCAGACAGATTTAGAGGGTGGGATCCGACAACTCCGATGCAAGTTTTAAATGTGTCAACTGGAGTAGCCTTTATACAAGTTAGAGTAACAGATTGTAATGGAGTGGTAGATGTGGGAGCGCATAATTTAGCAAATGCATCATTAACTGATAGTGTTCTTGGTGGCGTAGGAGAACCTACAGAGTTTACAGGGACTTATGTAAAAAATGGTTTTGTAAGAATAGATTTTACATTTTTTGTAGTGTCAGGCGACACGGCAGATTTAGGAAGAGTAGAACTTAACTACTTATAGGAAAGAATAAAAATGACCGACAAATTATTAAGAAAAATACCAGCAGTAGATGTAAAATTAGATGATTCTATGTGTGTGCCGATACATCACTCATACAACTCTAAAGATTTTATGCCAAGAGTGTTTGGTAGAGAGCAAACTTTGACAACTCATTCGTCAGAATATCAAAAAGGAGTTGATAATTATGATTCGCCTAGCTCTAAGAAAAACTCAGAGCGGCCAGCGCCAAAATATCTAATACAAGGAGTAGAGGAAATTACTACTCCAATAGCGATCACTGGAACGGGATCAAGTAAAGTAAAAAAAAGAACAGGATCGGTGTCATCCTTCTCAACTACTGGAGGTAAGTCTTCTGCGTTACCTTCTTTAATATTATTACATAATGCTATGATATTGAGACCTAAAAGATTTAAAATGAGAAACGCGATGACGGTGGGAGGCGTGGTGTTAAGTGGAGGGAGTAAAACAGCAGCTTTCGATGCAGGTATAGCAGGTGTGCCCCTCCAAGGGTCATATACTACTGATACATTGGCTGACAATAAGTCAATATATGAATACATCGTTGCAGGATTTGAAGATAAAACATCTAAAACATCTGGCACGGAAATTTTTATAGAACAAAATAAACGCAATAGGACTGAAAGTTGGATCGTCAAGAATAAATTGCCAGGGAAGCCAGGAAGCGTTAAAGGGGCTGATCTCATGAGAGATCTAACATCTGTATTTAAATTAAGAAAAAATCAGCCATTTTTTATAAAGTGCAGACTTCATAGAATGCCAGAAAAGTTTAGAGCATTTGCTAGAAGTAGCCCTGAGTGGAAGAAGAATACACAATATTCTGCTTTTCTTCCAGACGATGGAGGAGAATACACGTCTTTACTTTTAGAATTTGGTACAAAAGAAGGTGGAGCGGCAGGAAGTACTCTGCAAGACGGAAGTGATTCGTTTAAATTAGTTATAAAAGGTGGAGGATCGACAAGTTTAGCTCTATTTAAGTGGGCAGCCGCAGATGGCTGGAAACAATATGGGCAAGTAATGTCCCTCCCTATGGAATCAGGAAAAAAAGAAAGCCATGAAAGTGATATTTCAAATCTTACAATATACCCTATGGGAAGATTTTTAATAGTGTCGTCTGGATTGCCAAGCACTGAAAACACTATGAAACAGAGATACGTTGTTTGGGAATTTGACAGATTAATAAGTATACCGGAAGGTAAATTAAAAGTAGGTTTTTATGGAGGAAAAGCAGAGTTTTCTTTCAATCCAATTATCCACGTAAAGGAAGGAAAGCTTATTTCTCCACCAGTTGGAATAGGATTTGATCCAGAATTCTTTTTTATGAAGGTTGACTATGAGGGAAAGTTTAGAAGTGATTACGTTGGAGAAAAAAATTCTACATCTAAAATAAAACTTCCAATACCGACGCCCGAAGACATTGCAGGCGCAGCACAAAGTAAAGATAAAAAAAAGGGAGATAGTGGGTCAGCTAAAACAAAGAAGACACCATATTTTCAATACTTAAAAGACTTTGTATTTTTAGAAAAACAATTTTTAACAGAAAAGGGCGGTGCAGACGCTGACGAAAAAAAGTTCTTTAAAAACAATCAAAACAAAAGTAAAAAAAATCAAATTAAGTACGTATTGACTTTAAAATCTCACGATACTGAGGTTAGAAGAATATATTCACCAATAGTATATAAGGTAGAAATGCATTGTTTACCTAGAGTGGCTGTAGTTAAGTTGAGCCCAAATCCACAAATTGATAATGCTGATGTTAAGTTGATTGAAATAAGCCAGGGAGTACAGGAAATATCAGCAAGCGTTACTTTGTGGAATAGATTTGATTGTGAAAAATCTAGAAAAGAAAAAAGTGGACCTTATACTTTTGGATTACAAAAACCAAAAGGGAATTTTACTGGAGTAAAGCCGATAACTATTAGAGGAGGAATAAGTAGTGGAAATAGAAAACCAGGTGCAGGTAATGCACCGCCAGGATTAGGAAACGTAGATCTTGGAGAGATACCTGATAAAAGTCAGCCTATACAGATGAGAGGATTTATATCTCAAAGAAACTATTCTAGACCATCTAGCGCTGAAAGTTATTGTGAATTGACCATAGAGGACGTATCTAAACAAGCAAAAGAACAGTTTGCTGTGAATCTACCTATTTATGATGGGTGGTGCAACTTGGCTGTCATTTATAGTTTAGCTAAGGAGGCAGGATACAAAGATGATCAAATATTGTTTTATCAAGATCCTAGAAATGAAAATGATAAGATAACTATAAAAGAAATGATGGAGGCGGCAGGGACGGACGTTGACGGAAGGAAAAATGGATGCTTCGCTGGACACGTTCCTAAGTTTCCTCAAAATATAGGACCAGCACAAAGAGTTAGTAGTTTGCCACCATCAACTGTTCATGCATTAATGCCGTTAAATGCTTATAGAGAGCAGCCAGCATACATGTTTCAAATGGGAAGAAGTTTATGGGAATGTATGCAAGAAATTAGAGAATTTACAGGATTCTTTATGTTTCCAAACATATTTGGAAACATAGTCTATGCACCTGCAGAGGTAGCATTGGGAGTTAAGAGTAAGAAGACGCCTAAGGCTCAGTGGAATTATTATGAAATATCTGGAGGATCACCAGGAGGGGCTACAGATTACAGTCAGTACCAGGGAGCTTTAAGTGTTCCATTTGGAACTGACCATGTAAGAAACGCTGTGATGACGTTTGCGTTGATACCGGCAAGTACAAAACCAAAGTTCCCTATGGTAGATTATGCACCAGTTGTAATTATTAAAAAGCAACCTAAGTGGCCTTTTAATACAAGCGATCCGTCATACGTGCCGTGGCTAAAGTGGTTAATAGTAAGATCTCCGCACTGGAACGATTTAGGAAGAGCAAAAGCAAACACGGAACAGAGATTTTTAAGAGGAATAATGCCAAGAACTACTCCATCGTTTGGATCTTGGGGACATGCTTTAGTATATCCATATGATATAATAAAACTAGATGAAAGTGAGGCTGGAGAGACTGGAATTGATCAGACGAGTGTAATCGTGCAGTCAGTAACAAAAACTTTTGACGCAGAACGAAAATCATTTGGAATGGAATTGGCTTGTGAATATGTTGATTTCACAAAATTTGAGTGGAGTCCTCACGAGAATCAAGCGGGACCAGTACACTGGATACAAAGATAGAAATTGGAGAAAAACAATGTTTGAAAATACAAGTGCTAGCGAGCCATATTTTGCACAAATTAGAAAACTTATTTCTAAAATTATAACTGGATCTGACAAAAGTAGATTCGCTACTACGCAGGAAAGAAATGGAGCGTGGATGGTGCCAGGCGCAGTTATGGAAAACGTTATTGTAAATGGTAGCGAAGGAGGAACCTCTTTTCAAGAGGGCGCTGGCCAAGCAGGGCCATAAAAGTAAGGTTATAAATGGGATACGCAAATAGAACAGACTTTTACAAAATAGAATCAATTGGCGCTGGACAATTTGTTTCTGAATCTTCTGAAGAAAGATCAGCACAAATAATCGAACAGCAATTGATGGGAGCTATTTCTGCACACTCAGGAGGACATGGAGTGTTTAAATCTGGAGTGCTTTCAGCAATTGGAGATGCTACAGGATTCATTGTTTCACTTAATCCAGATGGTGGCACACCAGCCGCTGAAGGTTTTATAAACCTATTATATTTCAGAATAACTGAAACTATAAGTTGGGCATTATTTGGAGACGGAACTCACAAATTATATCTAAAAGTGATAGAGAGTGATGAAGGTTCTACTAGACAATTTGGAGATGTAATTGTTGATAGTATATTAAATGGAGATGTGCCAGAAAACGGATTGTTAATTGCAGAAGCAACTGTGGCTGGAAATACGATTACTGTAGATGACCAGCCGATAACTAGGTTAAATATATCTACAATAGATCAACACTTGGCTGATAGTGTCAATCCTCACACAACTCTTCTAAATCAAGACCAGATGATTATTTCTGGATTAACAGTTGAACAGATAAAGACTCAAACTCTAGAGGTGATAGGAGAGCTTAGATTGTCAGGAACGGCAATATTTCAAGACGATGTTATCTTAGAGCAAGATTTAACAGTTGGGGGAAACGTAGTAGTAAGTGGAAATGCAATATTTAATGATGGCGCGAGATTTACAGGGTTAGCAATTTTTGATGAGATTGTTGCGGCAACAGTCGATATTACTAGCGGATTGGATCTAAGAAGTAGAATTAGATTTTTCGAAGATGTGGAAGTTGATTCTGGAATAACTATTGATGGTCGAGATGTAGGACAAGATGGCTTAGTGCTAGACGATCATGTATCTGGATTGGCTGCATTTAGTAATCCGCACGCAGTAACGGCAGAACAGGTTGGCGGAATTCCGATAATGGGAAGTGCTGGAGGAGGTCCAGCGCTGGAAGGAAGTTTAGGACTTTTGTCTGGAATATCGATTGACGGAATTGACCCGTCCACATTGACGCCTTTAATTGATGGGTCAAATGTAGACAGCTTGCACTCTCACAATATGTCGGGAATACCAAGTAAATTTATAGCGTTATCACCAGAATATGCAAACTCTGTGCTTTCAGGATTTGGGTCAGCCACAGTGACTGCAGGATATATAGAGGCGTTTGATAAATCAATCTATGTGGTTGATGCAACGGCAGCAGGCCAACAAGTGTTTGCGGTGGTAGCAAGAATTGGAGTACCAGCAGATTTTAGAAGTTGGCCCCTTTCTGGAATATCTTTAGTTAGTTCAGTGGAATCACCAGCAACTGCGGGAAATTTTGTAAGCTTAAGAATTAGAGATACTGCGGGTGTAAATTTTGACACTTTGACAAATTCACAACAGATACAAAATCCCTTGCCACCAGTGGCTACATCAATTAACACAAGTACGTTAAATTCAGGAACATTTACTCCAGGTGAGGTGTTCACGGCGATTGTAGAATTGTCATCGGTGAGTGGAACTACAGTTGCAAATGCTGCTGTCGGGGATTTGGTTTTTACATATAATACAATTTTTGGTGGCGCATAATAAATGGCAACAAGTGGAACACCTATAATATCTCACACTAAAAGACCAGTACCACAGTGTACTAGTTATTTAGCAAAGACGGCTAAGTATGACTTGCCTATATTGAGTGGGCTAGGAGTAGAAAATGGCCCAGCCGGTTTGTCAGAAATATGTGAAAGAAGATTTGCTGACATAGTTGATAACCAACTTAGGGGGGCTATTGGTACGCACGGTGAGGGAATTTATGAAATAGGAGAATTCTCAACAGATGATTCTGTCGAAGAAGTAAGACTTTCTGAATTTAGAGGCTTTGTTGGTCGAGTATTTGTAGAAAATCTGGCCGAAGTGGATGTTGTTTGGACGGATCTAGATTTAACAAAAGATCAATATTTGTTTATAGGTTTAGTAGAAACAGGAGATAGTGGAAGAGATGACTACCTGTCTAGCAGGCAATTTGGTGAATTTGTAACTAGAGTTGGAGACACTTCTGTAGTAGGACAAGACGAAGTTATATTGGGAAAGAGATCGTCAGGAGTGGGAGCGACAGTTGATGTAAATGTTCCAAATAAGGTAGAGTTTAAGACAGTTCAAACTCACATTTATGATGATAGCCCACATGGAGGATTGTGGACTCAAACAGACGCTGTAGTAAGTGGAATTGAAGTTAGAGAAGAATTAGATATAATAGATATAGGGACTGTAATTATATCTGGAGTGTTTGACAATGTAGATAGACCGCCTGGAACATTTATTACTAATGACGATGTGATAGTGGAAAATGACTTAACGGCAGAAAAGATTTTGATGGACTCTGATGCCATTTTTGAAAGTTTATCTCAATTTGAAGAGAGATTTTTCATAGAAGAAAACATCATAGTAGAAAGTGGAGTCAATGTATTTAGTATAACTAGAGTACATGATCATTGGGAGTTTAATGATCAAAGGTCTATGTCTGGTGTAGGAATCAGATCTATTAGCGGAGATGCTTTTGGGGTGTTAAGAGGTAATGGAGAGGAATATAAAGTTTTTGATCCTAGCGACTATGGGTCAAACCTTGACGACCACTTGAGTGCTATAAATCCACATAGGTTAACAGCTAGTGGTGTAGCACCATTTGCAGTTAGTCCAAATGTGTTGTCTATTTTTGGTGATACTTTACAAGGAAATTTAGAAGTTGATTCGGGAATATCAATTGATGGAATTGATTTTTCAACCTTAAAACCATTAATCAATGGTTCGAATGCAGACGACCTTCATAAACACTTATTATTGAGAGATTTTGAATATCAATTCTTGTCTCCAGAATATCCAAACTCAACTACATCAGGCGTTCAGCCAGGTTGGTTGGAAGCAACTTATGATGCAGTAAACAATAAAACGCAGCAATCGTGGTTTGCTTTGCAAGACTTGGCTAAATCTAAAATCATTATTAGGCCATACGTGCCAATGGGGCATGTAGAGATAAGTAATGTAACCGCTTATAGTAGAGTGTCTAGTGGTGCAAGTGATACAAATGTAAACATTAAGGTTTATGACACGGACGGTGATAAAGTGGGAGAAGCACATCACGTTAGAAACTTTGTACTAGATAAGACAGTAATTAGCGGAATACAGGGGACTTTTGCAGAAAAGGAACCATATAGAATTGAAGTGGAAATGTTAAGCGAGTTAGGCATTGGCGCACACGTATCTGATATAATAGTAACATGGAGAACATAAATGGCATCATCATTTAGTAACGCTATAAATTTTGAACACGTTGGAGAAGATTTCAAAAAACAAAATTTGGGTTGTAGTGAAGTAGAATTTAACGATTCGAACAATGCGATATTGGGATTTTTAAAAGACTTAAATGGGTTAATTATTAATAATAGATTTCCGTTAGAAGGATCTATCGAAAGCGTTCCGCTATTTATAAATTCACTTTCTTTTCCTACACAGTTGCCAGACTCATTTGTAGAGAGCGTTTTGGATGCGGGAACAAATGTCGCTATAGAATTCAGAACGGCTGAACAAGAAGACATGAGTGACGCCACAGAGTGGAAGTCTACTTCGGTGGATGGAGCGATCAGCAATACAGAAAGTTTTGCATTTGGAGATTACACAGGACCAACTTCATCAGAGTCAAGTTCCTTAATCGTTACTACCATACAAGAAGGAGGATCGACTATTGGAATTAATATGGTTGGAACAATACCAAATGTATCTGAGGAGTTTGTATATTTTGTATCTGAAGAAATAGTGTCTTCGTCGCTGACAACGCAAGCGAAATATTTATCGTTCGAAGTAGAATCTGATAGGGCTGGAATGTTCTTAGAACTACACGTAATGCATGGGTTGGCGTACCCAATTGAAGAGCCGTTTAACGCAGCTTTGCCGCCATTTAAATTAGTGACAAAGATATGTAAGATAGGTACGCCGCAAACAATTTACTGGGATATAACTGATTGGCCTGAGGGGCAAAGAAATTGGGATTACATTAGAACTTTGGCGTTTAAAGTAAGTGAGGCGAGTGAGGGTTTCAATTTGTCAATAAAGAATATTAGACTTTTTGAAATAAATGATTCGGCGGTGCCAGCACCAGGACCAGCAGTTCCTCCGATGGAGCTTTCAAGGTTCGTTCAATACAGGGTGGTTTTTTCAACCACGACAGCAGGAATTACACCAGAAGTTAAAAAGGTTAAGTTTGATTTCACACACAGAGAGGCTATGTTGCCGTCAGACATGATGAGACATCAAAAGTTTTTTGGACCGGGTGGACTAGAGTATCCGGCAAGGAATGGTCTGGATATAGTTTTCCCTTGATTTTAAGGAAATATGAAGTATAATAGAAAATAAGGAGAAGGACAATGGATTATTTAAATATTTGGCTATACACATGTGCTACTTTAGTGACGCTCGCAGCAACATGGAAGACGATTAGATTTTTGGGTTGGAAGAAAAAGCTAATGTTCTATACAGTGAGAGAAATGGCAAAGGGGAAGGGAGCCATACAGGGAACGTTGATGTGGCCAGCACTTATTGTAGACACTGTTTTGATGCCAGTATATGCTTTTGCTGCACTGTTGCAGGGAACTATAGATAAGCAGTTAGAGTTGGTAGATTTGAAAGCCATAGAAACAGGAAAAGCCTATTGGAATGACAAGGCGTTTACTTGGTTACAAGAGGATTTCAATAAGACCAAAAATGATCTTAGAGATTTAATCGACGTGTGGGTTTCAGACGAAAGCGTGATTGATCTTGAAGCTAAAGTTAAAGAGTTGCAAGAGGAGATAACTAGGTTGGAGAAAAATTTTGAGGATAGAATAAATTATCCAACAAAAATAAATTACCCAAAAAATATGGGTTTGGCGAAAAAAGAAATAGACGAGATGTATGGTTTTCATGAGGAATGTCGTCGCAATAGCATTAGACAACTCACCTTGCCATACTGCTAAAAAAAATAAATGATCTGCGCGGACATACATAAGCAGGAAAGCAGAATAGTAGTTTGGACAGACGAAAGTAAAGAGTCGATAGCACTGAGAAGAGTTATCGACTCTTTGCCTTACTATTTAGAGTTTGATAACAAATACATAATTTCTATCTACGATTTTTGTTTATTGAAAAATGGACTGGACAAAGAAAATTTAAAAAGTAGAAGAATGAGTGGACCACTAAGAGATAAAATTTCTTTATTGAATAGTGAGGGAGAAGAGTTACCAGACTTGAACCTAAAAAGACCATTGCTTCCTTTTCACGAAGGCGGGGTTAAATTCTTAGCTTCAAGAAATTCCTTACTCGCTGATCAAATGGGGTTGGGAAAGACAGGACAAGCTTTAGCGGCAGCAAGCCTTTTGATAAAACAAGGTAAGGCGAATCATGCAATATTTTTGGTAACTAAGAGTGGGATGGAACATTGGTGTGATCAAATAAAGACTATGTTCCACGATGAAGATATTGACTACGTTGTAGTTAGAGGAAAAGCTAATAAAAGATTACCCTTGTACAAAGAAGATCACAAGTTTTATTTGGTGTCTTTGGATACATTTAAGAAAGACATAGAAAAGTTATTTCCGAATAGAAATAAGAAGTTAAGAGAGATGTGGTCTAAGTCTATAGTGGTGGTGGACGAGATTCATCGAATTAAGCATTCCAGAACCATAAGCGCCAAGGCTTGCTATAAAATAGGAAGGTATGCTGCTTACAGGTGGGGCATGACGGGGACACCGTTAGATGGAAGAGTCGAGAATCTGTATGGAGTGATGAACTTTATAGATAGAGATTTTTTTGTAAACAAAGGTCATTGTTTAAGTTACCACACTATTACTGATTTCTGGGGTGGAATTACTGAATACAGAAATATGGAGAGCTTGAGGGAAAAACTCAAAACAGTAATGATACGCAGACTGAAAAAGGACGTTTGGAAAGAATTACCAGATAAAGCCTATTTAGATCATTACATAGATTTAAGCACCGAAGAAAAAAAATTATATAAGCAAATCAAGAGACAGCAACTAGATATGGTGTCTCCAGAAATAAATGAAAAAATCAATATTTGCTTGCCAATTGGGCTGCTATCGTATGGGCAGATGTGTGTCAACACACCTACCTTAATAGATCGTAAATGGACAAAACCATCGACAAAAATGAAAGAACTGTATGAATTGTTAGAAGAATTAACAGTTATTTCCAAAGTGGTAGTTTTTACTAAATTCGCTAAGATGTGTCACATCTTACATCAGTGGTTGCCCTGGAAGAGCGTAGTGTTCACAGGAGAGCTAACTACCAAGGAGAGAAGAAAAAGGCAGGTGGACTTCTTGACAAACGAAGAGATTCGTGTTTTCATAATGGATACAGCAGGAGCGCAAGCTATCGATTTACATGGAATTGAAATCGATGGAGTTTGGCACCAAGGTGCAGAGTATTTAATTAGATATGACAACCTTTGGAATCCAGCTATGAATGAACAAGTTGAAGACCGCATCCACAGAGTTGGACAAAAAGAGAAGGTGACAATTATTGACTTAATTGCACGAGACACGATAGAAGAGAAGATTAAAAGTTTATTGGTAGCCAAGAAGGAAATAACGAAGAGGATAATAGATAAAAATCTAACAGAAAAAGAATGTATGATACTCATGTAAACCAAACAAAATTTGATATTTATCTATTAGGCTCATACGGGTATGCTATCAGAGACATAATTAAAAAACTAAACATAGCTCTAAACGAGAAAGCAAAGGAAGCGTTACGAAATCAAGTGAGGCTTCCTAAAATTTTTTATGAGCAGGGTTGGAAAAGATTTTTAATCTATAGGGAAGTAGAAAAGAAAACAAAAGATATTCATGTGCTATTGGAAATGTTGATTGAGGGGTTTGATAATGGCAGTTGGATAAAGGAAGAGTTGGCCGCATACGATTGGCAATTCATTTTTGAGTTTTGTGACTACGGCGAAACCATAGAAATAGGGAATGTAGGAGTTGACACCATACATATAGCAATTGCTGGCTCTAGGCCTTTTATTGTTTTAAATGGTGAGTACATCATGACTTCCAAGGATAGGGTGAAAAAAGCCAAACCAAGTCTTTCACTTAGGACCATTTTCGAGTATAGTTTAGAGATGGGTACGAGAGAAATAGTCAAGACTGAGAAGAACCGAGAGATCATTTTGAAGCCGGTGGTGAGATATCAGGACAAGTATATAGATGATTGGAGGTTGGATGATTTTGCAAACTACATATATGACAGTGTTACTGTGAGATTTGGTCCGACATATATTTCCATTACGGAACTTAAAAAGAGAAGCATAGTGAAGAACGGTGTCCAAGGGTTGGGTAGAATGATGAAGATAAGCGACCTAAAGGAACAGAAGGAAAGATATAAAGAATTTATAGACTGGCTGTTAGAGAAGTTTATTTATAGTAAAACTGTTACGGTAGGCAACTTTGTTTCAAAGGCCACCTTTAGAAATTTCATTATGGACAGAGAAAGTAAAAAACAGTCAGGTACAGTTTTGGGTAACGAGGGAGCAGATTATAGTAAGGATGTTGAGGTGTCGTTCTAATGTTGACAAACGAGGAGAGAGTGAAGGCCATAAATGCTTTAAAAGAGAGAATGACAAGGGAATGTAAATGTCCTAAGGCTGATGGATACAGGCAACAATTGCCATGCAAGTGTGATTCATCTTTTAGAAATAAATCAATAGCCATTGCAGCAGGCGTTCCAAGTGAGTATGTAGAGTACACCTTGAAGTCTTATCCGGGTAGTGAAGAGTTAAAGAAAGATCCAAGAGTTAAGCAGGTTAAAACTTGGATGAACAAATATTTGAAGAATATGGATAAGAACCTAGATCATAATGTAGGACTAATGATAGTTGGTCCATATGGGGCAGGGAAGACGGCGCTTTTGTCTTTGTGTTTGAGAAAAGCTTTGAACATAGTATTCCCTTCTGGAGGAATCTATAGTACGGCATCAGACATGATACTCGCCGCAGGAGCGGGTAGATATGATAAGAGAGAAGTAGTGTACAGTTTGAATGATTTTAGAAGTAAACAGGTCGCTTTTATAGATGATTTAGGTAAAGAATTTATAATAGGATCCACGGGGATAATTACTGATAGATCAAAGTTTGGCATGATCTTGGATGATATTTTGAGGGTCAGAGCGGCTAAGGGACTGATCACATTCATGTCCACAAACTATTCAGTAGAACAGATAGGGGAAGAGTACGGTAAGTCGTGTTTAGAAGCCGTCAAGCAGTGCATGAAGGTAATAGCATTTAAGAAAGACTACCCGAACCTTAGGGACGTTTCATTTAATAGTGCGGAGGCTAGAGCGAGGAGAATTTACGGGGAATGAGAACAGCAGACGTTGAACTGGAAGAAGAAATTTTAGCAATGATGATGAAGGACAAAGGATTGGCGGTGTTTGGTTTGAAAGAACTAAATGAGACTGACTTTGTTACGGTGCATAAATCAATTTCTCCTTCAAGATATACAAACTTTATCTTCAGTAAGATAAAAGATGATATTGATTCAGGAAGCGACGGAAGTTCCACGATGATAATAAGTGGATTCAAAAGCGATCCATTTGTTTCAGAAAAAAATCAGAAGTCATATGTAACATTAATTAAGAGACTGTCATCTATGAAGATTAAAAAGATGAATCATTCTTACTTTAAAAAGAAGTGTGACATGTTAGTGTTGGTAACTAGAAAAAGAGGAATGGATCTTCTAATTAGAGACGTGGTTATGTTTTTAAAGGAAGATAACGTTGTCAAAGCTGAAGACTCTTTTAAGAAGTATTTGAAAGATTTAAATAGAAGAGCTATGAGAACGGAGTCGGTGATTATCGACTGGAAAGAAAACTTCCCAGATCGAAAGATAAAAGTACAAGAAGCTATTCCAGATACAAACATCATTACTGGATTTCCGCCTATCGATGACAATTTTGGATCTATTACAAGAGGTGAGTTACATGTGATAGTGGGAAGAACTGGAGGTGGTAAGAGTGTATTGAAGCAACACGTAACTGCGAATGTTGTGAAGATGGGATATCCAGTTCTGTATATAACCAAAGAAGACACCGAAGAAGAAGTCGCCCTAAGATTTGATGCACACTTCAGTAATATTGACCATCCGAAGTTCCACATGCATATGCTCAAACAAGAAGAGATAGAGGATTGGGAATCGAGTGTAAATAGAATTCCAGACAATCTTTTGAAAATCGTTTGCATGGGACAGTCGTTCAATATCGGTGACGTTAAGGCGATTATGAACAATCAGATAAATGGAGGATTCAATCCGGCATTGGTTGTAGTTGATTATATTGGTTTGATGGAGCCAGTAGATAGAAGACTGCAAGATTATAAAGCTGTGGACAAGGTCGTGCAGGATTTGAAAGAGTTTGCTATAGAATATAATATTGGTGTGGTATCTAGCGCACAGTTAAGACCAGATGCATATGAGAAGGAAACAGTGGAGGTTGGAGATATCGCTGCATCTAAGTTAGGTATTTCAACAAACGTGAACGGACTGTACGCTTTCATAAATACGAGTTTGATGAAGGCACAGGGAGGGGCGACAGTGCAAGTGATGAAGGTAAGGTCTACGGGAATTAAAACAGAATTTTACACAGTGAATCCTAATTTTCACAGAATAACTATACATGAAGGCTGGAGAGCATTGAGGAATAAATACGAAAATGAACAATAACATTTTAATATGTGGAGGAATTACAGAATTAGAAAAGTCAATCGCCAAGGTTGATATATTAGAGATACTTAAAAAGTATGCTCCAAGTTTGAGAAAGAGGAATGGAAAAGAATTTTTTGGACGATGCCCTTTTTCTTTTCACGAAGATAGAATTCCTAGTTTTGGTATCCACGTTGGAGAAGGATCGAAAAAGGGAGTTTGGAATTGTGGTTGCGGTTCTGGCAACATAATTCGCTTTATGAAGAACGTTACCGGTGTGAATGACGAAGGGCAGATTGCAAAAATTTTAAAATTAAATCAATTAGCTAAAGGATCGTTTACTAATGAGACAGTACATCAATTAGAGAGCTTAATTGATGGGTGGGACAAGACTAGCAATGATGACGTAACAAAAGAGGTCTTGCCAAAAATGAAACAAATAAAGCCTTTGATTGCAAAATATCTGATTGAGAAGAGGAAAAGGTATTCGGTGGAGGAAGCGTTGGAGGTGACGAGAGAATTTAGTTTAGGAGTGTCTATTGACTACGAAAATAATCCAGTGTATAATTGGATTGTAGTACCCGTTAAGGACAAGCGAGGGAAACTCATTATGTGGATTGCGCAACATCCCACTTCTAGAAGAAAATATAATGGAGGGAGAACTACGGGGCTATTGTTTAACATCAATAATGCCATAAAGAAGAACTGGGTGATTGTAGTAGAATCAATGTGGTGTGCGATAAGATTGAACATGTGGGGATATCCAGCGATTTCTACGTTTGGGGCTAGAATGGACGATATACAAGCAAAAACGATTAAAAAACACTGGAAAATGGTCTGTCTGTGTTATGACATGTATGACAAGGATTCGGCAGGCGCAAGGGCACAAAAGAAGGCGATCAAGCTTCTTACGCCGCAGTTGAAGGTAAAGACAGTGTTGTTGCCAAAAGGAAAAGATCCAGACAAGTGTACCAAGAAAGAAATGCAGGTAGCTTTAGATAACTCTTCTAGAGTGGGGATGATCAAAAACAGATGGACTTAAAAAGATGAAGATAAAAAACAAACATGGGTATGTGGTAGCTACCAAAGGACAAGAGGCTAGAACGGCATTACTTTATTCTCATAAGGCAATTAATTATTTGGAGTGTTTTGCCAATATTACTCTATTTTTAAGAAATAGATTAGCAACGGTAAACATGATTCCAGAAGATAGCGACATGCCAGACAAGTTTGGATTTTCAGTAAACATGGTGGACAAGTATTGGCATTTAGCTAAGTCAGATGAAGGCGAGAGTGCTTTTCTAATTGACTATTTTGTAATAGAGAGAGACAGAAGGCCTAAAGGCAAGCCAATAATAAAGGGAAGAAAGCGCGGAGGGGTTGATGAATTAATGTTGTGGTCTACCCAGGTGAATAGAATATTAGTAGATTGCGCTGTAGGGTGTTTTACTGACTATATGGTTGGAGATAGAAATTTTTCAGGAGCTTTGTGGTGGTCACATAAAGTTAAAGCTGTGGCTAGTAGGTATGCATATGAATTGGATTGTTATAGACAGATGTTGTGCCTTAGGCCTAGCGAAAATAGAATAAAAACTTTGAAGGAATCTTATGGGTTAAGAATTTATAAGGAATTTGATAGAAATTTTTTGGAAGGAATATAAAATATGACAGAGTATGCACCAATCTTCGATGACTATTTTGATGGCAAAGATGAAGTGAAAACAGATCTAACTGGGTTAGACAGAAATAGTGCATTCCTGTTAGGAAAAGAATTAGGAAAAGCAGAGGAGCATTTGAGCTTTACTCTGTCTGGATCTCCTCTAGAATCATTAGTAATTAGTGCAAGAAATGCAGAAACGTTGATGAAGTGGGCTAGAGAAAGAGGTGCGATGAGTCAAATAAGTAGACAGATCAGTGACGACTTATATATCATTGATTTTAAATTAAATAGATAGGAGAGGGTTATGGCAAATGAATATGTAGTTGAGTACAATGAAAAATGTCCTGAATGTAATGGAAAAATTTTAATAACGGAAGATTATAGTGAGGCTCAGTGTGAAGAGTGTCTAGAAGAGTGGACCTTGAAAGACGAAGAGGAAATCACAGATACTGATCTTAAAGAAGGTTATGTAGAGATAGGTGAAGAAGAAAATGTGGAACCAGATTACGATTTTGAAGAGGACGAAGAAGATGAAGTAATTGAGGGAGATTTTGTTGAGGTGCATGATTCGTCAGCACCAACTCCAATAGCACAGCGTACAGTTGACGAACATTTGGAAGAACATCTAAATATAGATGAGTTGGCAGCGAAAGTGTTAGCTAAAGCGCTAGCGATGGCTGTGACGGTAATCGCAACGCCCCAAGAGCCAGTGATAGCAGAACCAACAAATCCTTTCTTAGATGGAACAAGAGAAAGCCAACTAATGGAAACTCTATTGACTGGTCCACAAAACTTAGAAGACATTAAGAAGGCTTTGCCTAAAACTAGAGGTAAGCCGCCAACTGCAAAGACAATTAAGAGTTGGGTAATGGCTTTGGATAATTTAAGAGATTGGAAGGTCATAGAAGAGGATGATAAGTTTTCTGTTGAAAGGAGAAGGGATGAGTAAAGTAAAATTGCTAGAAAAACAATCGACACATAGAGAAGAGTGGACAAAGGATGATTACGTTGATAGAATACAAGCACAGATGACATCTTCACTGTACTTGATCTGTGTCATGTTCAAAGAACTTAAGGAAAAATTCTTTGAGAGAGAAGATGACGATGGACAGACGTGGACTAAATTTTGCAAAGATAGAATAGGAATTTCTAGGCATGCTGTTGCTGGTTATTTGAGAATAGGAAGATATGTATTACCAAGGATTTCTATAGATTTAGCAAACAAACTGGGAGTTGCAAAACTTCTTGTACTTTCCAAGTTAGGAAAGGATGCAGATTGGGATAAAATTCTAAATGAATTGCACGAAGAGGTAGAGTTGAAAACTATAAAACATATAGCGGACAAATATGGTGGTGTCGAGAGAGAAGATAGACCAAGACCACTAAAAAAGACTGTCTCAACTTTAAGAAAAAATATTGAAGTTTTAGATGAAGATTTGAGAGCTTACTTGCCAAATCCTAACGATTTTGAGTCAAAAAAGAAATTCAAGGAAGTAGCAAACCAACTTTATAACCAAATGGATTCGTTGATGAATATGATGAGAATGTTAATGAAAGGCGCAGACGAGTAATGAAATATACCCCTCTACATGGACATAGTGACTTTTCAATCTTGGACGCTTGCTCAAATGTAAAAAGCATTTGCAAACGAGCAGCAGAGATTGGACTAGAGCATATAGCACTAACGGACCATGGAACTATGGCTGGAATCTTTGAGTTTTACAAAGAAGCAAAGGCTGTAGGAATAAATCCTATTTTGGGAGTAGAGGCGTATATAGTAGAAGATAGATTGCAACTAGGACCAACAGATGAGCAAAAAGAGGGATTGAGCAAGCCTGAGCGCGATGCTTTAAATAAGAAGCATAGGAAGTATAATCACGTAGGTTTGATAGCTCAGAATGGGACAGGGCTTAAAAATTTATTTCATGTCGTGTCAGACGCTGCAAGAAATGGAACTTATTATAGACCAAGAACTGATTGGGATTATCTTGCAGAACATTCGGAAGGTGTGATAGCGCTTTCAGGATGCCTACAGGGAAAAGCCAATAGGATGATTTTGGATGGAAATCTCGATGGGGCGTTGGCACACTTGAAGCAACTAAAAGACATCTTTGGTAAGAGAGTGGTGGCTGAATTGCAAGTCAACGAAGCACCAGAACAAAAGATATGTAATGAAAAAATATACATGCTATCGAAAAAAGTAGGGATGCCGTTGGTAGTAACTAACGATTATCACTACGTTTCTCCAGAGAGTGTAGAAGCGCACCGCATGTGTAAGTTCATTGATTACATAAAGGGCAGAGGAAAGAAGGATTTGGAGTTTTGTGGGTTTGAAGGCTATAGAACTACAGGACACTACGTAGCTTCTTATGATGAGTTGAAAAGTCTGTGGGTAGCAAATCACGGAAACATGACGACTGGAATTTTCGAAAGCGCATGCAGAAACACTATGAAAATAGCTGAAAGTTGCAGCGTGGACATAGACAATTCTCATAAGTTGGTAAAGTTTCCATTGCAAGAGGGAATGAGTAAGGAAGAGTACTTGAAGAAAGTGGTCACTCATGGGTGGAACAAGCGCAAACACAAATTTGTTGAAGGAAAAAAAGAAGAGTATACTAAGAGAATACAGAAAGAAATTAATCTGATTAAGAAGATGGGGTACTTAGACTACTTCTTCATGGTTCAAGACTTTATTCTATGGGCAAAAGGACAAGGGATTCCTATAGGGCCAGGCAGAGGTTCAGCGGCAGGCTCATTACTGTCCTGGCTACTTGAAATCACTCAAATTGACCCAATCAGATATGGGCTATCTTTTGAGCGTTTTTTGAACCCACACCGCAAAAAAATGCCAGATATAGACGTTGATGTATGCAAGCGTCGTAGAGGTGAAGTTCTTCAGTATATGAAAGATAGATGGGGAGAGGAAAATGTTGCTGCGGTAGCCACATATCACAGATTTACTTCAAACTCTTTGTTTAGGGAAGTGTCAAGAGCGTTGGGATGTGAGTACAATACGTATAATGATATTGCTAAGAAAATTGACCACACTGATAATTGGGAAAACAACTTAGAGAAGAACAAAGAGTTAAAAAATTATGTAGATCAAAATGAAGATATAAATCTTTACATGGATGAGTTAGATGGAAATATAAAAAACTTCGGAACTCATGCAGCAGCTATCATTATTACAAATGGAAACATTAGTGACTATTTGCCGCTACGAAGAACTACAGATACGGCTGGCAATGTAAATATAATCACAGAAATTGAAAAAGATTTACTGGAGGCGTTTGGATATTTAAAGAAGGATATCTTGGGATTGAAAACTCTGACGATAATTGCAGATACTGCAAAAGCGGCAGGAATGACATATGGAGATTTAGAGGACATTCCAGTTGACGATCCAGAAGTTTATAAAATGTTTAACGAAGGAGACACAGTAGGAGTATTTCAATTTCATGGTAGCGGTATGACAGATTTGGCAGTCGATATAGGCGTTGAGAACATGGAAGACTTGTCAGCCTGTAACACTATGTATCGTCCAGCCGTTTTGAAAGCTGGAATCGATAAGAGTTTTATTAGAAGGCGAAGAGGAGATGAAGAAGTAACGTTTTTACATCCCAAACTAAAGGATGTACTTGAACCAACAGAGGGGCTCATTATATATCAGGAACAGATAATCCACATTATGATGAAATTGGGATTAGATGAAGGCGAGGCTGATTTGATGAGAAATGACATGGAGAAGGTTTATAAGGGGGCGAAACCACAATCTGTGTTAGACGATTGGATAGAGAAAGCTAAAAATAGAGGGTTTGGTGAATTTGATGAAGATGAAGCTGAAGATGTCATCGACCAAGTGATGGCGCAAATTGGTTATCTGTTCAATAAAGCTCACAGTGTGTCTTATAGTTTAATTGGATATATATGTCAGTGGCTTAAAGTTTACTATCCTTATGAATTTTTAACATCGTGCTTGAACAATGAGGAGAAGTTAGAAAAAATTGAAGAATATTTGGCGTACTTCAATAACACATATGAGGTTGATATTAAAATTGGAGATCTAAATAATTTTAGTGTAGATTTTTGTGTAGAAGATGAAGAAACAATTAAAGTTGGGCTAGAAAACACTAAAGGTCTTAGTAAGAAAGTGTTAGATATGGTAAACGATAATAGGCCGTATGATTCTATTATGGACTTTTTCTATAGTGACATTGATTGGCGTGTTTTAAATAAAAGAAAAGTTCAGATAATGGCCGAGTTGGGACTGTTTGACGGACTGCCTATATATGAAGATGGACCGAAGATTGAACATGCAAATCAAATGAAAGGATTTTATAACGGATTAAGAACATATGGTTCTGGTGAAACAAATCACTATGTAACACAAAAGCAAGATAGAGAAGTTTGGGGTAAGGTTTATGGAGATGTTGAATTGTACGACAGTCCTTCATTCGCTGACTTGGCTCAAAAGGAAGTTGAATATTTTGGTTTTCACATTGTGTACGATCCGCTGAGCTACATTAGAAATAATTTTGATTTCAAGAAGATAGGAATGGTAATGCCAGGTACTTTGGCGGTGGGTGGAGTAGTTAATGGGATTAAGCTTCACATAGACAAGAAGGGAAATGAAATGGCATTTGTGTCATTGAAGACTTTAGAGGACTTCAAAGACATTGTTATCTTTGCTAGCCAATGGGGACATTATAGTAAGAAGTTGAAGATTGGCTCTTGTGGTATATTTTTCTTAGCTATGTCGGATAGAAAGAGTTATATAGTAAGGAGATATGAAAAGGTAGAGTTACCTCACGGATATGATGGAGAATAAAATGAGTAGAATTTTAACTATTGCAGGGGACCAGGACGTAGATATTGAAGAGATCACCAAAGATTTAGTATTACCCAAAAATGAATCCCTAAAAGAAATTATAACAATGTGTTTGGTTATCTCTCATAAATATAGGAGAGGCGTTCCGACAATAGCAGGTGATACGGATAGGAAGTGTTTAACCGACGATTTAGCTAGGCTTGCTTATTTGCGAGACAGGTTTGCAGCGGTGTCTGCTCACTTTGAGGGAATTTTACACAAAGCAGAGGGCAGGTTTAAGAATCAGTTGGAAGGAGAGTTTTACTTAGACGCTAGGAAAGAGTTGGAAACAGAATATGAAGAGAAGTATGAAAGATATAAAAGGGGCGATATAGATAAGCCAAGACAACCAACAGATACTTATGTAAAAGCCTTGGCTGAAATGAAATCGAAAGATAATAGAAAGAGGTTAGCCGAGGCTCAAGGGAATGTTAAATATATTAGAGCGTTCTGGTCTTCGGCTATGGAAAGTGCTAACACATTGAAAGCTGTGTTGAAATACACAGAAAATCAAGGGTACGGGCCAAGTGAATAAAAGTTAACATTTTTGGGCTTTTTAGCTTGACTTTTTGGCCAAAAATGGTAGTATGTATACTAAGAGTAAAACGAAGAATTTGGTAGGTAGAGGGGGTATAAAATGGACATTGTCAAGATAACCAAAGAATATGAAGAAGAAATTGTCACTCAGGATTTCACTGCTGTAAGAATTAGAAATATCGTAACCGGAACTCTATCTGAACAAGAACAGGAGGGTGGAGCTAAGGAGTTGCAGAAACATTCTGATAAGCTATTCGTAATAGCTAAGAAGTTGACAGAAAGAGACATTAAGAGGTTTTATAAAGACAATAATATAGAAGAGGAGATTTAGTAGTATGGCAAGAATTATAACAGTAGGTGGTCAAGGTGGAAGCTACGAGGCAGTTCCAGAAGATTATTACATGGCAGAAGTTGGCAAGATTGAATTTGTAGCTGATCAGAAGAATCACTTTACGGGAGAGCTTGAAGACAGATGGAAGCTTTTCTTCAAAGTAACTGAAGGCGAACATGCTGGTAAGACGTTCACAGGTTTGGCAAAGAATAGTACTCACCCAAAGAGTAAGTTAAGAGATTGGCTCAAAGCATTCTTTGGTCCACTGAAAGAGGGAGATCCAATTGATATTGATGACATTGTAGGTCGTCCATGTATGATTTATATTTCTCATGGAAGTTCTTTGAGAGACGATGGACAGCCGTGGTGTAACGTAAGTAAGGTTCAGAAAAAGCCAAATAGTGGTGTTGAACTTATGAGTCCGTTGTCAGAATCAGAAGTTAGTGATCGTGATGGTGATGAAGCAGATGAGACAGAAGAAGCTTCAGAACCAGTGGTAAAAAAAACTAAAAAAACAATGGTAGGTAAGAAGAAGACTACAAAGAAAAAGCCGAAAGTTACTGTCCCAGAAGGAGAAGAGGAAGAGGAACTTGACGTAGAATGGTAAAGGGAACTTTGAAAAGAAAAAAGAAAACATCAGAAGATGAATTGCCAGGAGATGACTATGAAGCTTTTATGGCTTGTCTGAAACCGCAAGTAAAATCTGGCTTAATTATGAGCTTAGGAGGGGAAAATTCTAAGCTAAAGGTAGATGCAATTTCTACGGGGATTGGCTCTCTAGACAAAGCATTGGGGGTCGGAGGGTTGCCGAGGGGAAGAATTGTAGAATTGTTTGGCCCAGAGAGTGGGGGAAAAACTACCTTAGCGCTGCAATGCATTGCCGCCTGCCAAAAGGCAGGCGGTATTGTAGTGTTTCTTGATGCTGAACATTCATTAGACCCAGTATGGGCAGGAGTGCTTGGTGTAGATACTGAAAAGCTAGCAATAGCACAACCGGACTATGCCGAGCAGGCTTATGAGTTAGTTAATACCTTACTTGATAGTCCTAGGCCTCCCGATATGATAGTGCTAGACTCTATTGCAGCTATGCCTACAAAGAAAGAAATTGAAGGTGACGTAGAGGATCTACAAAAGCAGATAGGTTTGCAAGCTAGAGTGAACACGGGAAACTTGCGTAAACTTATGCCAAAACTATCTAGGGCTGGCACTGTATTTGTTATTATAAATCAGGTGAGAGAAAAGTTTGGTGGTGGATGGTCAGGTTATGGTCCAAACGAAACTACGCCAGGTGGAAGAGCGATGAGGCATGCTTACTCTGTTAGAATGTCAGTTAGAAAAGGTGAGATGATAAAAGAAGGACCAGAGTTTATCGGTAATAGAGTAAAGGTTAGAATTGCAAAAAATAAAGTAGCTGCACCATTTGGGAAAACTGAATTTCCTATATATTATGCAGAAGGAATAGATATAGTTTCCGATGTATTTATGAACGCAGTTGAAAAGGGAGTGGTTCTAAAAAAAGGTGCCTGGTATTTTTATGGCGAAGAGAAGTATCAAGGAAGGAAGGGACTGATTGAGGCATTAAAGAGTGATCAAGAGTTGTATCAGTCTTTGGCGGATGAACTCGATGCAGTAGAAGAAGAATAGATGAGGGAGGCGGTAACAAGAATTGTAGAAGAAAATAGAGATCGAATTGAGGAAAGATTTTGGTCTAAAGTGAAAATTCCACATGAAGGATTTGGATGCTGGATATGGAAAGGTAGCACTAAAGGCGTGGCGAGAGGGTATGGACATTTCTATTTTGGAAAATTAAATAATAGAAAATACTATATGATCGCCCATCGTGCAGCGTGGTGGCTAGTTTATGGAGAAATCATAGATTTGCCAGATTCTGATTTCAGAGGAACGTGCGTTTGTCATAAGTGTGATAATAGGCTGTGTGTAAATCCGACACATCTATTTATTGGGACGCATAAGGATAATGTAAAAGATATGATTGAGAAAAATAGAAATTACATTGTGTCTGAGTGGACTAGAAAACTAGATTTATCTCATGTGGAAATTATGAGAAAAATGAAAAAAGTTGCAAATATAAGTAATGAAAAAATTGCAGAAATTTTTGAAACTACAGTTCCAAATGTAAGTCTTATATTAAATAATAAGAGGTGGAAATGAAAATCGCTTTTAGTGCCGATTGGCATATTGGTATATCTACACATTCAAAGAATAAGGTAGGTATTCCATCTCGCACGCAGGATTCAATAGATTCTGTAAATAAGATAATTAACAAAGCTAAAGACTTAAACTGTGATACTTTTATAGTAGGCGGGGATTTGTTTCACCATTCAAATCCCCGACCTGCATTTATACTTGAAGCAGTTAGGCTATTGCAATATGCAAATAGAATGTTTGATGATCTTATAGTTATAAGCGGCAATCATGATCCAATGCCGCTAAGCGGCGGTGTTGGAGCAATAGGCTTATTGGCTAACATGAATGAAATGCCTCACAATAGAATGTATGAAGAAGATGCAGATCTGTTGGTGACTAAGCGCGAAGAAAAAGTTCATTTAAGTATTCGACCATATCAAAAGAAAACACAGGTAATGGAAAAACCTAGTTCCCTTGGCGGTGAGGCACCAACCATAATGATAGCCCACCATCATTTTCAGGGAGCAGTGGTAGGGTCTGAAACAAGAATGCTGGCAGGAGGCGTTTCTGTAATTGAAGAATTAGATGGCGTAAGCTTAATTTTAAGTGGACATATTCATAAACCTCAACATCTTAAAACTCCAAAAGGAGTACCGGTTCTTTACCCTGGTTCACCGGCTAGATTTTATTTTAGTGACAGAGATGACGAAAAGGGATTTTGGACCATTGAAGTTGACTCACAAGGAGTTAAGGGTTTTGAGTTTATAGAGATAGAGAATAGGCCAATGGTGCAAATAGAAAAAGACATTAAGTGGCTAGCGAAACCTAAAAAGTACTGTGTGGAGGATTTAATAGTCGAGGGAGTGAGGGGCGCTGATGTGAAAACTATTATAAGTTGCGATGATGTTTTAGAAATAGATACCGTTAAAATGGTTGACCTGTTGAAGAAGGCTGGCGCTTATTACATAGTTCCACCTAAAATAGAATTGAGACATAAAAATAGGACAAGAGAAGAGGAAATCAACCGTGACCAAAATAAGGACAAATGTGTTGATTTATGGCTAAAAAACAACGATTTAGGACAGTTTGAAAAAGAAGAGATAAAGCAGAGTGCAGACGAGATCATGCAAGACGATTAATGAATATATTGACATTAGATTTAGCAACAACAACTGGATGGGCACAAAAGAAGAAAAAGAAGATCGAGAGTGGGATAGTAAATTTCTCTCCTAAAAGAGGAGATAGTCCTGGGGTAAGATTTTTGAAGTTTAGAGCCTGGCTCACTAAAGTAGTTAAAGAATTGGAACCAGAAGTTATAGTTTATGAGCGCCCCCATCATCGAGGAGGGGCAGCAACCGAAGTCTTAGTAGGATTGTCCACTAGAGTGCAGGAGATAGCCGCAGAGTATAAAATAGAATGCCAGGCGGTTCACAGCACTACGCTTAAAAAATTTTTAACAGGGGGCGGCAGAGCGTCTAAGGAAGATATGATCAGAGAAGCCAAAATTAGGTTCCCGAAACAAGATATTGTTGACGACAATCAAGCCGACGCGCTAGCTCTTTTAGCATATGCAATAGAAACTTACGAATATGAAGATTAACAGAATAAGAGCTTTAAACTATCTGTCCTTTGGACATGTAGACATAAATTTGTCTAAAGCTAGACTTACTTCTATTTTGGGAGATTGCGGAGAGGTAGGAAGATCAAATGGTGCTGGAAAAAGCACCATATTTGGTGCCATATGTTATGGATTGTTTGGAAAGTACATTGTTGCCTCTGATGATTTGTTGATTAGAGATGATCAGTCTAGGATGGAAGTAGAAATAGAATTTGAAATAGATAATCATCAAATAAAGATAATTAGAGGTAGAGATAAGTCAAGCAAGCATGCAAAACTTATTGTAGATAATAAACTGACAGCCGAAGGAATAAGAAATGTAAATTATGAAGTAGTTAAATTGATTAAGATGAACTTTGATGTATTTCTAGCTACTACTTTTTTTATCCAAGGAGGATTGGACAACTTCACTAGTGCTGCACCATCGTCAAGAAAAGACTATCTTGGATCAATCTTGGACACCACTTGTTGGGATAAATGGTACAATGAGGCCAAAAACAAGTTAACGGATTTAAGTCAAGAAGTTGAAAAATTAGACAGCGAAGTTGGAATTATAAAAGACAATTTTGACCTTAAAAAGAACTATACTAAAGAGATAGGTGAATTGAAGAAGAAACATACTGGTGAAAACTTGGTTCTGAAGAGGTTGGAGAAAAAGAAGAAAGCTGCTACAGATAGAATTGCTGAATTAGAAAAGCTTAAAGTAGAACATCAAGCGCTTTTAAAGAACAAAAATGGAACTAGCGTAGATGTGATGTTAGTAAAAGCTAAACAGGAGTTAAGTAAGGCGAAAAAAGAATTTGAAGGAAATCAAATCCAAGAAAAAAGAATAAAAGAGGAGTTAAAGAAATATAAACCTAGAAGTGTCATACTTAAAGAAGAAAAAGAGATAGGTGAAAAAATAGCTCAATTTGATGAAAAAATACGTAGTAGTAAGGAAATTTTGGCCTTATTGAACAAAGCAGGAACAGGGAAAGACGTTGATTGTCCTGTGTGTGAAACAAAAATAGAAGGAGTTGCCGCAACCATAGGTCATAGAAAACTTGAATTGATTTCCTTGGAAAAAGAGCTTGGTGAGACGCAGGAGACAAGGAGAAGTTACAAAAGTGATTTAGCAGAGGTTAATGTGCTAACAAATGAGGAAATAAGATTAGAAACAAGTGGAATGCATTTAAAAGAAGATGTGCATATTGCTAATCGTAGAGTGAGTGATGCTAAAGAGCTTCTTGTAGAAGAGAAAAAACGTTTCAAAGAAGTAAACAAGAGGATAGCTGAAACGGTAGTCGATGAAGATGAAATCTATAACTTGATGAATCAACGAGAAGATTTAAAAAAACTAGTTGACAGCAAGAGAGGGAAAGTGGTAGACTTAGAAGTTAAAATAATTTCTTTGGAAGGAAATAAGGACAAAGTAGAAGAAAATAAAGAGAAGGTAAAGAAATTAACAGAGCGAAAAAAGGAAGCTAAAAAGGAAGGCAGAAAGATTACTCTAGTAAAGAGAATGTTTTCTAAAAAGAGTGGGATACCAGCCTATATCATTGAGAATGCAATTGCAGACATAGAAGATAGGGCTAATGATATATTGAAATCTTTTGGTAGTGGATTGATAGTTGCATTAGAAAGTCAAAAGATTACAAAGACGAAGAAAAAAGAAGTGGACACGTTAGAAATCTTTGTTATAACTTCAACCGGTAGGAAAAGAATCTACCAACTGCTTTCTGGCGGTGAGAAAGCACAAGTTAATATAGCAATGAGATTGGCACTGTCTATGCTTTTGTCGAACAGGTATGGAGTTAACATTGATACCTTGTTTATAGATGAATCTATGGGAGCCTTTGACGAAATGAATAGGTCGGTAATGTTAGGCATTTTTAAGCTATTATCTAACAGATTTAGGCAAGTTTTTGTCATTAGTCACCACGAAGATTTGAGAGATATGATGCCAGATACAATATTAGTTTCTAAAAAAGATGGCGTGAGTAGCGCCAAGGTTGTATTAGGCAATAGAGGTAAGCTAGTGTTGGCTAGCAAAGGAGAATAGTATGAGTGAAGAGAGAGTTAGTAATCGTGAGTTAAAGGATCAAGAAGAGAGAGAAAAACTTAAAGTTACTGGATTGGGTGATCTGGTTGCAGAGATGATTGCTATAGGCGATCCGAAAGATGTATACACAAAACGTAGTCCAGGTAAGGTGAAGAAAGCTCAATTTATACAAGATGAATTGAACAGAAGAGGAAAATTAAGAAAAACAAAAAAGTCAGCAGCGGCTGAGTAAAACATGAGCGAGGGCAAGCGAAAAGTTATGTGGGTAAGTGATAGCCCACAATGGAGATATGTTGGACAATCTAGAGTAACTAGAGAGGTCTGCAGAAGGTTGAATTCCAAATATGATATGTGTGTGGCTGGATTCTTTGATAAGAAAGAAGTTGGAAAAGAAGCAATATTTAAAGATGGATATCCAGTCTATAACATAACAAGGGATGCTACTGGATTAATTATTGACGCTATACATCATTATAATCCAGACGTGGTCATCATGAGTCACGATTGCTGGGAGTTTCCAAACATAGAACTGTTTAGAAGAAAATTTCCAAAGATTAAATTTATTGGATGGTTTACTATTGATGGTGATCCGATAGATACAAAGTGGAAGAATTTGTTGGAAGCTTGCAATTTAATAATTAGTCCTACAGAATATGGAAAAAAAGTAATAAAAGATCAGTACATGCACTTAGATGTAGATGTTGTCTCGTATGGAATTGACCATTCTAATTTTTTTAAGATAGATCAGTTACAAAAAGAGATGCATCGTAAGAGTATAAGAATGAATAATGGGGCAAGTTTGGAGGGGAAATTTTGTGCTATTTTCACAGGACAAAATCACACTAGAAAAAATCTGGGAGCAGCCTTCGACGGATGGAATAGATTTTCTAAAGGAAAAGATGATGTGGCATATACCATCATCACCCATACGCGAAAAATTAAGCATGGAGAATGGGCTAACATGCCAGTAGATTATGATCTAGGCAATTGGTATAATGCTGATAGCATGTTAGTTGTGGATGGTGTAGTAGATGATCCAACTCTTTCTAGATTTTATCAAGTAAGTGATGTAATGTTGTTACCCACCCTAGGCGAGTCGCCTTCTCTGCCATTGTTGGAATCTATGGCTTGCGGAGTAGTGCCAATAGTTACTAATTATTCTGGCCCAACTGATTTCTGTAGGCATAATGAAAATGCCTTCTTGATGGAAGGAGTAGATTTTTGGCCTCAAATGTGGCATGTGAGAAGAAAGATAGTTTCGCCAGAAACAGTTCAAGAATCGTTGGAAATAATGTATAACAAATGGAAAAATGAAAAGGCCAACTTTCACAAGTTGGCGCAAAATGCAGTGGCTGCTTCTAGAGAATACGATTGGGATAAATCGGCAGCGGGAATAATGAATAGTATTGAAAGTCTATTCAAAGAGAATAGAGTAGAGAGAACAAACAAGGTAACTAGAGTATGAGATCTATAAACGTTTTTGGAACTTTTAATGGGGTTACTGGATATGACCATGTAGTTAGAAATATTGTAGAAAGAATGTATTTCAAGGGTATCGTTGTAGGATTGCATGATTTCAAGGAATGGTCGGGTACTAAGATACCTACGTCAGTTTTGTTACAGAATATGGTAAAAAGCGCACCGGCTGTGCGCTCTGATATGCTGTTAGCTTTTTGTTTACCAGAGCAGATTTATAAAAATAAGAATCTGCACCAAGGAAAAATTATAGCTAATTACACTATGATGGAAACTGATAGGATACCTAGAAATTGGGTAGATTATGGTGCATCAAGTGATGTAATAATAGTGCCTACTCAATTTAATAAAAAGGCCTGGATAGATAGTGGAGTGAATGAGAACAGATTGGAGGTCGTACCGCTAGGAATTGATGTAGGTATGTACAATCCAAGCATTCACCCATTGCCATTATATGATGGTGACGAGCTAATAAATGACAAATATAAGTACAGATTCTTAAATATACAGGAAGCGGTAGATAGAAAGAATTTAGATGGCATATTAGAAAGCTGGATGATAGCTACTAAAGATAGAGACGATTGTTGCTTAATATTGAAGTTATCTTCATACTCAGAAAATAGATTAGACTTTTTCGGAACTAGAATGGATCGTATTAGAGAGAAGGTAGGAATCAAAAAAGAAGAACACGCGCCTATTTTTATATATTCTAATATGTTGTTGGACTCACAAATGCCTTCATTACTTTCAACTTGTACACATTACATATCACTTAGTTTTGGCGAAGGGTGGGATCTAAATATGATCGCAGCAGCGTCGATGAATAAACAACTGGTAGCGCCAGACAATTCATCTTATAAAGAATATTTGAACGATGAGATTGCATTCATGATTGATACTAAATTAGAGCCAGCAAAACAAAGCGGACCAACAGCTAGAATCTATCATGGGTCAAACTGGGCAAGACCACAGATGGAATGTGTATTGGATACGTATAAGAAGATTTTTGATGGAGAAGTGAAGAAAGAAGCAAGAGAGGTGATTGCAAAAGAATATACTTGGGATCACACTGTAGACAATTTAATAAAGACATTAGATAGAAGATTTTATGGCACTAAACCTTTTTCTCTACCCAAAGAAGTAGAGAAAAAAAAGACGGGTGTCATGTTAGTTTGCAAAAGTAATGTTGGTTCAGAGAAATGTGGAATATTGGAGTATAGCAAGTCATTGATAGGTGCATTTCAAAATTCGGAAGAAAAGTTAGATAAAGTGGGACTTATGGGCGGAAATGAGCCGACTTATGTCGATCATATTGATAACAATGAAATAGCATTAGTGCATTATCAATATGAGTATCAGTTTCATAGCCCAAGTAGATTGAAGTTTATGTTTAGAGAATTAAAGGCTCGCGGTGTTAAAACGGTTGTGACTCAACACACTCTAACGAAAGAGGCTGCACCGCACAATTGCGTGATAAGAGATTATGCTGATGCTATCATAGTGCATAGTGATCGTAGTAAAGAATATGCTAGCGCACAATTAGGATATGATTCAAAAAAGGTTCACAAGGTTATAATGCCATGCAATCCAATCATAGAAGAGTTTGATTCCACTGTTCCATTGCCGAAAGACAAATTGAAGGTGGGATTTTTTGGATTTTCCTATTATCACAAGGGAATAAACAAACTTATAATTAACTACTATTCACTGAAACAGCACGAGGCTTTTAAGGATCTAATGTTAGTTATAGTTTCGAACAAGCCTAAGCAGGACCAGGTTGGATATTATGAACAATGTGTAAATATGTTGAACTATTTTGGATTGAAGAACAAAGAAGATTACATTTGGATAGATAAGTTTTTACCTGAGGAACAAGCTGTAGGTTATTTGAACCAGTGTGACTGCATTATATTACCATATGATGATTATGGTGGAGTAGGTACGAGTGCGGCAATAAGAACAGCTATGAGAGCAGGCAAGCCAGTTTTTGCATCAGACACTTGTTGGTTTTCTGACATACCAGAAATAGTAGTACCTAGAATTAATGATGATAATTTCGAAGGAGATTTGAAATCATTGTTGGGTGAGGTTAGGAAAAAAGAGAATTCAGAGGCACTTTCTGGTAGAGTTAAAAAGTATGTTGAGAGGAATTCATGGGAAGAGTCGGCAAGGCAGCACAGAGAGATATATCAAACGCTTATAGGTACTTAATAGTAGACAGGCTTGAGGAAAAAGATTTAGATTTTATTGACTACACTGAAGAAGGAGGGTGCCTTTATCTTGGAAAAGATTGGAAAGATGGAGGTCACCAAACATATGTAATAGGATTGTCTAGTAAGATGGTGGTGTTTTTAAAAGAATTAATAAGATATAAATTTGGAGTTATAGATTTAAAAAGTGGATCGTGGCATTATTTCATTTGGTCTAAGAACAAACCTGGAATTATTTGTACTATGTATCATAAGTTTAACGACAACATAGAGGGGGACTCAAGAAGATTTTGGAGAGTGATAAGACTGTTAGCGGGAAATTTGAGGGCAAGAGATGAGTGAACCAAAAATTAGTGTACATATATTGGCGAAGGAAACCACAGAGCTTGGAAACAGACTGTTTGAGTCATGTGTTCAATCTATATTGGATGCAGACTATGCGTATGAAATTATAATAGTTGATAACGGGTGTGAACCGGGACTTGTTGATGGGCAGTGGGGAGAATGCCAAATAACAGTAATAGACGGAACAAACATTGCTGACTTTGCTGCATTAAGAAATCTAGCTTTAGAATACACAGGAAAAGATTGTACACATTTTCATTGGATTGACACTGATGAGTGCTATCCAAAAGAGACTTTATCAAAGCTAAAGGAAATGGCTAAAAATGATAATATTTCAGCAATAACTACGTGGTTTTGGCACTTTATGATTGATCCTACACAATGGCAAGAACAACAGAATAAAACGAACTTCTACAAGCTTGTCCCAGGAATAAAATGGGAATTGCCAGTTCATGAGCATCTAGTTGGATATGATAAAACGAAGGTGGCCCATCTGAACGCTTCATATCATCACTATGGATACATTAGGCCACAATGGGTCCAGGCGTTGAAGTGGATAAAGTATGACGTGTGGCAAAAAGGAAACGCAAATCATTATCGAGAATATTACGACGGAGGTTGGGAAAAGGTGGTAGACTATTATAGCGATGAAAGAACGCCAGATCAATGTTTAGAAGATCGCAGATCTTATTGCTCTAAATATATAGGGAATCACACGGATGGGTTTGAAAAGAATATAATAGAACCATGGATAGATAGTGGTAAGACCTGGAATGAGTGGCTTAAGACGATTAACGATTGCACAATGTGGGACGAGTGGGAAGAGAAGAGAAAAGAGTTGGGTTCGTGGAAAGACACAATAAGTTGGGCATGTGAACGATATGGATTGAAAGAAAATGAATAAAGCAACGCTAGAGAAAAACTACAAATTAACCTTGCAACTTACAGATGAAGAGATTCAGAACTATAAAGTGATATTGCATACATTTAAGACGTTGGGGGACAAGTCAGGTATAGCTGCAAAATATCCTGGTGCCGCGCTTTTAGCAGATGCCATTTTGTATTCTATTGAAGGAGACAACGAATGACAGTAGGAATGTTGATTTGCTCTTTTAACGACCTGGAATTAAGTAAAGTAATGTATCCATCTTTAGTTAAGTCAATGCCTAGTCATATTCCTTATGGAATTGTTGTAGTGGATGGCGGATCAACAGATGGATCGCTAGAGTTTTGGAAATCGAAGGCACCCGTGATACATCCAGGCGATTCAGATTTGCTAAAGCAGTTAAACGCTGAACCTGGAGATTTGAGACACTTATCTAGATCCTTAAATGTGGGAGGTAAGTATTTAATGGATAGTGGAGAGTATTCTCACATATTACACCCACATCCTGACATGGAATTTCCCCAAGAGGGGTGGGTAGAGACAATGGTCAATTATCTCAAAAAAGAGCCAAAAATAGCTAAATTATCAGCAGATTGGGACCATTTGAGAATGGGAGATAGAGAGGGAAATCAATGCCCGTGGATAATGCCGGTTTCTGTAATCAAAGAAATGATTGAAGGTGATGGATATTGGTTCGATCCAGAGTTTAGAGGGATTGGTGGAAGTGAAGACTGGGATCTAAATTGCAGGTTGATCAACAAGGGGTATCGTGTTACAATTACATCTGATGCAATAGTAGAGCATGAGGGAATGGGAACTAGGGGTCAAAAGGGAAGAGACACTAACCAGGATGCTCTGTACAATAGAGGTTATTATGTGAGCAAGTGGGGAACGCACATGTCCCCAGTATAGGAGATAAAATGACAGTTAAAGAAGCAAAGAAGGCAGTGTACGGATTTATTGAAGACACAGATCTTACAACGAGAGATGCGCTTGATTTTACTGAATTAGTAAATGACTTAATTGAGGCTGCAAAAGAAGAACAGAAAAGTTCATACGATGGTGAATTGCAGAGACTATATCATCTAATATATAATCAAGCTGTAAGTGCAGCAAGAGAAGCATTTGTACAAGGGATGAGGCCTCCTGAGAACAGTGAAGAGGCGAAAGAAGAGGTTGAGGAAGTTGCAAATGTCTAAACCAAGAGTTGCTATAGTTATGACCACTATGAATCTTAAGTGGACAAAAATGGCATTACCAGATCTTATCGAGAATACTAAGTATCCTTACGATCTAATATTGGTGGACGATTGCACTACAGATGAAGCTAGAAAATTTATCTGGAGTGGATATAAAGAAGTAGAAGACGCTTCGAAAGCGTTAAATAAGAAAATCGTTTGTTTTTCTACGGGAGAAGAGGACAGGCGAGGAGTTGCAGGATGTTGGAATATTGGGTTGGAAAAAGCGATAGAAGGTGATTATGAATATTGTTTGATTATGAACAATGACATAGCTTTTCCTGCACCAAAAGATGATAAATGCTGGCTTGAGAGACTAGTAGATTTGGGAGACAGTAATAAAGATTATGCTTGGCTGTCTCCAGCTTGGCATTGGACAGGTGAACCAGAAGCGGGAGGAATTAAGTGTTTTAAAGCTTCCTGTTGGGATTACACAGAAAAGCATAAAGATCAAATAGACGATGGAGGAATTGGGTGCTTCTTTATGCTTAGGATGGCTGATGTTAAGTGGATGAAGAATTCAGAAGAAGCTAAAGGTGAAGAGAATCATCCAGGCTTGTTTGATAAAACATCATATCCAACTAACTGGGAAGAAGTGGATTATTTGATAAGATTGAGGAGAAAAACCTCAATAAAGGTTAAAAATAAAACAGGAACATTTCACGCTGTAGCATTATATCATAAAGGTAGTGGTACAACGGGGTCGCCCGAATGGCATGGAAAAGTTAAAGTAGATTACCAAACGGGACATGTCAACTTTTGTAAGAAATGGAATCTTCCTCATCCAAATAGTGGGTTTGGAGTGCATAATGCAATATATGAATATGTTAATAAAGATGGCAAATGGGAAAAGGCAACATAGGAGGTGAAATGATTTTAGCAGAATACATATGGATAGATGGAACAACGCCAACAGCGAGGTTAAGATCAAAAACGAAAGTGTTAACTTTGGAAGACGAAGGAATTTGTCCAGATTGGAACTTTGATGGGTCGTCTACAAATCAGGCTGATGGAGACGATTCAGATGTTAAGCTTAAAGTTGTAAGAACGGTAAAAGATCCATTTAGAAAAGGTACGAATTACCTTGTTTTGTGTGAATGCACAACTCATGATGGCAAGCCTGTAGAAAGTAATGCAAGAGCTAAATTGAGAGCGCTGCTGGAGAGTGGTGTTAGAAAAAAGCATGAGCCGTGGGTTGGCTTTGAACAAGAATATACATTAATTGATGAAATATCTGGGAAACCAAAGGGATTCCCAGAGAGGGGATATCCATCACCGCAAGGGCCATATTATTGTGGAACAAATATACCAGGAAGGGTGGTAATGGAGAGGCATCTGCAGGCATGCATTGAGGCTGGGTTGAAAATTACGGGTACAAATGCTGAAGTCATGGTTGGGCAGTGGGAATATCAGATTGGCCATGGAGATCCGCTAGAGATTAGTGATCATCTGTGGATAGCTAGATATCTCTTGGAGAGGATAGCAGAGGAAGAGGGGGTAGGCGTAAGTTTGGAAAATAAACCAGTAAAAGGCGATTGGAACGGATCAGGCGCACATTTAAACATATCTATTAAATCAACAAGAGAGAAAAACGGATTAGAGGCTATTGACAAAGTTATATCGAAGTTGAAAAAGTGTCACAGGGAACATATATTGGAGTATGGGCATGGGTTGGGAGAGAGACTTACTGGTGAACACGAGACTTGTCATATTGGTGAGTTTAAGTGGGGTGTAGCAGATAGAACTGCATCCATTAGAATTCCTTATAAAGTTTATAAGGATAAGAGGGGGTATTTTGAAGATAGAAGGCCAGGGGCCAATATTGATCCATATCGAGCATGTAGAAGGATGCTACAAACAATAGCAAGTGAATAAAAAATGTACAAAGTGTAATTCAAGTAAAGATATTTCTAATTTTTATAAAGATAAGCACAATAAGGATGGGTATAATTATAGATGTAAATTTTGTGTGAATCAAGGAAATACGTGCAGTGAATGCGGTAAAAGTATTACAAAAAGATCAAAATATTGCGATAGGTGTTGTAAAATTGGAGTGAAAAATCCTGACTGGAAGGGCGGCAGAGTTGTAAGAGGGTCTGGCTATGTTAGGGTTAAGATGCGAGATCATCCGAATGCGCACGTTGATGGCTATGTATTTGAACACGTAATGATAATGTCTAAAATGATAGGAAGACCATTGTTAAAAAAAGAAACAGTACATCATAAAAATGGAATTAAAAATGATAATAGACTAGAAAATCTTGAATTGTGGAGTTCAGATCATCCTTCTGGTCAAAGAGTAAAAGATTTAGTAAAGTGGGCTAAAGAGATACTTAGAAAATATGGTGATAGATGCGACTAGAACTTGGACCAGGAAACGATCCGTCACCGGGTTTTGATTACTATGTAGACATTGCTCCTCTTGATCATGTAACTCATGTGCTTGATTTTGCCAAACAAGGACTGCAAGGTTTTGAGGATAACAGTCTTGATGAAATCTTAGCTATACATTTTCTTGAGCATTTACCACAAGGCAAGCAAAGTTATTTTTTTGCTGAATGTAAGAGAAAACTAAAAGTGGGCGGCAAGCTTGTAGTACATGTACCAAACTTAGAAACGATATTTAGAGCATATGAGTGTTTTAAAAATAATAACCAATATGATGCGCTTATGACAGAGCTTCAATCGATGTTATTTGGTGTACACAATGGTGATGTTTATTCTGTGCATAAAATAGCGTATAATTGGCAAATATTAGAGAAAATGTTTCACAATCATGGGTATGAGCCTGTGAGAAACCTAACAGGAATAAAAAAGGACAGACACACTGTTGGTTGGGAGTGGGTCACAAAGTATATAAGAGATGCTGGTGGAGTCACACCAGAATTTAGTTTAATAGTAGAAGGGAAAAAATAATGAAATCACCGGGAAAAAAGTTTAAAGAATTAATCGAAAAAGATGGATATATTTTTACAGGTGGAGTATACGATGCTATATCTGCAAAAGTAGCAGCGATGGCTGGAATGAAGGCTTTGTATTTGTCAGGATATTCTCAGTCATTGGGGTTGCTTGGAAGATCAGATATGGAATTTGTACAGAGACATCAGGCTGTTGACAATTCGAGAAGAGTAGCAGAGTCACTAGAAGATGGCGGATTTGATGTCCCAGTAATCGCAGATGCAGATACAGGCTATGGGTCAGTTAATCAGGTTCAATACACTGTGAGGTCGTTTGAGCGTGCTGGTGTTGCAGGTGTACATCTAGAGGATCAAACGATTCCTAAGAGGTGCGGGCATATTGCAGGAAAGACAGTGCTTCCTATGGAGGAAAGCGTTGGAAAGATTGCAGCAGCAGTTGATGCAAAAACGGACAAGGATTTCATTATTATAGCAAGAACTGATGCATTGGGTGCAGCCGGTGGATCTATGGAAGATGCAGTTAAGAGAGCTATCGCGTACCACGACGCAGGTGCTGACATGGTATGGTGCGAGTTTGGCAGTGCATCTAGAGAGTTAGCTAAAGAGTTTGCATATCTTACAACATCGTTAAGACCAAAAATGGGTTTGGCTTTTAACTATTCTTCGTCATTTAAGTGGCACGAGCAAAAAGAGCCTATGGTCGCTGAAGAATTGCACGAGATGGGCTATACATTTATGTTTGTAACATTGTTTGGTATTCATGCTGCAACGCTAAGCTTGTATAATCATTTTGAAAATATGTATGTAGACGGACCAGTGGCTCAGTGGGATTTAGAAGTGCTTAAGAAAAATCATCCAACGGAGAGTCATCACGTCATGGGAGATACTGCAACATATCAAGCAGTAGAGCAGAAGTTTCTGCCAACTGTGGCAACTGAAAGAATTGAAGCATCAGAAGGATATAAGGAAGAAAAATAATATGCATCCAAGTGAAGCGTTAGTTGAAAGAGGGACTAAGGATATACCAACAATGTCGCCAGTTGAACATTTCTGCGGGACGGAAAAGTTTGTAAAGAAAGCGATGAAAATTCAGCAAGAGAGAAATGGTGATTTTGACATTACTATCGATCTGGAAGATGGTGCGCCAAAAGGTAAAGAGAAAGACAACCTTGATATGGCTATTGCTATGATCAAGTCAGACGACAATAAGTTTAATAGAATAGGTGTACGTATCCATGACCCAGGAAACGATTGGTGGTTTAAAGAGGCTAATTTATTGAGAGAAGAAGTTGGAGATAGATTAGCTTATATAACTTTGCCAAAAGTTCTAGGTGCGGAAGATGTAATGAAAATGAGAACAACGCTTTTTAGGTCAAACCTTTCTCTGCATGTAATCATTGAAACGCTTGAGGCGTTTCAGAATTTAGATGACATTTTAAAAGTACACAATGTAGATTTAGTAGATTTTGGCCTTATGGACTTTACATCTGCCCACCAGGGAATTCTTTCAAGAGATGTAATGAAATCGCCGCAGCAGTTTACAAACCCATTGATGCAATATTATAAGTCACAGTTTGTGGCAAAAGCCTTGGCAGCAGGTAAAGTGCCAGCACACAATGTAACAGTGGATGTTGGTAAAAAGGACTTAGCATATAAAGACGCAGCAACAGCAAGAAACGATTTCGGCTTCTTGCGTATGTGGTCCGTCTTTCCTGCTCAGATAGATGAAATTATGAGAGGCATGGCGTCAGCATATAATCTCTTGCAGTTGAAGGCGTATTCTGATATCCTATGTAAGGCTCAAGAAGCGGACTGGGGTCCAATCGGTTATATGGGTAAGATGGAAGACAGAGCAACGTATAGACTTTATTGGCAGACTCTGAAGAGAGCAAGAAGTGTAACTGGAGTTGAAATTCCAGCAGAAGCAGAAGAAAGATTTTTTAAGGACGTTAAGCTAGTGGGAGCATAAAAAATGTATTTAAACAAGTATCAAGAAGAAGCGACAAGAACAGCTAGGAATTTTGAAGACGTTGAAATGGGGCCAACCAAGTTGGCCCTAGCTAATTGGGCGCTAGGTTTAGCAGGTGAAGCAGGAGAGGCGGCAGAGCTTGTAAAAAAGCATGTATTTCACGGACATGAGTTAGATTTGGCTGAAGTTAGAAAAGAGCTAGGTGATGTGTTGTGGTATATAGCTAATCTGGCTGAAACTGTGGGACTGGAAATGGAAGATATAGCTAAGGCTAATATTGAAAAGTTGAAAGCTAGATATGGTGATGGGTTTTCAGAAGAGAAATCTCAAAATAGAGTAGAATATAGCAACTAATGAACATATTAATGCTTTTTGCTTTTACTGATAAACCAGCCTCTCCAGCTTGGTATATCAGAAGGTCTTTTCTTCGTATGGGTCATAGTATAACTACGATGGGCCATAATTGTGAGATTAATACTAAAGGTAAAAATCCTTATCAAACTCAAAACATTCACAGTATAATAAAAAAGAAGAATATTGATCTAGTTTTGGAAATAGACTCTGGAGGTTTTGACATAAGTTGGAACCCTGGACCTTTGAAGAATCAATATAAGAATGTTAAATTTGTATACTGGGGATCAGATACACACTTGGGAACTGTTGCAGGAGTGTATGGGAACAAGAGAAAAAGATACGATTTGGCATTTTTCGCACAGAAGAAGTTTATTGATGATCAGCATATGTCTCACAGGTATTGGTTACCACACGCATGTGATCCAGAATTTCACAATCCAGACATAAAAGACAAGAAGAAGATTCACGATGTAACATTTATTGGACATAAGCATCCTACGGTACATGGTAAAAGAATTACCTTGCTTCAAATGATTAAAAATGATAGAATAAACATTAATGACAGGTGTTATATTTATACAGATAAGATGGGTGCTGAGTTCGTTAAAAGCAGAATTGTGTTGAATTGTTCATTGAATGGCGACTTAAATATGAGGTTTTTTGAAGCCATGTGTTCTGGTGCATGTTTGCTGACTGATTGGTCAGATCATGGAGGTTTTACAGAACAAGGATTTAAAAGAGGGGAACATTATTGTGCTTACGATAGTAATCGTCATGCGGTGACAGCGATAAGAGCATTGCTTAACGACCATGAGAAAAGAAAGAGAATAGCTAAGGCTGGACAAAAGTATGTTTTGGAAAATCATACCTATGATAATAGGGCGAAAAAAATATTAAGTTTTGTAGAATGAGCAGCACTGTTGATTATTTTGGTATTGTTTACGGAAGGAATCAAACAATGAATTGGAAATATTACGAACTAGTTGAAGGCGTGCATAATAAGTTTTGGATGATAGCTAGACATGAAGATGGAAAAGGATTCACGGCGCGATGGGGGAAAATTGGAACAACTGGTCAAATGCAAATGAAGAATTTTTCAAGCGTAAGTAGGACTATAAAAGCCTTTAATGACAAAGTGTGGGAGAAAACTAAAAAGAGGTATGTATTAAAACATCATGGGGATGATTTCTTGACAGCGGAAGGTGCTAATGCGTATAGGCCTGGTCGCCCAATTACGGAAACTATGAAGTACTTCAGAAGAAGAGATCCAATCGTACATGATCCAAATAAGACAATCACACCGGCACCAAAGAAGAAAAAAGCTAAAGGTAAGAAGACTGCGATAAAGCCAAAGTTTAAAATAAGAATAAGGAAAAGAAAAGCAGAATGAAGATAGCAATGTTGACAACATGGGATGTCCGATGTGGTATCGCACAAAACTCAAAGTTTTTAGTAGATGCATTAATTGAAGCTGGACATGAGGTGGGATTATTTGTTCAATTTAGTAATGATATTGAAAAGAAAGAAAGAGTGCCTCCTTCCTGCATCCATAGAAGAGATAAGAATGGCGAGTATTGGTCATATTTTAAATTATGGCGATGTTGGAGTTGGTATGGGAGATCAGATAAAGTAGAATTTGATGTAGAACCAATTAAGGAATTTAAGCCAGACGTGATTCACGTTCAATATGAGTCATTCCTTTGGCATGAATCATACTTGCCGCAACTAAAAGGTATAGCACCGATAGTAATAACCCACCATTCGTCTTGTACGGGTCCAGGTTGTCCTGTAAATGAAGCACAGGCTAATGTTGTACACGATGAAGAGTTTCCCGCTTTACCTAATAGGAGAATAATCCCTATGGGCATTCCAGACACCTTTGATTTTGTTAATTTCGAAGACACAGAACCAGTAATGGGTTCGTTTGGATTGCACAGAAATAATGATGACTATTGTAAGGAGGCCATGACTTTGGTCAGTAAAGCGTTGTCAGCACCTATTCATTATAGAACACATTATGGCAATTCAAAATGGGTTCCAACAGAAGAACTGGTAAAAATCTTACAGAAGAATAGAATGTTGGCTTTGATTTATCCAAAAACAGGCGCTGTGGTGTCGAGTAGTGCAGCATGTGTAGCTTTGGGGGCAGGACTTCCTGTATTATGTTCAAACACTAGGTGGTTTAAACATTTAAGTAAATATGTACATCTTATTGATACTGTAGAAGAGATGGCTCACATTATAGGTCATTATATGGTAGAGGAAGATTTTTGGAATATTGCAAGAGATAGGGCTACGCAGGCCAGAGAAGAAAGAGGCTGGAGTAAGATTGCTAAACAACACGAGAATCTATATAAGGAGATTTTAAATGGATGAACAAGAGAAGATGCTTTCGGAAGATATATCCGTAGGCAAGATGTGCCCATTTTTGATGGGAACGGCAGAAGACTTTCAATCAAATCAGGCTATATGTGTGGGAGATAAATGTGCCTTGCATCAAACTATGCATGAAAGTTATGTAGAGACAGATGACAATGAGGAACCAGTTGTAAAAGATGGACAACCAGTGGTTAAAACTAAAGAAATAAAAGGATGTTCGTTTGCGTTGTCTTCTAGATTAGAATATATGTCTGTAATGACATTGTCTGACTCAAACAGAACAGGGCACTTTGTAGCCCAGGGACTTTCAAAACTTATGCAGGCAATGACGCCTGTGGGAATGAATAAACCAAAAGGTGGGATCGTTTTACCAAGAGGTAATATAGCACCAAGTCAAATGGGTCCAGCAAGATAAATGAATGAAGAAGAATCAAACCAAGAGTAGATTAGAGAAGATAGACAGATCTGTATTTCTTTTACAAAACGGTACTATACCGGAAAGGGAGTCATCATCTAGAGATCTTCTTGAAATATTTCACCCATTGGTAATCTCTGCTGCTCAAAGGATCGCTAACAGATTTCCTCATAATTTGCAGGAAATAATACCTGTGGTGCAAAACAAGCTTATTGTGATAATTATTGAGTTTCGTACTCCGAGAAAGGATACGAGAGGAAATGGTCGTCCCAAGGGTGGCTGGGCACCTAATATTAATGTGTATTTAAGGCAAAATCTCTACTATTTTAGTATGCTTGAAATAAGGAAAGATATTAGTGGGTCTAAAAATAGTAATCAAGACTCAACTATAGTGATACAAGACATTTGTGATTATGAGACGCAAGGTACGGTTGAGTATGATTACGATGTAGCATCGGAAATGCTAGGAATGATTGAATTTGAATATGGAGCGAAAATAAGGGATGTGGTAATGCTTAAGTACCTTTTTGGGTTTAAATATGCAGAAATCAGTTGGATTACAGATATGTCTAATATACAAATAAGAAATAGTCTTAGTAGAGTTAAGAACAAATTTCAATCAATAAAGCTATAGTAATTATGAGGTTATCATCAAGTTTAAAAGGTTATTGCGTGTCTTGTAACGATGAAAAGATATTCGTTAAGAAGAGAATGCAAACGATGGGTGAGCGTAAAGTAATAAAAGGTAAGTGTGATTGTGGTATGTTAATGATAAAAATAGTAGATGGGCCTGGGGGAAAGAATGCCAACTTATAGATTTCAGTGTGATTCGTGTGAAGGTTATTATGAAGAAGTATTTCATGGATATGAAGAAAGAGGACCATTTGAGTGCAAATGTGGTGGTTCTTTGGAAAGAACTATGAAGGGGTGTATTCCAGGTCTTAAGTTTGTTGGTAAAGGTTGGAATGACAAGGATCGTAAAATAGATGAGCATATGGACTGGGTCGGTCAGGTTATGGCAGAGCCCGTGTGTGCAAGCGAAATAGATGAAGGTAAGGACATGTTGAGAGAGAGGGAGCAGGAGAAGGGGTATCCTGAAGGTTATTTGACAGGTGACAGACCGCAGGAAACTAAATTGGTAGAAGCAAAAACAGGACAGCAGGTTGATATAAGTAAAATGGTTGACGCGGGCCTAGCTACTCAGGGTGCTGTGGAAAAGAAAATAGCAGATAGTGTAAAGGCTGGAGATTTGGTAGAGGTAAAGCAGACTAAGCTCCAGGGGGCAGAAAAGATTAAAAAGAGAGCGAAAGCTCAAGCTGCAGAAAGAAGAAGGACTACGGGGTCATGAAAATATTTACAAGAGAAGAATATGAAAAATATGATTTGAAGCATGTACGAGATAAATTAGAAGGAACGTGGTCGGACAAGTTTCAAATATGGGATCCGCCTTTGGGATATAGAAAAACGTATGGGGAATATCCAGTTATTAGGTGGGACGAGAAGAAAAATCTTTATGAGAAAGTTAGAAACTATATTAGAGCGAGAACGTACCGTTTTAAAAGATTAAAAAGATATCTTAAAAAAGTGATGCAAGGGAGAAGAGAATAATGATAGCATGTTTCGGATTATGCCCAGTCGATTGGGTAATTGCAGGATTGCTGGCTGTAGGGGTCGGTGGCACAACATTGGCAAACTATTTAAAAGAAAAAAGATGTGGGAAAAAGGAATGTTGCACACATAAAGATGGAGAACATACAAAAGAAGAAGAAACTACTTAAATATAGGCTACATCAATTAACAGACGAAGAACTGTGTAGTGATAGTATGGTTAGAAGTGCTGCTGATGAGGAAAATTATCCTGGGTTTGAATTTAGACCGCTAAGAAAAAAGGATTATTTTAGTCCAGAGAAAGAGATGGAAGTGCCTATGGCTCCTATGGATTTATATAATGAATTAGGAGAAGCGATAACAGAAGAAGAAAGACAGGTAGAACAAGGAGGATTTCCTTCTATACCTGAAAAAGAAAGAAACCTTCCTCAAATGAGGGAGGAAAGAAGAGATCTGGAAGATCCAGAAGCTGCAATGCGTGTGTTAGGAGTATATTCTGAAAGATTTGAGGAGATTGCTGATAAGGTTTTTCAAATAAAGCGAGGATTGAAATCTATCACTGACGAGATTGAAAAAAAGAAAGAAGAACATAAAGCTAATGTTGAAATTGTAAGAACGTTAGCGATACGTGATAAAATATATCACACAATGAACACGGCAATAATACCTATATTTAAAACACATAGGAGAATAATATGGGCAGTCCAGCAAGAAATCAAAAGGACAACTAAAGAATCTAGTTGGTATACAACACCTGAAGAGATTGAAGAGTTAAACGCTAAATATCCAAGAAGAGAACCTTTCAGATATGAAACTACGTCAAAAGGCGTTCGTTTCTTGAGAATGAGAGAGTTTAAGGATAGGTGGGTAGATGATAGAGAAGAAGAAAATAAAATCTATCAAAACATGGGCAATGCTGTAGCTTCTGCGTGGCAATCCTATGAGAGAGCGCTGAGACTTAAGGGTGAATTTTTGATAAGATATGCACAGCAGGATAATCTCTTAATGGCCCTAGAGAGTCTCGCAAATGATATGGAAGTTTTGGCGCAAGCAGCTTCGGAATTGGCAGAGCGAGATAGACAGACGGAAATGGCACTTGGGGCAGAATTGGAGATGCCTAAGGCAGCAAAATTAATTTCCCCAGATAACTTTTCTAAGATAGCTGTTGAAACTTTAGATGAGTTTTTGCAGCCGCCAATGATGTCAGATTTAGACGAAGAGGAACAAGGAATTCCTCCAGCCCAGCCAATAATGGATGATGGGACTCTAGAGCCTATTCCAGTAGACGATGATGAATTTTTAAGACTTAAGTTTCCTGAAAATGATAGGATGCCTGAGTCGATGTGGGCAAAAATTCAATTTGCTGGAGCTAAGAATCTTTTAATAAGTATAACTTATACAAAGATCACCCCACCTGAAGAAGGAATGACTAAGTCGTATGTCGTTGAACCATATTCGTTTAGATTGAAGCGACCAAGGCGCACAGGAGGCGGCTCACAGTATTATTTCTTTGCATATGATACAGAGGATCACCATATTAAAGGTTTTATATACAGGCGTATTCAGAGTATAGAAATATTGCCAGAGAGTTTTGATCCTAGATGGGAGGTTGAATTTCATTGGGCAGATTAGGTAAGTGTATTTGGTTATATGGGTTGTCAGGATCGGGAAAGTCCACGATTGCAAATGAGCTTTTGATGAGGTGGGGGCCGTTTCACGTCACTTTATTAGATGGAGATGAAGTGAGAAAAAACTTATCTTATGGGTTAGGATTTTCTAAAGAGGATAGAGAAAGACACGCACTGAGGGTGGCGTGGGTTGCAGCAGAAATAGTAAGACATGGAGGAACTGCAATAGCTGCTTTAATTACACCTTATGAATCTACTAGAGAAAAAATAAGAGAAATTGTAGGAAAAGAAAATCTTATTGAAGTTTATGTGGATACTGCCTTAGAGGAGTGTGAAAAGAGAGATCCTAAGGGGTTGTATAAGAAAGTTAGAGCGGGCGAAATTAAAAATTTTACTGGAATAAGTGATCCTTTTGAGTTTCCAAAAGAAGATCCAGACGTAATTATAGATACTTCAAAATGCTCACCAATTGATGCTGTGGGCAAAATATATAAAGTTTTAATGGACAATGAATAGAAATAAATACATACCAGGCAAGGATTTATCAAATATAGAGAAGATTGCTATCAAGTGTTGCAAAGGTAAAACGATAATGGAAATCTACTATATAAAGAAGGGTTATCCGAATGGTAAAAGATACGAAATTGAGCCATATGAGATCAAAAATGGCGGCTTGTATGCATTTCACCCAGAGGATAACACTATTAAGAGATTCAATTTAGGTGGTATTGTACAAGTAGGGGAACTTAATAAAAAGTGGGAAGTAGAAGAAGGCCACGAGAGAGAAAATTTTGAGCTAAAATTAGCTAAAAAAGGAGAAACTGATGAGAGGTAGATTGCCAGTAAATAGAAAAAAAATTGATAAAGTATCAGATATGTACTTTGATAAATATTCACAATTAATTCAAAGTCAGCAGCCCCAGGATATGGATCCACAGATGGGTCAGGCAGATGTAGGCGCGGCACAGGGATTGCCAGCCTCACCGCAAGATGGAATGGCTCAAACAATACCCAATATGGTAGACAGGACGCATGATGTTAGGGAAATTGTTAAAAATTATGAAAGATTGGAAAAGTTAGTTAGCTCTAATTTGAAGATGTGGCAAAAGATGCTGGAAAGTGATGGTCAGGATACGGCAGGTTTTCTAGATGATCCAAATGAGTGGGACGATAAAAAATGGGGTGAAGCAACTAAGGCTACTGAAAGATTAGTTAAAGATGCAAATAATGCTCTAATGAAGACGGGTGAAACAGGGGCGATAGAGGGCGGCGAAGTATTAGGGCCTGATCTTGGAGGAGAAGACGAAGAGATTGATTTACTGGGAGAGGAAGCTATATAATGTTAATAGGGAACTGCGACGTAAGGAGTGCGAAGGTATCATCGGGGGGACATTGGATATGTCCATTTTGCTGCCAAATGGTAGCAAAAAAGTTTAAAATACATAAGCAGTGCGATGCTGTATTGGTAGAGCGTGGTAACTTGACTGCTGCATATAGAAAGAGAAGTGACAGTGGAGTGTGGGGCGGAAAAGCTGATAGTTTAACTCATAGTAAAATATTAAGGGAATTAAGAAGAGCATCGGACAAAGGCGAAAAAATAGAATAGATGTCTAAAATCTTAGTAAAGAAAAAAAAGAAAGAATCACTTCCAGCGCTGACGCGACACCAGAACAAAATAGAGAGATTTAAGTTGGAAGAAATTGTAGTTGATGCGTATGTCAATAAAAGTTGTACGGTTGCTCAGGTAGTTAAGAGATGTCAAGCTGATCTGACCAAAAGAGGGGTAAACGTAAAGATAAATAAAACTAACGTAAGAAATTACATAAAAAAGATTAGAAATAAGTTGGCAAAACTTGATCAAGATTTCTTTCAAGATGTAATTCAGGACGCAGGCGTAGTAGACAAGATAAAGAATCTGTCTGCATTGGTTAAAAGTGGGTGGCATAGAAGACAAGCCATAGTTGAAGACATGGAAGCTTGTTTTGAAAAGGGAGACAGAGACGGTTTTCAAAAGGCTGTTAGGCTAGATCAACAAAATGACGCACTTATGGCTGATATAGTTACAAAACTAGCTACACTGGAGAGTAAGTTACAAACAACCGTTACTATAGAATTCGTAGCGAGCTTGGCACAAAAAATGACAGATGTTGTGTTGGGTTTTGACGGCATCGATGGATTGGCCAAAGAACATTTGGTTGTAAAAATGTCTAAAATGATAGACTTTGGTGGCTAATGAGAACATTTAGAGAAGAAGCACAACGAATACAAGAAGCGATGTTGGACAGAGTGTCTTCTTTGAGAGCAGAACCCAAAAAGAAAATATTAGTTCCAAAAACTGTATGGGAACAATATCCTGTAAGTCCACATGAATTTATAAATGGAAGAGATTTCTTACACGATACCAAAGGTGATATTTGGCCAGCGCTAAGAGCAGACATGGAAACTATCTTTGCTGGTGAAGATAGCAAGGGGAGAGAAGACTATAGTCCAATTTGCAATGTATTCTTAGATTGTGAAGGGTTGGGGTCTGGTAAGTCAACAAAAGTTGTGCTTTTCATTTGTTATATAACTTATTGGTTGCATTGTTTGAAAGATCCGTATGGGTATTTTGGACTAGGCGACCTAGGGTCAACCATGGCTGTTATGAATATAGCGCCAAAAGAAGAAAAAGCTAAAAGAATTATTTACAATAGGCTTTTCTCAATGATTCACAGAATTCCTTGGTTCAGGGATATGGGATACATTCCAGATAAGAGATTTAGAAACGAACTAAGATTTTATAAAAACAAGCAAACTCTTAGTATGAAAAAGGATGACTTAGATCAGTTTATATCGCCATTTCTAGTCTTAAGACCAGGATCAGGTAAAATTTCTTCTGCTGTAGGTGAAGATTTGTACGCAGGAATCGTTGACGAAGCTTGCTCTGAGGACGGCTTTGAGTTGATGGATGGAACGGACAGATGTGAAGACATTTTTGAAGTAATGCATACAAGAAGGAAATCAAGATTTGGCGATAAAGGTATAAACATGTTTATATCGTCTGCCGGTACTGAAGATCGCTGGATGGAACGTATGATTCAAGAGGTAGAAGAACATAGAGCTATTCATCAGACTACAGGTGAAATAACTGAAATAGCTGACATGAAGATAATTCATCGTCGCAGACCTTCCTATAAAGCAAACCCAAGATACAAAAATAGTAAAACATTCCATTACACAGTTACTAAAGATACTGAAAAAGGAATTCAATTGGTATATGAATTAGACATACCAGTTGAATTTAAGAGAGATATGGAGTTGAAGCCTGAGAAAATGTTGAGAGACATTTGCGCTTTACCAACTCTTGCACACAATCCATTCTTTGCTGAGTGGGCTAGAATTAGAGATAATGTAAACAAGCAGAGGCGAGATCCGCTACCTGATAATGGTAACGAAATGTCATTAGCACCATTATGTAAGAAATGTTTGGGATTGCATAGAAACGATTCTACACCGTGCGCGTGGGAAATGTTGCCAGGGTGGTTCAAAGGAGAAAAGGGAGTACATTACTACGTTCATATCGACCTAGGAACGGGTGGCACAAAAAAATCAAAACGAGATGGTGCAGGTCTTGCAATCGCGCATCGTGGTCCAGATGTAGAATATAATGGAACTATGTTACCAAGCGTTGTTGTTGATCTGGCTGTTAGATTTAAAGCATCTAAGAAAAAGATGACAATTAGAAAACAAGACGGTGGTAAAACATCATCTTCTAAGAGAGTAGAAGAAATAGATATAGCTTCAGTTAGAGAGTTTATACTAAAGTTAGATAGAGAAAGAGGATTTAAGTTCGCAAAAATAACATATGATGGTTTCCAGAGTCTTGAAACACTGCAAACGTTCCAAAAATTAGGGTACTTAGCAGAAAGGGTTTCGTGTACAAAAGATTCTTGGGACAACTTAAGAACTTTATGGTACGACGGAAGAGTTGACATATTTCAGGATAACTGGCTATTGTATGAGATGAGTAAGTTGGAAGACAAGGGAGCCAAAGTAGATCACGCTGTTGGAGCTTCAGACGATGAAGGGCAGGCAGTGGCAAGAGCTATAGAAATGGCAATTGAAGGAGAAGTTCCAGAAGTTAAGAAGCCTAGATCAATACCGAGAGCGGGAGGATTTAGGGGAATAGCAAATACAAATCCAGCAGTAAATCAATCAAGGGCAAGAAAAGGTGGGAATGCAGGACTGCCCCACTTTAAATAGGAGAAAGATATGAAGTTAAGAGATACAAACGATTTTAGTAGTGACACAACTGAAGAATATTCAAGAAGAACAAATAGTGTTGATTATGCTAATTGTGGTAAATGTGGAAGAAAAGTTGTTGATAAACAGGGTGTTGAGATCAAGGTCACTTCCGAGGAAGAAATAAGATTAAGTCCTAGTAATATCAGTGTTTTAAATTATACGTTTAAAGTATGTAAAAAGTGTATATTGAGACTAGTTGGTGGTGGTGGATCTGTTTTAAAAATTAAGTACGGACTAGAAGAAGAGGAATAATATGAAAAAGATATTGATTTTAATGGTACTATTATTGGCATTAGGTGGATGTCAGACAGCGCCAAAAGATGTTACGCACGGCTGGGATGTGGCTATGGATCAAGCTGATTTGTCTCATTCTTTTTATGTTAATAGGTTAAAAGCATATAATAGTAATTTAGACCTTGAACAGGAAAATCACAGAAATACGATTTTTAAGAATCAAATTAAGATACTTAAAAAGAATGGTCAGATTGATGCTGACGGAGTATTGAAACTTTTTACTCTATTAAAGGCTAAAGAAAAAGAAAATAGAGATAGGTTAAAGAAACACGCTAAAATAGATGCTAAGGTTGAAAAAGCTTGGGAAAACTTTGAAAAGATTATGGGAGCAGTTCGAAGGTATTTAGCTTCTGGTATGACTGAAGAAGATAGACAGAAGATGTATAAGACTTTAGCTCAATTAGCAAAAGAAGGATTTAAAACTATAGAAGAGGAAAAAGAGGGAAATTAGATGTCAGATACAGCAGATAAGATTAAAAAATTAATTGAAGCGGCTAACGAATTAGCAAAAAAAGTAGTTTTTGAAGACGCAGAAGATAGGATTGAAAACCCATTTGATGAAGTAGGTGACATGTCAATTCTTGATGAAAGCGCAAGCGAAATGGGAACATTATTGGAATTAATCCTTAATGGTGAAGAGGTTAGTGATATTGTCGCTACGGTAGATGGAAAGACTCACGACAAGCAAGAAGTGGCCGAATGGGCTAATGTAACCGTGGAAATTCTTAAAATGGCGAGAAGCAAATTTTTCGCTGTATAATAGTTTATTTAACTATAGTAATGATAAGGAGTGTGGATTATCTATGAGATATAATACACCTAAAAGAAGTACAGAAATTCCAAATTTTATTTTAAATGGATTAACCGATCCCAAAAAGAAGCGTGCTGCTCAGCTTATTGGCGAAGTAGAAGCGCAAGTTGCTGTCGGTCTAAGGCAGGGACAAATGAATAAACAAGCTTTTATGCGACATATACCCAACATTAGACATGGGGCGGGCGTATACGAAGCACAACATGATATGAGTATATGGGAATTACAAGGCGACACAATTGTGCGTCGTAACGATAGTCAAATGGAAGTAGAGGCTGTTCTAAGCGCTCTTGAGGCTAATGAAGATGAGGAAAATATAAATGGCTAGACCTATTAAGAAAGACGATTCTTCTATTTTGAATCTCCTTTTTGCTAACAAAAGATTGGCGAAAAAAGTCAATAAATCAATTAATGAGGAAAGAGAAGATCTGGTTGCAAATATCAAGAGAGTAGACGCAAAGTCTAAAAGAGATATTCGCGCTTATGCAGTGACTCATCCTGACAATATAAATAGAACTCCCGATTTGACACATGATAATAGGGAATTGATTGTCAAAAAAGCTAGCGAGGCGCTTGAAAGCAGATTGGCAGCTTTTATTGGCAAAGGTGGAACAAATGTTGATTTGGATGACATGGAAATTAAAAGTTCAAAAAATGACATAGGAGATCCACACGGGAAAGTTATTGATAAGGCCTTGTTGGCTTTTGCAGTTAGACTGCAGACCCCCACTAAGCCTTTGAAAGTTTTTGCAGCAGTAGAGTATGATGAAAGTCAAGAAACTCCAGAACAGTACAAAGTTGTAGAGAAACTATTTACTGGCGACGGTGAAGAAATGCCTTTTACTTCGGAAAACTTGCAAAGCTTTGTTGAAGATAACGGAAGCATTAAAGAAAGTAGCTATAAGACTAATCGTAAGCTTGTATTGTTTGATCTAAGTAGCGACGATCCCAGAACGCATGCGTATGTTGAATTGCCAGTTAAAAATGTAGAAGCTGCAAGAGCTAAGCTACGCACTGCTGGCATTAATGTTCTTTCAAAATGGCTAGGCGCTGAACACAATGTGGAAGGTCCAGTCTATGAAGTAGTTTCTATTCCTAAATTTTATCCAGAAATCAAAAAGGTTTTGGCAGAAGAATATAAAGAATATAGCCGCGAACCACATAATGATGAAGATAAGGCGTGGAGTGACGCTACTGAAAACGCATCAGATTTCTCTGGTCGTTCTCGTGAAAAGAATGCCGCTCCATGGCAGAGTGAAGAAGGCGGTCCTACACATCAGGAACCACATGCTGACGAAGACAAGGCACAAAGTAATGAAAGTGAAGAATCTGGAAAATTCCCAGGTCGTGCCCACGATAAGAATCAAAGTGAATTGTCTAGACCAGATGTAGATCGTTCAGTAAAGAATGACGAATTTGATGGTAACCACATGACAGACGCTAGAACTGAAAGCGTATCTGAATTCCCAGGTCGTGCCGCAGAAGGCCCAGTTGCAGATGCAGCTACTCCTGAGAAAATGCTTAGATATGAGAAGAAAAAGGCTATGTACAGTTGCGGATCGGAATGCGACTGCGAATGTGAGAAATGTGAAGGAAGTGCTTGCTGCAAAAAGGAAGACGATAAGAAGGAGGCTCAAATGCAGGCTCCCGAACAACTTCCAGGCGAGTACGAAATGGGTGAAGTGTCACCCCTAGAACAGACCGAACAACCAATGGAGTCTTTAGAAGAAGAAGGACTTGATATGGGACTAGGTGATGAACTAGAAGAACCTGGCGCAGATTACGATGCTATAATTACCCTTCTTGATTGGGCACACTCAAAGATGGGAAAGAAGAAGTTATCTAAGAAATATAAAGTATCATTGGCTGATATGGAAAAGTTCGCTGCCGATTGGGAAAAGAAGGAAGGTCCAGAGGATCTGTCTGAAGCCAAGGAAGCAGCCGAAGCAGGCGAAGGTATGGTTAAGTTTACTGAAGATGACGAGACTCTGACCGCAGAAGCTTCTAGAAGAGGAAAGAGAATCGCTAAGTATCTTGACTATGTATCAAGCAAAGGCTTTGAAGTAAGAGCAGCATGTTTCTGCAGAAATAGTGGAAACTGTGCATATTGCGGATCGTTTGGATGTAGTTCTTGCGGCGAATGTAATTCAAGTAGAGGAATTGCATTGATGGCGCAAAAGAAGAACAGTCCAGGTACAACTTGTGACATGCTAAGTGCAAAAAGTCATCCATCACCAGAAGGATTTCCGGCACCAGATAGTATGGACGGACTAGAAGGTTGTGGTGACTGCGAGCCAAAAGTAGTCCCTTCGCAAGAAGCTAAAAGTGAAAGTGAAGTAAGACATGGTGGAAAGAAAGAAGCTATTACAACTAGTGGAGTAGACAACGATCCGCCAAGTATTACATTAGAACATAATGAGATGGACGGTATGCAGGTTTCTAAGGGAGACGCTGCACCAAAGATGGTTCCATCAGAGCATGGAGAATATGAAGAAACTCCAGGCTTGAATAAGAACCATAAGCAAGATATTACTGATGATTCAGAAGAAGAGCCATGTGACGGTGTAGGTCCAAGGCCTGAATATAAGCCAAAGAGTAATAGCGATGCTACGAATGACTCAAAAGGTGAGAGTCATGAGTGGAAACCAGGAAAGCGTAAAAGCTCATTAGATATGTTTGACGATAAAGAAGAAGAAATAAAATTCTCTGGCTCAGAGAAAGCAAGACCATCAGGTTTTAATAGAGTTTATGCTAAGAAAGTAGTTGCTGAAAAGAGATTGAAAGCGGCTTACGATTCTCAGAGAGGAAAGATTCTAGATGACTGGAAGATGGGAATGGTTGACTTAGACGAGTGCAACAAGAGAGTTGCCATGTTGAATGGTCAGTATATGAATAAAAAAAAAGAGCTAGAGCGTAAAGCAAGCGATATGGGCCACGAACCTGCAAAAGGTGGGGACGATGCCGATAAGCAAAAAGGACGCGACAAATATCACCAAAGTGAAACTCTAACTAACAACTCAGAGTTTGGTGATAATGATTGGTTCGATAGGGCAAAAGAAAAGAACCCTCACCAGGGTGGGTCACATAATTGGCACCCTAAGCTGAAGGGCGATGAAGGCAAGGAGCGTTCTGATGAAACTGAAAATCAGAAGGATTGGCCAGGTCGTTCTAGAGAAAAGCAACCAGACGATTCCGTAAAGCATCTTAATGAGATTAACCAGAATGCTAAAGAAATGGGTGAAGTCAAGGGTGACGAAGGTAAGGAACGTTCTGGCGACAGCGAAGACGCTGATAAATGGCCAGGAAGAACTCACGAAAAGCGTAAGAGCGATCCATCAAAGGATGCAAGTAAATACATGTATCGTAGCGAGCAGAAGAAGTGTGATTGTGATTGCGACCCATGTGAATGCCCAGATCCTGACGACAAAAGCGGCGGTGATAAGAAAACAGGCGGTCCCGGTGAGTTCGTTAACGCACTAAAAAAAAAGGCTAACGTCTCAGGCGGTGGAAAAGAAACTTCATACGCAAAAGAAGGTAAAGACGATATAGCGACAAACATGCCACCATGGGAATATGATGGTAATGATGAGCTAGGTCGCTCTGATCAGGCACAAGATGTGCCTTCGCCACTCCACCGTTCAGAAAATGTAGACGAAGAGTTTTATTCTGAAGGTAAATACCTTAAAAGCGGTGGAGCCCACTCGCCTGCGACACGCAAAAAATCTGACGAAGCTAAGCTGATCGACGCACGAAAAAAAAAGCTAGCAAAAAAGTACCGTAAATCATATGCTAGTTATATGAATAAAGGCGGGCAGCTAGATTTTCAGGCGTGGTTAAAAAAGAAGAAAATTGCTCAAGGAGATCCTATGTTTACAGGACAAGAGCAATTAAAGCCAATGACACTTAATGATTTAACTCCAGAGGAACAGGAGCAATTCTTGCAGTGGCGTCAGCAAAAACAACAACAGGAACAAATGCAGCAACCACAAGTTCAGGCTAGAAAAAGAACTGCTGGCGGAAAGTCTATGTGTGGTGGATGCAAGACAATGAAACCAGTTGGCGATTTTAGTGGAAAACGTTGCAAGAAATGTGCTTCTAAGAAAACTGCTATAGAACATGACCGTGTACCTACAGATATTAGAAGGCATAAAGTAGATCAACACATAGGAAGAGTAAATCACTTAGGTCATCCTTACAAAGGGAATGATGTAGTGTTTGCTCCAAACGATTCAGTATATTCTGATTTAACTGAAGGTCGCAAGCCAAATTACATGTCACCACTTACAGAGCATTACTTTGTAGATCGTGCATTGCGCGGAATGGATAATGGGTTTTACTGGAGTGGTAACGAAGCTTATCGTGGTGTAGTTGCTGCCGAAGAAGCTAAGTATCTTAGCGATTCACAGAAGATCAGATTAGCTGAGAATATGAGAGGGTACGGTATCTGGGTCGATGACGACGTAGTTCAGAAGACTATAAAGGCTGGAAACGAGTTTGAGATTCAGCAGCGTACAGATACTGGCGACTTGAATAAGAAAGCAAAAAAAAAAGAAGCGCACATAGGAAACATGGATGATTTTTTTAAAGAAAGAATAGGATATACTCCAGATTTTACAAAAGCGGAATATTGGGATGAAATAGATCCAGACGACCCAATGGCGAATAGAATTCCATGTGTTGATATGGGGTGTCCTGCGGGGAGAACGTGTCCTAAGTGTGGATTTACGCCTGAGCAGCGAGAAAAGAGAGAAAGATGGGAAGAAAAAAATAATGAAGGCCATGATCGCTGGGAACATGCAAGTTGGAGTCAAGATGGCTAATAAAATAACAGACCTTGAGAGATCAACTAGATTAGGAATTAAGCAAACTTTGATTCCTAAAAAGGGAAAAGGCCTTTCTTTGTTTAAGCAGGCTGATTCTATAGGAGATAGTAGGGGAGACTCTAAAACTTTAGAAGAAGCTCCAGGCAGTGTGACAGGAGACGACAATACTACGGATCCTGATAAAAGTCAAGACAGCAGAGAACCTTCTAAGGTTCTTAAGGATAAACATTTAAAGGACGATAGTGGTCGTCCTAGTAGAGATCATTCGGGTGCCGATTATGGCAATAGATCGATAAGAGAAAATTCATCGGTATTTGACGACAAAGAGCCGACAGGCGATTCGCCAGAGAAAACATTGAGAGGTAGCAAAATTATGAAAAGTAATTTTAAACCAAGTAAGAAATCTTTAGTTAAGAAAAGTAAGAAGCGTAAGAAAAAGAGTTATTACACCATAGAGGATGTACACAAGATAGATCCTAACATAGCTCGTGCGATGTACCAGCGCGGAGTCTATAGGGTTAATAAGGTAGTGTTCAAGGAACAGTATGGTGAATACATTAAAGATAAAGCTAGAGTTGCTAGGAAGGCTCACAAGAAGAAGATGGCAGACCACAACCATCGCATGTCAGATAAGTGGCGCAAGGATAAAGAAGGCGCAGCAGTGGTTGAGTACTATGACAATTGGGATGTGGAGTGGAACTTATATAAGGCTAAGGACTATGTCAAGAGAGGTAGTAAATCTGGCGAATATAAGAGCGCTGAAGAAGCTAGACGAGCAGCCCAAGGTAAGGGTGATGGCAATTATGTAATAGAAGGCACATCAATTAGAGATGGAGCTTATTGGGGATATTATGTAGTGTCTATTAAAGATAATAAAACTACAAGATACCAAAAACTATACTTGCAGCCCAAAGAGTCTGGGATAACTCACGAAAATACTTACAAGAAGGCTTCTAAAAAAGTGTTAGCAGAGATAACTCCTGAAAAATTTATGGCAGATTCAGCTACCGCTGGAAGATATGTAAGGGCTAGGCTTTCTAAGAGAGCGTCAAAAGCGTTAGGTGGACTCTACAGATCTGGACAAAGAGTAATGGATCAGATTTCTGTAGGAAAGAGACAGTTTCCAGAACAAGAAGATAGAGGCTCAATGAGAGCAATTATGGAAACAATCGATCAGCAGTTCGAAAAGTTAAAAATGATTGTTGACATGCTTGATGCGCCAGAACAAGAAAAAATCATGAATATTGCTGAAGAAGTAGAAGAGTTGACCGGAGCAGATGTTGATATGGACAATGAGTTAGGTGAGCCAGAAGAACACGTCGATATGGTTGAAGAGGCTGATGATGATATTAGTAGAGAAATGGACGATGTTTTTGGACCAGCAGATGAAGGTGACGAATTTGACGAAGAACCAGATGGGTTAGATTTGCCAGGCGGTGGCCCAGATGTAGATCCGTTTGGTGGTGACGACGACGATGACTTAGATCCTTTCGATGATGATGATGACGATGATTTAGATCTCCTTGACGACGACGACGACGACGATGATGATGACGATGACGACGATGATTATGAAGATGATCATGAAGAACATGATCGTAAACCAAAAAGCAATCCATTTGACGATGATGACGATGATGACGATGACGACGAATAATGTCAATTGTAGATAACTTTTATAAGAGAACGAATGAGGGCGAAGTTCAGAAAAAAACTGTTGCAAGAGTAAATGAAAATCAACAGTTGAGCAGCGCTTTAAGTTTGTTTAACGAATCAGTAGATTCACAAAAAAGAACTGCTGAAAATGCTGGGCGTCAATCCGATGAAACTGTTATTCAGTGGGAACAACGAATAAGAGAACAGGGTCGTAGTCAGAGAGGCCAAAGCAGTCAACATGAGCCGCTTTATGCTGATCAATATAGAAAAGCTGATTATGAGTCAAATGAAAGATATGTACAAGAAGCTGCTGAAATTGAGAATAGAGTAAGTGCAGGTGAAAGTCATGAATCAACGGGAATTGCAAACGATTTACCTTGGACTAAAGGCGATTCTGTAACGAACGTTGAAGACACTTACAAAGAGATGGGTGATATGCAAGTAGACAATTCTATGTTGCAGAAAGCTGTAAGTGAAAATGTAATTACTCACGCAGATGCAGTTAAAATAAGTAAAAAGGGTAAGGTTGAGGGTATTAATTCGACTATGTGGACTTCAAAACCAAGAGAATCGGAGTTTGAATAATTATGGATTATGCGATAACAGCACTAGTAGTTGGTATAGTGATGGCTCTCATAAAGGTCATAGAGAAATTAATTGATCATAATGGTGAGAAGAAATCTATTCTGATGACAGACGAAAGAGAGTGGTTACGTGAGTTGTATACGCAGCACCAGAAGTTTGACGAAAACGGAACGCCAATTTGGTATGTTCCGAGATCATGGGATGACACACAACAAGAAATAGTAAAAGCTTTGACAACAGTTGTTGGCGATCAGCGCAGAATAGCAGAGTTGTTGGATAAAATAGAACAAAGATATGAAAAGATAAGTGAAACTTTATCTGAAATGAAAAACAGATGTTAAAATATAAAGGAGAATATTATGGGAAGCGAAAAATATAATTTAGGTTATGGAGATTTACTAAAGCTTGGTAAGGGTGCTGCACTTGCAGGTCTTGGCGCGTTAGGAAGTTATCTATTGCAAGTTGGAGTACCAACTAGTTTAGATAAGCAGGAATGGTTACTTCTTGGTGCCGCAGCAGGGTCAGTAGCTTTGAACGCTGCATATAAATTTCTAACTGACACGAGCGCATAAATGTATTATCACAATAGAGTGAAAAGATCTGCTAGTGCGGATTGGAGAAAACCAGAAGATGGCGAAAAGGTCAAGGAAAATAGTCCATCTGTAAGAGCCGCCAAAGAAGCTGCAAGTTACTTAAAAGCGTTAAGATATGGGCAACTGGCAACACCAACTCCAGTGGCAGGAACAGAGCAGACAAGTCCATTGACGCCGGAACAGCAACAGGAACGCTTGAAACAACAGCAAGAGCAGGAACGTCAAGTGCAGCTTCAGCAACAGCAGCAATTACAGCAACAGCAACAGGCTCAACAACAGCAGCAACAGCAACAAATGCAACAGCAACAAATGCAGACCGCTCAAAAAACAGAAGCGATAGGGCCAGATGAATGGAGAGAATATAGGAAAATGTTTCCAGGTCCACGAGGACGTGTGCATTCGAACCCTGAAAAGTGGAACGATGAACCGGGGCAGATAGATATAAACGAACCAGATCCGCCGTTTTTAGGAACTGATAGAGATATCGATATGAGGTCAGAGGTGGGATACATGAGTCGAGAAGACGCACTAGAAGAATTAAGGCAAGATGAAGCTTCGTATGATCCGACCGCTGATTTCAGAAGAAAGAAAAGAGAAGATTTGGTAAAAGAAGATTTTCTAGAGCAGCCTGGCGTACAAGAAAAAGGCTGGTCTGCTCCTGTAAGAGAAAAAGAAGAGGCGGCAGATGAGATGGGATATGTAGATCCAGAAGAGGACTGGAAAGAATGAGACAAATTAAAGGCAAATCGATAGCGGATTATCTTCTTGACAGTAGGAAGAGGTCTGGTATGATGGAACATGAAGCTATTCAAGTACACGACGTTAGGGAACGTATAGTTCTGGCAGAAATAAATCAAGGATTGCCAGAGAGTGACAAGAGCGATACTGGAGAAGTAGGACAAGAAAAAGAAGACTTAGAAGATTTAGACGGCAAGGGTAAGAAGGAAAAGAAAAGCCGTCCCAGTGTTGCCTATGATGGCTAAGAAAGGGATTTATGAAGAAACTTAGAAATTTGAGCGAAGAGGATGTCAAGAAGCTTCTGGCAATAGTAAGAAATGGCGGAAGTGGAAAAGACATTCGTGATGCTGGAATTAGAACGTCAAATGGTGATTTAGTTTCTGAAAGGCAAGCAAGAAGATATAGAACTGCTGCTGTGGAAACTATTGAAAACACAGACGATGAGTTGCTGGACCGCTTCGTTAAGGGTGAAGGATACATGAGAGATCTGAATTTAGACGAAGAAGTTCATACAGCCTATCCAACTATCAAAGCGCCAAGGATTCAGAATAAAACAGCTATCATGGACATAGAGGTAATGTCCCCAGCGTTTGGAAGAATGTCTAAGTATAGTATTTATTTGCTATGTGTTAGTTTTCTTGATTTTGAAACAGGCGAAGTAAAAACGCTAGAAATAACACATGAAGATGGCAGAGACGACAAGAGATTGTTGAATGCTGTCTTTCAGGAAATGAGAAAATATACGTTCATTATTGGACATAATGTAAAAGGCTATGATTTGAATTGGTTAATGACTAGAGCTATCTTTTATGGTTGGGATATACCAGATAGAGCTTTTTATTACTGTACTTATCAGGGCGCTAAGCGTATACCATTATTGCATAGGAAGGGATTGGGGAATCTTATTGATTTCTTTAGAATTAAGACTGCAGAGAAGACTCAAATTATGCCTATTGAGTGGGACAGAGCAAACTCGCCACACAAGGCTGACTTTGATGAAGCTATGCAGCAAATTGTCTATCATTGCGAGCAAGATGTAATTGCTAATAGAGAAGTATATGATCTCGTGATGAAATATGACCCGAAACCTTCTTGGAAGCTATGGCCGCGATAAAAAAAACATTTGTATTAATATTATTAATTTTTACCCTAACAGGGTGTGCAAGTTCTCTTTTTAAAAGTTTTCCTCTTCAAACTGAGACACCTATTGTTAAAAAAGACTATGTTAAGTTTGTAAAAGTTGGCGATATTCAAATCGCTGATGTTGGGAAAACTAAAACTGAGACGAACCTCAAACAACAACTGGCTACAGCCTTAAAAAGATATCCTAGGATTACTACAACATATCTGACGGATGTGTGGTTGGTTGAGTCGGCAGATAAGAGTGGAGATGTATTAGGTAAGTATGTATATAGAGAAAAAGCTATCTACATATCTATAAATGGATACAGTGATAGAGAAATAATTGATACGTTCTATCATGAATTAGGTCATGCAATTCATTTAAGTATGACTGTTAAAGCAGAAGACGCATGGTATGCTTTATTTTTAAAGAGATTGAAAGTTTTGGGATATAAGAAGTCTTTAGGAAAAGATTGGCGAACTGTAAAAGATATAAAAGGGTTTCCAAGCTATTATAGTTTAAAGAGTTTTTGGGAATATTTTGCTGAACATTTCAGAGTAAGCTCTATGAGATCTGAACATCACAAGAAAATGTTTAAACCAGAACATAAGTTACTTTTGAAACATAAACTATTACCAGTTAAGAAAATTAAAAAAATAAAAAATGAGAAGACAAAGCGTAAAAAGAGTTATTGCAGAGCAGCCTAAGGGTCATATTCACTACAACCCTAGGCATGGATCAGTTCCTAGAAAAACTAATACTGATGAAGATCAGGAAGTAGTAGAGATGGGGTCTAGAGAGACAGGTATGGGCTCTGAGACTAATAATCAAAGTAGTGAAAATAGAAATACAGGTTTTCCCTCTTCTTCGAAAAGTGATAGGTCCGTAAAGACGCACGGACATAATAATCCTAAAGTGGACAGTCGCCCCGTCGAAACTTCAAATGAAAAAGGCTCATCGACTAGTCAGAGACAGTTGGAGGGGGCAAAAGGCCCTCAGTCGTCAACGAGAGATTGGGATTGGTTTATATATGTTCCAAACAATCATAGCAGAGAATGTCCAAAATTTTCGTGGATAAATAATCAATGTGAGTGTCCGCCAGGATATCTTGAAGATATGTTTGAAAAAATGCAGCAATGGGAAGAAGGTGGAATGAAAGGTCCAGACCCTAGGGGTATTATAGGATCTAAAAGAGAAGCTGGAATAATTTGGGTAGAGAATCCAAAAATGCCAGACGGTGGATATTGGGCACACGACCCAAGTCAAAAAACTGATCCAAATTTTAAACAAGAAAAGGCTGTCACAATTGAGCCACATCCTGGTCTAGAAGGAATTAGAGAACATGAGAGTGAATTTCCTGGGTATGTTAAAAAAGATACTCCTTTAGAATATAGTGATCTATTAAATAGATTACAGGGGGGAGAAGATATACCATTAAAACAGGAAGCCCTTCATCTTTGTATAGATGAGAGATTAAGAGGTAACGTCAATTCTATAGTTGAATCATTTGATGATTTAAACTGGGATGATATTGATTCTGTGTCTTATCAACCGATGGCTGCGGCTGAATCAATTGAAGATTGGCCAACTACGTCAAAAGATGGAATAATGATATACCATGCAGACACCCCATCGAGGCAAGCTCAAGGATTACAGTATGTAGAGGAAAATGATTTCCCTAAGAATGCTGTCATGTTGTTCAAAAATGCTTCTGGACCTTTCCATATGCATAACTGCAGATTCCCTATTGATATTATATTTACTGATGACGATTTCAGAGTGTTAGCGATTCATAACATGATTCCTGAAGGTGGATATACATATTCGCCTATGGGGACAAAACACGCAGTTGAAACACATCCTGATTGGGCTGAAAATAAGGGAATTAGCGAAGGTGATATCTTATTTAAAGATGAATAAACCCTACCTTAAACCGCTTAAGTACGACCAAGGGAGTAGTCCCTTGTGCCATTCGTGTGGTAAAAAAACTTGGAACTTCGCTACCGTAGTCTAGCCTAACAAGCAGGCGTCACGAACTGGTGTGCCCATAGTGCCCAACACTGTGGGCACTTTTTTTTTGAAAAAAGTTTTGACAAGGGTTGGAATTGTGGTATAGTAGTAATACGTTAATAAGACGCCTCCGTAACTCAATTAGGTAGAGTACCCGCCTTTTAAGCGGCACAGTCTTGGTTCGATTCCAAGCGGAGGTATAAGAAAAGGGAGGGTAGTAATTTGGCAAAGCAAAAATATAGGTTGACACCACCAACAATTCATCGTAAGATTAGAGACGAGAAGAGAACGGTGGCGTCAGAGAAGTATGGCAAGAAGACTAAGTATCGTATTGGTTTTGTACAAAGAGAAACAGTAGCAGGATTAGTTAAGCATATTTATATTGATCCTCGCCCAGTAAGAGATGAACCTGGAGTTTTCACAAGTACAGAAGCTTACATTACTCAAAGTAATCATTTGGATACTAAGTTTAGTGATGTAACTAAAACACCAACTGGTAAGGTTTTCTTCAGATGGATCGATAGGCAGACGTTAAGATCTTTAAGAAGAAAGATGACTTGGGCCGGTATAAAATTAGTAAAAAAGCAAACAGTAACAGTTTAATATAACGTGCAGCGCACAGGTTGCGGGCTAATTGGGAGTCTAGTGGCAGATGCAGAAGCGGTAAACCCAATGGATCTGAAACTACAAGTACACGTTAAATATTACCGAGCGGTAAAAAGGAGTAGCAAAAGCGGCTGAAGTCGGTATAATATTACCGAGCGGTAAAATTAGTCGCTTATCAAGACAGCCTGGAAAGACAGGCAACTGGGAACGTAACTTAATTGGCAAAGCACCTGACTCTTAATCAGAGAGATGGAGGTTCAAGTCCTCCCGTTCCTATTAGAAACAAAATGCCCTGCTTGCTGGATTGCAGACTAGGGACTTCTAATCCTTAAGACCATGTTCGATTCATGGGTGGGGTGCCAGATATGAAAAGCACATTGGAAAGAATTAACGTAAAGAAACTTTTAGAGTTTTGCAATAAGTTATTTGGGCCAAAGGTTGCAAAAGAAATGGAAGCTTTGAATAAGAAAAAGATGGAGAGGAAGTCAAATGGATAGACGCTGTTCTGATACGACAGTTTCAGCAGGTTCGATTCCTGCCCTCTCTACCATAATTGTGTATAGAATATAACTAAAATACACTATAGTACTTATAATAGGGTGAAGAAAATGAGTAGGTCATATAGAAAGACTCCAATTTGTGGAAACACAAAAGCGGAATCTGAAAAAGAAGATAAAAAGATTGCAAATAGAAGTTTTAGAAGAAAAACTAAAATGCAATTAATTAACTCAGATGAGGAACTTCTCTTTAACATAAGACAAGTTTGTGATGGACGAGGATATTATTCCAAGGACGGCAAACAGTGGATTGACAAAGAGGAACATCCTGATATAATGAGGAAGTAGTAAAGAAGGCGGTATAGCCCAACGGCAGAGGCAGCAGGTTCAAATTCTGTACAGTCTAGGTTCGAATCCTAGTATCGCTACCAAGATTCGCAAAGGGACTCCCCGATGATGGAGATAATGTTTCATTTTTAAAATGATAGAAGTAAATTAATTAGAAGTAAAAAGTTATAACTCGCGGCTAAGTTTGCAAGCTTGGCCGCACCAACCAGAGACTAGGCATCGGTGAGCCCAGCGGTCTGTAAAACCGCCGTGAAAACTGTGGGTGTTCGAATCACCCTCTCTGGACCATTATTACATGTGATGTATATCGACAGGTTTGTGAGGACGACACCTGGCTTAATCAAAAAAATCATCCTTATTTATGGGCCTATCATCTAAAGGTTAAGATACCGGACTGTCGATCCGGCGATTGGGGTTCGATTCCCCATAGGCTCGCCAGACAGGTTTTTCGGTTGTTCCTGTATAAATAAAACTCCGATTTATGTCCCACTAGCCCAACTGGCAGAGGTAAGCGGCTTAAACCCGTAACAGTCTAGGTTCGAATCCTAGGTGGGATACCAGCAAAATTTAAACGGCTTAACAATATGTACAACTTGAAGGGGGTGTCAGAAAATGAAGTATAAACTGATGAATAGGAGGAACCGAGTGTACCAAAAACAGCTAGATTTAACTTTATCTGGTACTGGCCCTGTAAGATTTCCAGCGTGGGTTGGCGTTCTAAGATATATAGAAGAAAGAGGATACCATATACGTAGACTTGCCGGTACATCGGGTGGCGCATTAGTTGGCGGTTTATACGCGGCTGGGATGTCAGTAGACGACTTGGAAAGTGTTCTACTTAAAACAGATTATTCGGATTTCGCTAGGACTAGTTGGTGGAGAGTAGCAAAAGCTATTGCTTGGCCAAAAGCTTTTGGTGGCGGCTATATGAATAACGGGTATAAGTTAGAAAAGTTTCTACATGGTCTTATTGGAAAGAAATCTTTTAAACACGCAAAAGGATTACATATATTTACTACAGATATGTGTAATGGCGTATCTAAGATTTTTAATTGGAAAGATGACTATCATTATTCAATAGCTAAGGCTATTCGAGCAAGTATTTCTTTACCTATCATCTGGAATGGTGTACCATATAAGTACAAAAAGGGACACAGAGTGAAGGGGATAAAGAGAAGAAGAACTGTTTTGATGGATGGCGGTTTAAGAAACAATTTTCCAATTGATTACTTTGAACCAACAGATTTGGATGTAATAAGTGGAAAGAAAGTCCCACTTGTTGGGTTTACAATTGAGCATGATTTTTGTACAATTAAAGAACAGTATTCGTTTAAGGATATTGGTGGATCAGTTATTTCAAATATGATCGGAGCAGCAGATCGAAAATATGAGGAAGACAGTAAAGGAAATTACATAATGTTGACTCATGGCGATCTGGATGATGGAAACCCTTACGAGTTTGATATAAATAATAGCGTAAAGGCAAAGTGGATTGAAGCAGGGTATAAGGTAGCAAGAGATAACTGGGGCGATTTAATTAATACCTCAGAAAAAGAGGTTGACAAACCTGTTGCTCAGAGATAACATAGTACTAGAGGTTAAAATTTAAGGGAAAATTTGGTTTGCTTTTTAGCAGAAAGGAAGTTTAGTTATGACAGAAATGGAATTGTTTGTAAGAAGTTTGCTTCATCATGGTGCTGATTTCATGGTTGGTATGAAGGGGCAGGATTCGAAGCAGTTGGCGGTAAAGATTGGTACGATTGCTGCGGTTTTGGTAGGTATTTATTTGAGTAAGAAAGTTTGGGGCGGATATCGTCGTAACTTTAGCTTTTCTAAGAAACTGGTTTACGTTGGATCGAAGAAGTTGGCAGTTGAAGGCGGTTGGGGCGGAATGCTCTTGCTTCCAACAGCAGTCGTAGAAACTGTTTTGGTTCCGCTGTATCTCCTTCTAGGTTGCTTCTCGCCTCGTAGCGATGAAGAAAAGCAGAAGATGCTAAATCAGGATAAGGATGTTGTTAAGACTCTTGATCGCCACAGCGGTCTTCAGGAAAATCTAAACGAACGTCTTATGGAGTCTGAAGATAAGGTTGCAGATCTGGAAGCACACATTAAGAGATTGACAGATAGTGTGGGCAAAGTTCTTTCAGAAGTAAAGAAGAACAGACAGGACGCTCCAACTAGACGTATCGCAAGACCAGCAGCAAAGCAGTATAGCGATTATCAGTACGCTGATAACGATATGTAAGAAACAAATAGCCTAAGAAATTAGGCTATCTTAGGCCCTGTAGTTTACTTGGTAAGAACGCCAGGCTTTCACCCTGGAAGATCGGGTTCGAATCCCGGCAGGGTCATTATTTTTTAAACATTGGCAGAGGGTATAAAATGAAAACTTGTATTATTATTGCTGGACTACCAGGAAGTGGTAAAAGTAGTCTAGCAAGAATTTTAGCTAGTATGTTTAGTTTCAACACTAAAATAATTTGTACTGATGATTATTTTGTAAATGAAGAAACTGGAGAATATGAATTCGATGTTAAGGATTTACATCGAAACCACAATAAAGCATTTAATGACTTTAAGAAGGCGGTACTTGGAAGAGGTATTGAGTATCATACAGTTATAGTATCAAACACTTGTACCCAAACTTGGGAATACAAGAGATACGAAGATTTTGCAAAAGAAAATGGATTTATAGTATTTCCTGTTATTGTAAGAAAGAACAAAGAACAAGTTTATAAGAATTTGCATGGTGTTCCAGATGAAGTGGTGGATAAAATGCAAGCAAGACTTGTTCAAGATTTCGTAACACCGAAATTGAAGAGATAAACTGGGCGACCCCATGGTGGGACAGTGGACTTACATTCCATTAGATCAGGTTCGATTCCTGGGTGGCCTATTACCAGAGGTATAAACGTAAACGTAACCAGCATGAGTTTGACGAGTGAAGGCGTTAACCGTAAAGCGGCGAACCGGTACGAAGTCGCACGCCACAACGGGGCAGGGAATAGTGTGAAATATGTGTGCGTGACGATCAGGAGAGACTGATAGGTTTGCCCCTGTAGCATAATTGGCAGTGCAGCACTTTTGTAATGTGCAGATTCCGGGTTCGAATCCTGGCAGGGGCTCCAGAGGGGGGCAAAAAAATGAAAGTAAAGGTGTATTTAAAAAATAATGATCCTGAACTAGAAGAGGTTCTAGAGATGGAAAACATTAGACCGGAAAGCGTAATAGGCTTTAAAAGTATGCAAATCTTTGCTGCAACCGGAATGATGTCATTTACAACGCTAGATGGGACAAGGTGGGAAATCATTCCGAGAGAAATGATTGAAAGAATAACTTGTATACTGGATGACGATATCTCAGACAACACCGGAATGCCTTCCATTGAAGAAATTAGTGATGATGACATGGAAGAGTTTGAAATTGATATACCGGACGTTGACATTATAGATGGACAAGAAGAGATGGATTTTCTGCTAGGTGGAGATCTAGAGATTCAAACAGAAGAGGGCGATGAAGAAACTGCAGAGTAAGATTTTTATCATAGTACTGATTTTAATGCTTGCATTTGGATCAGGATGTGGTAGTATAGCATATAGGCACCATAATAAGGGTGCAGATATACCATACGGCGGAACGATGTTAATTATTTATTGGTCGGCACTATCATTAAATCCATTTATTTTAATAGATTTGCCGGGTAGTTTTCTTGTAGACACAATATTACTTCCAAGAGACATTATATTAATGAATAGGGGAAAAAGATGAATAAAGAAGTAGCTAAGAAATTTGGGAAAAGTGGATTGTTTTGCGGATTGGTGCTTTTGGCTGGTACTATAGTTTATGAAGTCGGTGATCGCATTCATCATCATGTGACTAGAACTGTGCAGGAAAAAGAAGCAGACATGAGAGCAGATTATCGCATCGTATATGATGGTGAGTATTATGCTGCACAAAAATATAGATCTGCTGAAGGGTGGTATTTTATAAATCTTTGGAATGGTGAAAACCACCAGAAATTTTATAAAGATAAGGTGAAAGTAAAAAAGGCTTTAGAAGTTCGTTTGCACGAACTGCATCCAGATATTTTCTTTAAGCCCGTTAAGTAGCAAGAGTGTGGAGTGATGTAATTTGGTAGCATACGGCGCTGTTAACGCCTCTGTCGGGGTTCAAGTCCCTGCTCCACAGTTAGACTGAATGTAATAAGAGTTACAATAACTGATGATGTTTGTAATGGTACGGACTCAGATAAGTACCCACCTTCGGGTGTTTTTTAAATATTCTGAAAGATTTATGTTTTTTGAAGTATAGTATGTAGTACCTACTAACTTTTATTGACGTATGTCAGTCATTTCGCAGATATGATGTTAGTGGTACAATGTGTACTAACAGTAGATGGTTAGGAAATAATGCTGGAAGATTTAAGAACAAAGAAGAAAGTAAAATTAAAGAAATTGAAAAAGAGATATCAGAATTGCAACATTGTAGAAAAGATATGGCGTAGAAGATGGTATCTTTTAATACCGTACCACACTTTTAGGTTTTATTATTATACGAGGAAGAAGAGTAGTTTTAGGATGTCTTTGAGGCATTGTTATAAACTTGCAGTTGGGATGGCTCAATATAAAATGAACTGGATGTATGGTTGGAAAGAAGTAAAAGAGAGAATAGAAAATAAGTTAAAATAAACTACCTATAGGCTAATTTGGCAAGTCGCTCGGTTTGGGTCCGAGAGAGTGGAGGTTCAAATCCTCCTAGGTAGACCATGGAGGGGGTAGGAGGATGTTGTTAGATTATAAACAGGAGGACGGTAAAATAAATATGCATATAAACCTTATGAACGGTCCATTGGATGGACAAAGATTTGCTATAAATGACCCCCCAGACGAGATATCTCTACCGTTATATGTTTTTAAGAATAGACAGATATCTAACGTGTTTATGGATAGTAAGAAAGCTTGGCACTATGAACATAAACTACCTAATAGAGACTACTGCCCATCCCCTAAGGCTATTGGAAAAGCCATCTATAGGCATAATTTTAGAATTAAAGAAGAAAAGGGTAAAATAATAGAGAAGTATTATGCTTATGTAAGAAGCGAAAAGATAGAAGAAAAAGAAAAAGAGAAATAATACATTTTCGCTTTCATTTTTTTACCTCCAGGGTCTTGCGATTTTACGTCGTAAGGCCCTATTTTTATTCTATTGTATATATGGAGATAGGATGATATGAGATACTGTATGCCATGTAAAAGTGAACCGGATAAGAATGACGCGAAATATGCCTCATATGGCATCTGCAATCGTTGTTATATTAATAATAATAAAATGATTGCAGCAGAACGCATCGTACAATCTATTTTAATTACAGCAGCAGAACCCAAAAAGAAACGAAAGAGAAAAAAGAAGAAAAAGGACCAGCCAGAGGAAAAACCTTATCCTGATTATGACGACCCGTATTGGACAGAGGGGATAGAAGAAAGAAGGATGACCTATCCAGAAGAAAGGCCACCAAAAGATCCTGTCCACCTAGCCCCTGGATATGAAAATAGGATGAGAACGAAAGAAGAAATTCCAGGCAGAAGAAGAAGGTTACTTACAATTGATGAGCTTGTAAGAAGCGCTGAAATGATGGATTCGTGGAAGGATTGGTATGAGAGAAATGATGGAATTATAGAAGAGCTTTTTGGTGCTGATACAGATTTGTTAAAAAGTCTTTTAGCGCTAACTTCACCAAATAACGCAGTTAAAGGAAATGTTACGCAAGCTATGAAAGCTTATGTTAAAATCTTGAAAGGCGAGCCAATTAGACCAGGAGATCAAGATAGACCAGGGTCAGATTTCTTACCAAACCATGCGATAAATATAAATAAGATGCTTAGAGGAGAACCAATTAGTGGCCCCAAAGTGATTCCTTTTGAGAAGAATGTATTTGGCGATAGATTGGCGGTAACGATAGATCTCCACATGCAACAATTGTTTTATGGAGAGTGGGGAACTTGTCCTGGTTGCAAGGGTGCAGGAAAAGGCAAAGTAAATGGAAGAATGCAAAAGTGTAAAACTTGCAAAGGGAACAAAGAAGGATATTTTTTAGGTAAGTCAGTTGTCAGTGCAGATCACACAATGTTTTATGCAGATAAGATTGTCAGAGAAGTGGCTGAAGAGTTAGGGTGGGCACCACCTGAAACTCAAGCTGCTTTATGGGCTTTTAATTTAGAATTAAGAAATGAGGAGGTACAAAGTTATGACGGAGTATTGGAAGCAAGGTCAGAAGAATACGGAGAAATCATCAGAATTCTCCAAGAAGAATACGGAACACTCTTCGAAAGATCAGGAGGAGGGCAAGGAGGAATTGATGAGCCACTTAGCGGAAGCGGTCAAGACAAGATCGAATTCAGTACAGAACGCAGCCCTCTTTTGGAAGAAACTGAAGGAGAAGGTGAACAAGAGCAGGGAAGACAGAGGTTTGAAACCTATCCCGTAAACTTAAAAAAGTTTGATCCGATGGATCCAGAAGATCCAGAAGATTTTAATCCACTAAAACCAAATTAATCTAGTATAGTACTTTTGAAGCCCATCAGGACTTCAACCCCTACCCCCCTTTCTTCGCTTGTCCGCGTTGTAGGCCCCCAGTTCGCTGGGGGCCTTTTTTAATTGACAGGACAGCGGTTCTAGGCTATGATAGATGTACTTGGTGAGTCGAGCCTGTTTTCCCTATAGAGAAGACGTGGCTCGTATGAGTACCAGCAATCCTTACATAGTTAAATAGCGTAAATAGCGTAAATAGTTAAATAGCGTAAATAGTTAAATAGCGCAACATACGGCATTGACAAAAGCCAACATGTGCAGTAGACTAGATGAATAGTATAAAGAACAAATAACAAAACAGTTAAGGATTTTAAGCGAGAGAAAAAGGAGAGCAAAATAAGATGGGTAAAAAGTTTTATATTGAAAGGTTAAAAATAGAAGTAAAAATTCCTGACAACTACTATCTTTCAGAAGAAGATCATGAAGTGGCAGAAGATGATCTAACTTGGTGGAAGGCGAAAGAGGATTTTGTAACACCAAGTCATGTGGGAGAGTTAGCGGGCGATAAATATTGCTGCATTTCGCCATGTGATAGAAATCATCCCCCTCACGGTTACGAGTTAGTACCAGACGACAGTGAAGAAATAGTTAAAAAAGATTGGAAGTGGTGGGGGGCGGCAAAGAGGTGGGTTAGGACGGACTGCTCAATAGGAAAAGTTGTAAAAGATTTGTATACAGTAAATGGACTGCACGGACTAGCGAAACCAATAGTAAAGCTTCCAGCAATCCCAGAAGGCTTTGAATTAGCTAAAGTGGGCGAAAGAAAAGAGGCTGGCTGGATGTATTTTTCTGCCAATGGGGATTGGAAGATTGGCACTTTTTCACTAGTTGGAAACATTTTACGTAAAGGTGGGGCGTTGACTTTTGTCAAGCCAATCAAGGCAAAGCTTCCAGCAATCCCAGAAGGCTTTGAGTTAGTTAAAAAGGATGAAAAAATTATCCAACACACTTGGAAAGTTTGGCATAAAACGTCAGGGTGGAATAGAACCGTTGACGCTGGTGCTGACAGAATGAGAGCGGAGGGCACTAGTAAACTAATTTACATAAAGCCAGCGAAGAAAATGACTGGCTGGATGATATCGAATGCGCCAGAAGGGTATGAATTAGTGCCAAAAAGCAGCGAAGAATTAATTCAAAAAGGTTGGTTAACTTATGTATATTGGGAAGAGCTTGACGAGAATGGTAAACAGTTAGAATGGAAACCATCAAGTCATCATGCCATTGGACGTAAAAATAACACTACCGCTGAAAAATACGCTAAACCAGTCGCAAAGAGAAAAGAAGAAAGGAAGGAATCAGTGATAGATCAGAAATTGAAACCAAAGAAGCAGATGTACAAAGAGTACGTGAAGTTGCAGAATCTCAAAAAAGATCATGCAAATTTGGCTCACGAGTATAAGGAATTGTTGGCTAAGCATGACTCGTTGAGAGAAGCCGAAGAAGCGCAACAATGTGCGCTTGAAGATTTGCAAGACGAGTACAACGGACAGGTGTGTAGGAATGAGGATCTACAAGACGAGTACGACGAGTTGGAATCGGAAAAGGAATCTTTGCAAGACGAGTACGACGAGTTGGAATCGGAAAAGGAATCTTTGCAAGACGAGTACGACGAGTTGGAGAGTGAAAAAGAAGAGCTTGAACAGGAACGCGATGAAATAAGAGAAGAATATAGTTCCGCCTTGGATGAAAGAGCAGAGCTTCAACAGGATTGCGAAGATTATTCTGAAAAATTAGATGATGTGGAAGTAGTTTATGAGGAAACTAAAAAGGCATTTGGTGAATATCAGACAAAGGCAAAGGCTAAGATTAGAGAACTTGAAGATATCGCAGATAAGCACTATCAAGAAGCGCATGTGAATAAGTTGAAAGCCGCTGCCTACGACACCGTAGCCGGTCATGCCGCTGCCTACGACAAAGATAGAAAAATCTACAAAACAGAAGAAGCCAAATATAGAAATCTATATGTTGCTGCTGTTAAGACCATCAACGAACAGGAAGAGAAGGAAAAGTCACAAAAGAAACGCAACAATGCTCTTATTGACACTGTGAAAAGTCTAGTAAAGAAGTATTCGAAATATGCAAGAATCTACAAGGGGCTATGTATCGTTTCGGATGATTCAGGAATAGACGGACATTTCGAAGATGAACACGCCTGTGTATCACCGTATAAGCCAGAAGTTCATGGGTCGCTAAATGGTGATCAGGAAGAATTGTTGGAAATGCTGGGCTGGAAGAATGACGGGGATGACATGTACGTGTACGATCTGAGAAGTGATGAAGAAAAGAAGAAAGATGCTGATAAGACTAAGTTTTATGAAGAACTTGCAATATTAGGACCAGTGGAACCATTACCACAACCGCTAGACTATGACTGCCCTCACTGTGAAACGAAGTTGATCGAAGGTGTTGAGGGTGAAGTTTTAAGTTGCGGTAATTGTGGTGAAGATATTGGATGGAGTGACGAGTATGGGTATGTGTTAGTCATTGATCCGATTGAGGAAGATTTGGACATATAATGAGTGTCTGGTCGAAAGGCCAGACACAGCTTCTCTTTGACGAATATAGAAGTTGGGCGAACCAACACGAGTGGGACATATATGCACACTTAACTTTTGGAAAGAAGACAAGCTACAATCTGGCACGAGAGAAATTTAGGAAGTGGATAAGGGCGATAGAAAAGCACGAAAATATAAAGGGCAAGACATCATACTACATGTCGGTCGAATTCAATAAGGCTGGTGCCCATATCCACGCTGTTGGGAAGAATATTAAGGACGTTAACTTTGCTAGAAAGTGGTGGACAAAACACCATGGCAAGTGTATGATAGAAGCATACGATGAAAAGCAAGACGGCATAGGATACATTACTAAAATAGTAAATGTCGGAGGGACACCGGATCCATGGGGGCCGGTTTGGAAAGGTAAATAAAATGAGAGAAAAAGATTTTTTGGAAAGATTTGAAAGTGGAATGACAAGAAAAAGCAATTCAATATTTACGGGAGTTGGAATAATTTTTGTAGGAACATTATTGTTGAATCTAGGTTTGCTGGCATTTGGAATCTGGGTTATTGTTAAACTTATGCAACATTTCGGAGTTATTTAAATGTTAACAGCGGGACAAAAAGAAAAGCTTTTAAAGTGGGACGAGGATTTTTCGGATATGCCTTACGACTATATGTATAAAGCATATATCAAGCCGAGAAACAAGAGAAGGGTATTCTTTCAAGAAACGTTCAATATTGCTGCAAGGCATATGATTGAACAAGGCGAAAGAGCGTACATGAAGGGCTACAACAACATGTACGAAACCAGAGGTGGTCTTAAAAGTCCTGTCAGAGTATTAATCTCTGACAGAGACTGGATTCTGCCAGTAGAGTTTGCTGGCGATAAGAGAAGGCCAGCATATTGGATTCCATCGAAAATGGAATTTACCTCTTGTGACACAGGAGTGGTAGCGGGGGCGTTGATGAAAGCGGGACACGATTTGGATCTTTGTAAAAAATTGCAAAAGATTCATGATAACGTGGAACCAAAATTTTGGGAAAAAGCCTTGAACAGATTGGCAGAATCGTATAAGATCTATGGAGTAAAAAGATCTTGGTATAAAACTAAGGAGAAGTATCGTGATTGAACTAAGAAATGTAGAAGAGAAAATTGACTTGGAACTTTCATATCAAACATTGTATGCGTGGGTGCAACATGTAGATTTTGACAAACGCCAGGCGGGTGACCATACGTGGATCGATGGTGCAGTTGCAGACGCACTATGGAGAGACACTCCAGCGTTTAGTGGAATAAATCGTACACCACTGTTGCACAGATTGGAAGATACAGCTAGAGTTATAACGGTAGTTAAAATTTATGAAAATCCAACAGACTATAAGAATGGATTTTTACCAATTAGTTCGGGCGTCTCTATTTGTGATTTTCGTGATCAATGGTGTAGAAAAGTGGGAAGAGATAAAGCTCTCAGAAGAGCTTTGGGTAAAATTGGTTATCTGTTAGATACGCCTAAAGGCGTAGTAAAAACATTTAGAACTCAATAAGGAGGTAAATTTGATGAAAAAAGATTTTGATTATGGCAATTTTGCTAATGGTAAGTGGTTGTGCTAAGCTGAAGGCGGTAAGGGCGGTAAGGGCGGTAAGGCAATGGAGAAGATCCACAACCACCAGGACATGATGGGAAGCCAGATAAACAGAATGATTAAAAAGCTTTATGCAGAAAGTAAGGGAGTCCTTTAGGGGACTCCCTTTTTTTATTTATTATGAAAATTTACGAATATAAACACAAATACGCAAATGTAAGGGGATATACTCATTGTTGTGCTGTTTTAGTAGTATATCCATTTAAGCACGCAGAATGGTGCCCTTATCATAACTTTGACACAAAGAAAATCAAGGCTGGTGATATACCTATAAATGTAAAAAGACCTTATCTTGAGGGGGATTTGATACAAGATTATCATACGGGGAAAAGATATAGAATGAAAGACGGCTCGTGGGCTGAAGAAGAAAGTGGATAATTTTTACATAAACGATTATAAGTCACTATATAGCCAAAAGGTATTCGAGGTCGGAGGAGACAGGAATGAATACATAATATTCTCAATTGAAGGAAAAGAGAGATTGAGAATTGGGAAAGATAAATTTTATATAGATGGCAAGCCAACAGAGGACCATAAGAGAATATATGGGGCTTTTGTAGATTGGCTTATAAAGCAGAACTTATACAAAACTAAACCTAAGTTTAGAATTAGGATGAAAAAGAAAGAAAAACCAGGAGAAGAGGTATAGTATTATAGAGGAGAGATATATGGATAAGAGGCGAAAAGAAGGACGAGTAGAACAATTTGGTGAAGTTTGCCAAGAGATGGTGGCACTCTTCGCTAAGAAGAATGAAGATTATGGAGATGCATTTGCGGATTCGGGAACAATTGGTGTATTGGTAAGTATCAACAATAAGATACGAAGATTGCAAAACATTACTAAGACAGGAATTACGCTAGTTGAAGACGAAAAAATAAGAGACACAGTGTTAGATCTGGCTAACTATTCAGTAATGTTTCTTATGCTATTGGACGAAAAAGAAGAAGGTGAGGAAGACGAGTACGAGGAAGAGATAGATTTATTTTTAGATGAGGACGACGAAGAAGAAACGTTTAATGAAAGTGATAGCATAATAGACGAATTATTTGATGAAGAAAAATAGCCAAGAGATTACCTTAATAGACATATCTATATTGGGCGAAACAGAGCCTACAGATTGTTGTCATATATGTGGCACTGAAGCACACAATAGATGTTCTTGTTGTAAAAAGAATATTTGTGAATATTGTACCATAGAGAAGAACAATGACAGGAAATGTTATTTGTGTACGTCGAGTCAAGAGAGGGTTGAAATAGATGGTATGGATAGTAATAAAACCATATGTATAGATTTCGACGGAGTTATATCTGACTACAAGAGTGGATGGCAAGGTTTGGGAGTATATGGAAAGCCTATACCGGGAGTGGACAGAGCAACTAAGTGGTTGAAAGATCACGGATGGTTTATCATAATAAATACTTGCAGAGATGAAGATGAACAAATAGCTGAGTTTTGCAAACAGAACAATATTTGGTTTGATTCAATAAATGAAAACCCAAATCAGCCTAAAGATGGTTCAAGTAAACCAATGGCTGATGTATATCTAGACGACAAAGCAATTGGGTTTACTGGCGACTGGGGGATGACGCTAGACAAAATTGAGTGTTTTAAACCGTGGTGGGAAGAGCCAGCAGAAGAACAAGTTATTAAGGTGTTTTCGCAAAAGATAAACGACTCGTGTGGCGACTCGTGTGACGTTTGTGGAAAAGCAATAGAGGGTACACCGCTGAAGTATAACAATGAATGTTATCACAGTGAGTGTTTGCTGGGAAAGAGAGCGCAAACTCTATTGAGGACGGCTAACACTTTGAACAAGTTAGAAAATAAGATGAAGCACTTTACATTAGACTTTGACGATAGAAGACATATTGAAAAGCAAATAAAAGACATAAGAGCAATGATAATGATAAAAAAGAAATTTGATCCGCTATTTAGAATGGCGGCAGAAGACAACTTTAGTCCATCGGCTAATAATGATTCAGAAATAGAAGACGCCGACGACGGTGCATCGGAGCCTGATCCAGTACAAAAAGACAAAAAGTCAACAACTAAGAATTATATAGATAGAGATTCTGACGCATTACATCAGGACGATCCAGGTAAACCAACATATCCGAGAGAGAAGAATTTGGTGCATAGACCAAGATCGCTGAATGAATAGTTATGAAGTTTACTATACAAAGACTAAACAGTGGATAGTAATAAGAGAAGAGGAGAACAGATATAGAATATCAATCCCCTGTCGTGGGAAGAATGATCATGTGATAAGTAAAAGTCTGTGGGAGGTTCAAGATCGTGGTGGACTTTTGACCATTACTCCTGCTATAATGTGTACGGCATGTGGACTAAGAATAATTGTTGCAGAGGGACAAATGAAGAACACATGATAAAAAATAGGGGATGTTGAGTTTCAACATAGAAAGGTATAGAGATGGCAAAAGTGATGTCAAGAAAAACAAAAGGAAATAATATTACAGTTAAATTATGTCATAAAAAACCAAGGACGTTGATGTCAATGGGTTTTGCACAGTTCGAAAAGAGAAACAGAAAAGTAGAGATTATTTCAGCTTCTAAAAAATGGATTAGGTACATAAAGAGTTGGAAGAATAGTTTCGATAAGGACATTGGAGACATAAGTAAGCTGAATATATACAAGGCTAGACCACACCTTTTTGAAAATGTGGAAATCGTAGGAAGATTGTGGGGAGCAGTAATCATAGAACAAGACTTTGAGTCTAACATGTGTAGACTTGCAGCCCACGGTGGAGAGAAGCTGAATGGTGTGTTATGCACATTGTTCTTAGAAAAGAAAGAGGAGAAGTGAGATGGATAGAGACGTGCATGATAAATTTAGAGAGTTGTCTGGTCAAATTAGTGACTTAGCAGATTCCGTACAGAGTTTTGGGAAAAGACTGGAAAAGTCTAAAGAAGGTGAATTAGATAAACATGAAATTATGGTGGAGATAGAAGAATTGAAGGCGAGACTGACAAAAACTGAAAAAGTGAAGACAGCGGTAAAGAAGAGAGTTGTAAAGAAAAAGAAAGCGACAACAAAGACAACAAATGAATAAGTTAAATGACTTGAGTCCAAGCGAGTGGATACATTGGACGAAAACATGCTGGATGACTGACTATCCGGTAGACTCAACATTTTGCGTTAGAAAAGAACTTAAGACGACAAAATCACCACAGGCGATGAGAGACATAATTTCGTTTTTCACCAAAGAGGGAGATAGAGTCTTAGACACTTTTGCTGGAGTGGGGAGTACACTCATAGCAGCCTTGCTATGTGGAAGAGAAGCCGTTGGCATTGAGATGGATGAGAGACACTGTCAGATTTTTGACCAGATTAAAAGTACATTCGTCTTGAAGGGCGGCACACTAGTTCCAACTTTAAATAAAGTAGAGGGGCAAATGTGGGCCTCTACGAGGATGATAAACGATGACTGTATGTTGAGATTACCAAGGCTCAAGAAGGATTCGGTAGATCTAGTGTTATGCGACCCGCCACACGGTCCACAAGGATATCACGCCAAGGAAGGATTAGGTTCAAGTAAGACCACTGAAGAGTTTATTGACAGTATGGCCAAACTTGGCGAAGGCGTTCGTGAAGTGTTGAGGGACGACAAATATTGGGTTATCATAATGGGAGACAGATACCAGGATGGTGAGTATATTCCACTGACCTACATGCTGGCTACTAAGATGCAGGAGTGTGGGTTTAAACTTAAAGGCATTAAGGTGTGGATCAATCAGGTCACACAGAAGAATCTTAAGGCGTTCAGAGTAGGTGAATCTTTTGTGCCAAATATTGTGCATGAGAACTTAATTATATTGAGGAAAGAATAATGTATGGGTACGTAGTGATGGTAGATGGAGATTGCTGGCATTTGGCGGTGGATCAGGACGAAGCTTTTGATGTTGCGCAATCAGAGGTAAATCAGTACATTTGTGATTTTTATAGACATAAATTACCTATGAATGTAGAAAGAGAAGGGTTTGATCCAGATATAAGAGTGCATGTTTTAAATGCAGCGAGCGAACTGGAATTGCCTTTACAAAAGTGGGTGGACGAAAATTATCAAGAAACAATAGAGTACAATGAAGATCAAGAAAAAAGAGAATACGCAAGATATCTGGAGCTAAAAGAGAAGTATGAAAATAGTTAGTTTTGGATTCAAATATGGTCAGCCTAGGGCGAATCATTATTTTGATGTAAGTTGGATTAAGAATCCTGCTAGAGGAGAGGGCAGAAACTTGTTTTCACCTATGGATACTGGAATAATAAATGAGGTTCTGCAAGATCAAGCTGTGAAAGATTTTTTAAGCAAAGTAATTCCTTTACTTGATTTCTTGTCCAAAAAAGATGTAATGGTAGTTGCTTTTGGATGTTCTGCCGGAAGACACAGATCACCGATAATCGCAGAAACGGTTGCTAAGGCACTTTCTAAAGTATATAAAATAGATGTTACGATTGAACACAGAGATATAGACCTATGTTAGAAGAAAGAATAGATGAATTGAATCCTTGGTATTATTCAGTACAAATGGGCGGGGGCCGCCGTACTATGCCAGGCATTGGATCTAAACAGAATCATACTGAACTAATAGATAGGCAAAACTATAGATATAAACTATTGGTTGATCCTATATTAGAAAAGTATGATTTTAAAAATAAAACCATATTGGATGTAGCTTGTAATTGTGCATATTGGAGTTCACAGTATGTGAAGAAAGGAAGAGCTACAGCAATAATTGGAATAGAAGGTAGGAAGGAATATGTAGAACAAGCATATCTATATTGGGGGTTGAATGACTTCCTTCCAGCTACAAACTTGGCCTTTGTCCAGATGGATGTGATGGACAAAGAAATGTGGGAAAAGCTTAAAATAGATGATCAAGTGGATTTTACATTATGCGCTGGAATACTGTATCATGTGAGTGATTACAAATGGTTGGTGCAAAAGATCTGTAATGTTACGAAAGAAGCGATTTTGATAGATACGAGGGTGTCTAAAGATGAAAAGAAGATTGAGGAACCAGGAGGTTGGTGTTTCGACGGAGTAGGAGACAAAGTAGTTAAGGTGAATCCTAACACGAAAAGCATTTGTAAAATTTTGGTAGATAATGGTTTTAAACATGTAGAAATAATTCCTCATGCGGGTCCAGTTCCTCCAGAGATGAAGAACAATGACAACTATGAGACAGGCGGAAGAGTAACTATACTAGCTAAAAAATGAAAGAATTAGAAAAGTACAAAAGAATAGTGGTTTCAGGATGTCAGCGTAGTGGCACAACTATTTTGACAAAGATGATAGCACATACGCTGGGATATACCAAACTAGATGAGTTTCAGGTATATCCACACAATCTGGCTAATATGTCTGAGACATTAAAGAGAGAAAAAGTAGTAATTCATAGTCCTCAGTTGACTTCTAGATTACATCAGATAACTGCGCCATCCACATGCATTGTTTGGATTACAAGACCGTTTGGCGAAATAAGAAAATCGATGAATCGTATAGGTTGGCAGATTGAAGAAGAGGAAAGGCAAAAATATATACATAGGTTTGCAAAGATAGTAAAAGGTATTAATTATAACCAACCAATAGAAAAACTAAAGCATGATTTCTGGCAGTGGCAAAAGCAAAGAATGAAGGTTGATTGGATAGAACATAAGTACGAAAGTGAATATATGAAAACTCATGAGTTGTTTAGGAATAGTGAACAACGTAAAGAATTCAACCCAAAACAAACAAGTGAGGATAATCGATCAGGAAGAGATTGGTAAATGAAGCCGCTATGTTCAGTACAGATAGAACTTACAAATCACTGTAATTACAAATGTAAGTTTTGCCCACAAGCTTATTATAAAGATCCTCTATATAAAGATACCCCTTTTGATCGAAAGAAGGGGTATATGTCGTTTGAGACATTTAAGAGATCAGTGACGCAGTGCAAGAACTTTGCACAAGAGATTAACTTCTCCTATTTTGGAGAACCTACCCTACACCCAGAATATCGCAAGATGTTCAGGTGGTTAAAACATAACAAAGGACATCTTAGAATAATTCTAAACTCAAATCTTTCATTAGTTACAAATGATATATTTGATGCATGGATGGATACAGGTGTGACACAATGTAGGTTTAGTATAGACGCAGCTACTTCTGATACCTACGAGAAGGTAAGACCAGGAGGGCCAGTTAAGGATTATTTGACTGGAGAGTTTAAGTCATATCAAGACAGATTAACAAAGATAAAAGAAAAAGTGATTGTGTGGTTTGGTAAGAAAGGTCATTGTCCAACAAGGCATGTCTACGTTGTATGTAAAAGAAACAAGAGCGAGATAGTACCTTATCTGAGGTTTTGGCAACCATGGTTGGGACCAAATGATGAGATTGTAGTTAAAAGTGTGTTGACCTACGGTGGCGTGATCCACAAAGGGACACCAGACTTTGATGGCATTACTGACAGCAATCCTTGCAATGTTTGGTCACAGGACAGCATGACCATAGCTTGGAATGGCGATATAACACCGTGTAATCTCGATGTAAACGTCGGACTAAGGATTGGCAATATTAAAAATAATACGTTGAAGGAGCTACACAGGGGTCAAAAATGGCAGCAATTGAAGAAACTTTCTGATAGGAGAGAAATCTCACCTTGCAAGACTTGCCACGATGCAAACAATTGGAGTAAGAATGTAGTGGTTAAGAAAGGTGACAAGATAAATAATGCAATCGCCAATTCTTTTTCTAGCTAGAGGCCATTCAGGAACATCTATCTTATCGAAGATACTTGAAGCTAACGGAGTATTTATGGGAGATCATAAATCGCTCAATCCTACTTACGATTCATTGCCATGGACCTATGATTTCCAAAGGAAACTTCTGCCAATGTGTTGGGAATACGGCAAAGGATGTTCGCCTAAGAAACCAGAAGTTATGACTGTTGCGGCTAGATGTTTAGCGAGACATATGGTAGGATATAATGGTGGACGATGGGGGATAAAGACGTGCGCTGGAATGTTTTCTTATCCAATGTGGAAGATGGTATTTCCAGATGCTAAGTATATTTATCTAACCAGAGATGGTAGAGATGTGATTCGCTCAGGACAGGGATACTTCCACATGACCAATGAAAGTTCAAGAGAGAAGGATTGGGAGTATTTTAAGATAATAACGTTTGGTATATCGAACGACATAGATAAGTGTCACTTTAAGATACCTGATAAGCCAAACAAGAATGACGAAGTAATGAAGAATAGACATTGGATCCAGGCGAAGTCATGGCTGGAACATAAAAAAATGTTTAACAGGATTGAGTCTGACAATATATTTCATCTTAAGTATGAGGACGTTTGTAGAAAACCACATAGGTCGTTGGAGGGATTGTTTAACTTTTTAGAAATGCCTTATAAGTGTGAGAGCTATGTAAATAAAAACTTTAGAGGAAGAGCGGGATCGTGGAAATTATCTAGTGTTGGAGTTGATAAAAGGGCGCATAAGTTAATGGGGTATGAATCATGAGAGTAGCAGTATTAATAGTTGGTCGCAATAGACCAGACTTAGAAAAAAAACAAAACAAACAATTTGATGCCTTAGAAAAACAAGAGCATGAACATGAAGTAGATAGAATCTTTATTGAATGTAGTGAGAAAGATTTTAAGGGAAAATGTTATGGACACAATAGGGGACTAGATGATCTAAAAAAACATGGTAGGTTTGAAGACTATGACTATTTTCTTTTCATGCACAATGATGTGTTTTTCCCAAATAGAGAATACGGCGATCCAATAGATGTCATGATAACAACCATGGAGAACCATAAGCAAATAGGAGTGTTAAGTCCAACTGAGCATGGCAGTTCATATCCTGATGCTCAGCCTAGACCTTTTCCTGAATCATACTGGAGAAAAGTAAGTACATGTGATTATCTTTGCATAATGATGAGAAGAAGTACTTTGGAAAACGTAGGATTCCTTAATCCAGATTTCAAATATTGCTGGGGCGCTATTCATGAATTGTCTTACAAGTTGTACAAAAGAGGGCTGTGTGTAGCCTATGAAGATAAAGTGCAAATGAGACATCTAGGTGGGTCAACATATGGTAAGAAGACCGGCACAATAAGTAGAGATGAATATCAGAAGAGAGCCAAGAGGTTCGCTGCAAATTACTTCAAGAAGACTTATGGGGATAGGTGGGACGAGGAGTTTACTAAGCACTTACCAAAAGATATAAAGATTAATACGTATAAGGAACATAAAAAACTATGGGAATCATAGATAGGTTTTGGAAAAAAATAAAAGCAAATTATTCTAGTGGCATGTGTGACGTTATGGCTATAGCGATAGCTAGAAAATACAATAAGCCGTTGGGTGTTGTAAGAGGTTTTTTCTTTGATGAAACAGAACAAGATGAATATTATATAGATTGCCACATGGTGGTAATTATGGAAGACAATAAGGTGGCTGACTCACAGGGAGTGAGAGATCTGGAAGAGGTTTTAAGTTTGTGTGTGTGGGATGCTAAACCAAACAGGATAGAGTTAATCCCTGTGTCGGAAGAAGAGGCTATGCATTGTATGACTGCAGATGGTGTAACGGAAGAAGAAATAAATGAAACAATGGAGGATGTACCAGAACTATGAGAATAAGAATGGGACCAGACCAAAGATATTTAGAGGTATCTGAAAAGACTACTGATTTTCATCCACTATTAAAAAAGTTAGCGCAGTTTCCCCCTGAGGAAAACTATTTAGATCCAGACGCTTATGTTCAACAATTGGAACCTCCGCAGCCAGTTGCACCAACTGACGTTCAGGAAAATATGAATTGCCCACATTGCGGGAGTATTTTCCCAACAAGTCGCTTAGAAAATGATCACGCGGTATGTGACAATTGCAATTATTATATTGAATTAAAATGTGATGATTGCGATAAAAATCTTCTCTTTGGAGAAGAAAGAAAAGATCCTTGGGGCAATGAAATATGTGAAGAATGTTTTGAAGGAAGTTATGTAGTATGTGTGAATTGTGAGGAAACGGTAAAAGAGGAGGACGAAAAGAAAGACGAAGATGGTGACTCGCTTTGCGAGGAATGTTTTTACGATAATTATACATACTGCGAGCCGTGCGGAGATGCTATAAAAATAGATGATGCAGCTTTTGTAGACGAAGATAGGTGGATGTGTAAAGAGTGTGCTAAAGATTTTTACTGTGATGAATGTATGGGATATAAAACAAACACGCAGGATCGTCAAATAGGTGAGGAAAATAAAAAACTATGTGATGAGTGTTTTATGTCGATGTGGGAAAATGGTGAAATAGCAACTTGTGACCAATGTCATGCTGTAGTTACAGGAGACAACATTCACTATACAGAGGATGGATCTGAGTGTAATGAATGCTATGGAGGCAATGATAACATTAAAAGTTATTATGAATTAAAAGAGGCGGCAGAGGGGAATCTTGAAACCCAAAGCGATTTGGAATATTACAAAGATATGTATCCTAACTTATTTAGTGTGTCGGAAGATTATAATAGGAAGAAAAAAAAGTCTTGGAATTATATTCAAAAGTGGTCAGGCGGATTTGACTATGTTCCAGAAATGGATGTTGGAGTAACTAGACCATCTACTGATTATGAGGGAACATACATTGAGTTTGATTTGTCAGTTAATGAAGGAGAAAGATTGGCAGAAAAAATAGGAATGGACGAAAGTCAAATGTGGGATGTGTTTAAAAGATGCAACGATTATCACCCATGTTTAGTAAGTTCAGACGCAGACAGAATGATAGTGTCCAGAGTTTTGGTGGATGATAACGGAGACTGGAATGTTAAACTAATGCAAGGTTCTATAAATCAAGAAGCAAAAGCAGAAATGTCAAGAATTGAGGATGAAATAAGAGGGGAAGAGCGCAAGTGTAGGGACTGCGGCGGTGGCGGGAAAAGTTATTCTTGGCGAGGAGGGCCGTGTAAAGCTTGTAATGGAAAAGGCGTCGTTAAGATTATTAATGAAGAACAATTGGAGGGGTGGGATAAAACGAGGGGAGAAGAGGAAGCGGAAAAGCTTTACCCAAAAGAATATGGAGGAGAAGATCCATTAAAAGGACTTGAAGAGAGGGGAAAAGACTATTATCTTAAACAGGACTTACAACAGAAAATGGAACAATTAGATAAAATTGTAAAACTAACAAATGGTGCATATATAGCAGCATATGATTGGATAAAGAACCTGGCTAAACAAAAAGGAAAAAAATGTTATGTAGAAGTGCCAGAAGGCCAAGCGCGTCAACATCCAAATGCACCTAAAATAAGTCTTGAAGTTATATATGGTGGAATACCATTTTTGATGGGATTTGAAAAAGAGAAAATTAAGAGGGAGTTAGAAGGTGAGGGAGAGAAAGGTGTGGAACAAAAAGGAAAATCAAGATATAGGATGGCTAAGGCAAACAATTGGGATTTTGAAGATATTGCAGATATGGCAATATTTGACCCTCTACTTAGATAGGAAACAATATGAGAATAAGAATGGGACCAGACCAAAGACATTCGTTAGATAGAGCAACAGAGGCTTTAAGAAAAGCTTTTAATATTGACAGTGAGAGTGATACACCAGCTAGAAATGATGAAGGATTTTTAAGATATTTAGAGGTATCTGAAAAGACTACTGATTTTCATCCACTATTAAACGAAGAAAAAAATGAAGAATAAAAATGCTATAGTTGGGCTAGTTAGAGGTTATGCAAATCCTAAAGGATACCATATGCTTAGGAGAAGAAATAGACTTCTAATGGAGAACTATTATAAACACAATAAAAACGCAGATGTGATTATATTCCATGAAGGAAATATTAAAAAAGAGCATCAAGAAGAATTAAAGAAAGATATACCTATTAAGTTTCACAGCGTGGGTAATCTATTTAAAGCACAGGGCTCTAATAAAACAAACCTGGGATATAAGCACATGTGTCGTTTTTATGCTATGCAGATGGCACCAATACTTGACAAGTGGGGATATGAAAAGTATTGGAGGTTGGACGATGATAGTTTTCTCTTAAAAAAAGTAGAATATAATGTGTTTAAGTTTATGGAAAACAACCAGACGGTATATGGTTATATACATACGAAATGGCCAGTCGCTCCGCAGGCCAAACTGACAGAGAGAACATTACTGCCATTGGTGAAGAAGCATATGAGCGAAGATGGTTTAAAGTGGGGTAAATTAGATGGGCAGAATCATTACAGCAACTTTCATCTTTCGCAAGTTAAGTTTTGGATGAAACCAGAAGTTAGAGAATTTCTTGATCACATTGATGAAAGTGGTGGCATATATGCTCATAGGTGGGGCGACCATATAATTCAAACATTAATATTGAAATTATTTGCAATGGAAAAGGAAGTAAAGAAAATGCCGTGGATACACTACAATCATGGCAGTCATAATTTTGAGGTGAAAACATGAAGTTTCCAGTAAAAGTGCCATTTAAATATGATCAGCATGGAGAGGTAAAATGCATTGTTGACTATATTAGACAGAACAATATAACTGTGCCAACAATGTATGTAGATGTTGGGGCATCAGACGGAGTATGTAATAGTAACTCAAGATATTTTGTCCATCAGGGATGGAGGACGTGGCTTATCGAACCATGCCCTGTAAACTTTAAACTTTTGAAAACAAATACAAATTTCATGGGTAGTGCAGTTGCGGTGAATTATGCAGTTGGAAATGAAAATGGAAAAGTAAAATTTAAATCAGAAGGTGGGCTATCTAAGGTTACTCATAGTGGAAATATTGAAGTGCCAATGATAATGGTAAAAGAATTGGTTGAAAAAATTAAGACAAAAGATATAGGAATTTTAGACGTGGACACAGAGGGTGGAGAAGAAGGAATACTTTTACAGTTTATGAAGTTGAAAATATATCCTCATTTTATTATTGTAGAACACCAATGTCATGAACCAAAAATAAAAGAACAAGAAAGAATATTATCGCCAAGATATAAGAGAATAGCCAGAAAAGGCGTTAATGACATATGGCACTTAAAATAATAGTTACGGGACAACCGAGAACTGGTACAAGTTTTCTTACAAGTTTAGTGGCTAAGATGAGCGGGTATTCTCTGGGACCAAAGGGTGGATTGAAAAAACAAGATAGACACAATCCTAACGGGTATTTTGAATCTGTAGATATAATGCAAATAGAGGATGCGTTGTTGCAAAAATTGGGAGGATCGTACCAAAAGATACCAGACAAAAAGAGTAATTGGCATAAGGAGTGTGATGGAATAAAGGCAATACTAAGGGGTACGATAAATAGAGATAAGATAGAAATAATTAAGTCTCCTAGAGGAATTATGATAGGTGACATATATTATGATATGTATCCTAAAGCTGTATGGTTCTATACAAAAAGAGAACCAGAGGTAACGTACAAGAGTAGGTGGGGCAAAAGGATTTCTTTGAAAAAATGGAAGAAAATTTGTGCAGAGAGAGAGATAGTTTGGAGAAAGTCAAAAGTAAGTAGAAGAGTTTGGAATGTAAACTATGAAAACTTTGAAACAAATTTTAAAGGTGAGTGGTTAAGAATAATACGGGCGTTTAGGTCAGAGGGGATAAAGATAAATTGTTCATTTGAAGAATGTGAAGCGTTATGGAAACCAAGAAGAAAATAAAGATAGCATTTAAGAGGTGGTGGACTCCTTGGAATATGAATTATTTCAGAGAGAGATTTCCATTTATGACTAGTCAATACGATTTTGTTGAATCAAAGAATCCAGACTATGTAATGTATTCAGTATTTGGGAATGAGCCATTGCCTAAGAATTGCACTAAGGTTTTCTATACGGCAGAAAATGCAGCGCCAAATATGAGTGAATGCGACTATGCTATATCCTTTAGAAGAGATATAGGAGGCAAGCACTTTAGGTTACCAAATTATGCTGTGAGATACAATCATTGCAAGAATCATGATTTGATAGATTTGGTAAGAAACGACAGACCGCGAAGTCATGTGAACTTTAAAGATCGCAAGTTCTGTGTTTTCCTTCATAGAAGACCATCTGAACCAAGAGATAGTTTCGTAAAAGAGCTTTCTAAATATAAAAGAGTAGACTGTCCAGGGATAGTTCACAGAAATATGAATGTGGAAATTCCTAAGGGTGGAGACGCTAAGATTAACTTCTTTAAGCAGTACAAATTTGCAATGGCATTTGAAAATAGCAGAGGAAATGGATATGTAACGGAGAAATTAACAGATGCTATGATGGCAGGCTGTATACCTATATATTGGGGTGATCCAGACGTAAAATTAGATTTTAATACTAGGAGTTTTATCAACGTTTTGAACTATGGTAATTTTGATAGGGCAATTAAAAGGATTAAAAACATAGATAGTAACGATGAGGCATGTAAAAAAATATTAGCACAGCCCTGGGTAAATGAAGACTCGTGGATTTTATTAAATAATCATAAAACAGAGAAATTTTTTAGGAGAATATTCGGATGAAAGTACACCAAGATTCTTTTTTATTTATAACATTAGATAGTTGTAGATGGGATACGTTTAGGGATGCTCACGCACCTAATATAAAAGGAATCGGTCCCCATAGGAAAACCTTTACACAGGCTACTTACACTTATCCAGCACATCAGTCGTTTTTCATGGGTTTTCTTCCAACGGATAAGTCAGGACAAAGATATTGGGACAGTAGAAGATCGAGAATATTTCACTTAGTGTCGCCCACTAGCACCAAGGAGTCTGAAGCATATGTGAAGCTAAAGGGTAGAAATATAGTCGATGGATTTAACAGAAAAGGATATAGGACGCTAGGACTAGGTGCAATGGGGTGGTTCAATAAAGAATTACCAGCGGGTAAAGTTTTGACAGACGATTTTCAAAGATTTGTATTTACTGGACCATTTGATATTAAAAGACAAATAGATGTAGCATTGAACGATGCAGTGAAAAATGCTAATAAACCGCTTTTCACATTTATAAATGTAGGTGAGACACATCATCCATATTGGCATAAGGGTGCAACGTGGGATCAGACAAATTACTGCATGCCATTTGGCACTTTCAATAATAGGGCTGAATGTCAGAAGAGACAGCGAGGATGTCTAGAATACGTCGATAGAAAAATCAAGCACCTGTTGCAAATTTTCAGCAATGCGTCTATAATAGTATGTGCAGATCATGGAGATGTACATGGAGAGGATGGATTATGGGGACACAGCGTAGTACACCCGACCGTAATGACGGTGCCGATGGTGATGAAGTTAAGAAAAAAATAGAGATGTTATTTGGAAGCTTGAAGATTGATGTGTGATCTAACGGTAGTAGTTTCAACATACAACAGACTTAAGCACCTGAAGAAATCACTTCATTGTTACGAGAGGCAAACTCATAAAAACTTTGAGGTGGTTGTCACAGATGACGGTTCGTCGGATGGAACAAGAGAGTATATAGAAGAAGCTATAAAATCTGAGTTTTATGACTTTGACCTTAGTTACGTTAGACAGCCAGATAGAGGATACGATCTCGCTGGGGCAAGAAATAGAGGGATCGAGTTAGCTGAAGGAAAGAGAATACTTTTTACAGACAACGACATATGGTTTTCCCCTAGATCTGTCGAATTCCACGTAAAGATAAAACCTAACAATATTGGAGTGAGTTCTATATATTGGTTGAACAAAGAGTTTAGCAATAGATTATTAAGGGATGATCCAATACCAGAGAATTCGGAATTTGCGAAGAGAGAAAACATACAGAGTAGAGAGGTTAGAGGGAATATAAATATCCCATGTCCAGATAACTGTTATGGTGGGGCAGTATCTTATCATAGAGGTTTACTGAGACATGCTGGAGGTTTTGACGCTGAAGGATTTTTAAACAAATACGGCTTTGAAGACATAGATTTGGCTCAGAGACTAATGAGATCTCCACTTGGCGTGCCTAGTGGAGGAAGGGCTGGATATGAAGTGGCTAACACCTCTATTGCCTTTCACATATGGCACCCATATGGTAAGTATAGGGGAGACATAGGGAATGCTTTTGGTGGAAGAAGAATTAGAGAAGGCTATTACAAAAGGGTACACAAGGGGTCGTTGAAAGGGAAAATATAATGGGGAAGAAAAAGAAAGATCCGTTTTGTGAAGCTGTAGATAAATTTATAGTGAAACAGACAATAAAAGAAAATAAAAGATATCTAGAGAGAAAGAAAAAAGAAGGCACGAAAGAGGGAAAGTTGGCAAACAGCTTTAGCCCTTCTTTCATTTCTAGCAAAGAATGTCTAAGGTCTTGGTATTATCATTATTTGAAAACGCCAAAAGATCCGGGAATTGATCCAAGATTGCAAAGAATATTTGCTAACGGTCATAGTATGCACGATAGGGTCCAGGCAATGTTGCAAAAGATGGGTGTGCTGGAAGAGGAAGACATTGAAATAGGAATAGTAGATGACGAGTGGATGATTAGTGGTAGAGTTGATGGGGTGGTAAAGAGAAAAAAGGGTGAAGAAATAAAGAGATTAGTTTTAGAAATAAAGAGCATAAATGCTTGGGGTTTTGGCGAGGTAGAAAAGAAAGGCCCAAAAGATGAACATAAGAGGCAAGCTAACATTTACATGTGGCTGTTAGATCTAGAGGAAGCAGTTATATATTATGAATGCAAAAATAGTCAGCAGCATATGTCGTGCATTATAAAATATAGTCCAAGGATGGTACAAAAGCAGATAAAAAATAAAATCATCAAAGCGTTAGAGCATGTGAAACTTGAAGAGTCGCCAGACGTATGTTACAATGGATCAATAAGAGAGTGTGAGTGGTGTGACTGGAAAGAGAGATGTCAAGATGAAGGTGGCAAAAGAAGAAAGAACATTATAAAGGTTTAGGAGAGTGATGGTGGAATATAAAGAAAGCGAAGTAATTGAGGCGACAAAAGCATATTTTAACGGGGATGAACTGGCTACGAGTGTGTGGGTAAATAAGTATGCCTTGAGAGATAAGGAAGGAAGGTGGCTAGAGAAGACTCCAGAAGAGATGCATATGAGGCTGGCAAAAGAGCTAGCTAGAATAGAAAAGAAATATCCTAACCCTATGGGCGAGGACACAATTTTTGGTTTATTAGATAGATATGAACACATTGTGTTACAGGGCTCACCGATGAGTGGAATAGGTAATGATCATCAAGTACAGAGTCTTTCAAATTGTTTTACAATAGCTCCACCATACGATTCTTATGGAGGAATATTAAAGACAGACCAGGAAATGGTTCAGTTGATGAAACGTCGCGGTGGTGTAGGTTTTGATATGTCAAATATTAGACCTAAAGATATGATGACAAACAATGCAGCTAGAACTACAGATGGGATAGCTTGCTTTTTGGAGAGATATTCAAATTCTACTAGAGAGGTAGCACAGAATGGTAGACGTGGAGCGTTGATGCTCACTATATCAATTCATCACCCAGAAATAAGAACCTTTATAAACATCAAAAGAGATCTTACAAAAGTGACAGGCGCTAACATGAGTATCAGAATAACTGATGAATTTATGAAGGCTGCAAAGAATGATGAAGAGTTTGAATTGTATTGGCCACTGGATGGATCAGAGAAAAAGATCAGTATGGTGGTGAAGGCCAAAGAAATATGGGACGAGATAGTATCATCAGCTAGAGATATGGCAGAACCAGGACTTATCTTCTGGGATACTGTATTAAATAATTCTCCAGCAGACTCATACGCAGACGATGGTTTTGAAACAATAAGCTGCAATCCTTGTAGTGAAATAATGTTGTCGGCTTATGACAGTTGTAGGTTGATTCTTTTAAATTTAACATCATATGTAGACAATCCATATGCTGGAAGTTCTGAGTTCAATTATGAAGCTTTTGCTAACCATGTTCAGAAAGCCCAAAGAATGATGGATGATCTTGTTGACTTAGAAATAGAGAAGATAGATAAGATTATAAAAAAGATTGAGAATGATCCTGAGCCAAGGTATATAAAAGAAACAGAAATTGCTTTATGGACAAAAATAAAGAATTCGTGCTTAGGAGGAAGGAGAACAGGGCTGGGTATTACTGGTCTGGGAGATACTATTGCGGCTCTAGAAATGACTTACGGTTCACCTCAATCCATTGAAGTAACAGAAAAAATATATAAGGCTTTAGCATTAAATGCTTACAGGTCTTCTTGTATTTTAGCCGAAGAGAGAGGCGCTTTTTCTGTATGGAATAAGGACAAGGAAAAAGATAATAACTTCTTAAATAGATTATTTGAGGCAGATCCAGAGCTAAAAGAAAAGATGCAAAAGTATGGAAGAAGAAATATAGCCATTCTTACTACAGCACCATGTGGATCTACTAGTACTCAAACGCAGACTTCTTCAGGGATCGAACCAGTTTTCCTTCTTAAATATACCAGAAGAAGAAAACTAAGTGATAACGACATTGATAGTAGAGTAGACTTTGTAGATGATTTAAATGATAAATGGCAGGAATATGAAGTTTATCATCATGGTCTTGAAAAGTGGATGGAAATAACAGAGAATGAAAACGTTGAAGAATCCCCATATTGGCACGCTACGGCGAACGATGTAGAGTGGAGCGATAGGGTCCAACTTCAAGCTGGAGCGCAAAAGTGGATAGACCATGCGATTTCGTCAACCTGTAATCTACCATCAGATATAACAGATGAAGAGGTTAGTAACATCTATTTTGCAGCCTGGGAAGAGGGCTGTAAGGGATTTACAGTATATCGTGAAGGGTGTAGGACCGGAGTAATTATCGATAAAGACAAGGAGGAAAAGAAGGAAGAATCTAGAAAAGGAAACAAGAGAAAAAAACTACCAATGGATAGGGTGGCTATTACTCATAAATTTAGTATAGGAGGACACACGGGATTTTTGACAGTAGGATTTTATGCTGACGGTAAGATAGGAGAGGTGTTTGTTAGGATGTCCAAGGCTGGATCTACTATAAACGGACTATTAGATTCATGGGCTAAGGCTACATCCATGCTATTACAGCACGATGTAAGCTTAGATGAGATAGTGGACAATTTTGAAGGAGTAGCATTTGAACCAGCAGGGTTTACTAGTTGTAAGAATGTGCCTACAGCTAGAAGTGCAATAGATTATATAGTAAAAATATTAAAACAGAGATTTATTATAGGTAGAGGCGTAAACATGGACTTCGATTTATTCTTTGATAAGGATTTAACGTCAAAACCGCAAAATGAGAACGAGGGTACGATGGTGCCATATTCTATAGACTCCCCGCCATGTAGGAATTGTGGAGCAATGATGCATAAAGTTGGAGGTTGTTATATGTGCCCATCTTGTGGAGAAACAGGCAGTTGTGGGTAAAGATAAACTATGAGTGCTTAACCATAGTCTTAATTTAGCAAAATTTCATTGAAGGGATAGCAGAATATTCTGTTATCCCTTTTTTATTTGATACTATTGTACTTGTGAGGAGTTTTATATGGATTTGAAGGCTTTAGAGAAGCTTAAAGTTAAGATGATTATAAGGACAGCACAAGGACCACAAGGCGGTGCCCCTGGCGCAGGCCCAGGACCAGCAGCTAGTCCCTTTGCCGGTCCCATGCCAGGTATGGGAGGCGCTCCAGGTGGACAGCCACCAGGAGGCGTGCCGCCCAGTGGCGCTGGCGCGGGTGGAGGTGGAGTACCAATGGCACCCCCTGCTCCGCAAAACCCAGGGGCTGTTCACCCAGAATCGCCTGCGGGAGATCAAACGACACCGAAAGGTAGAGAGGCTGAAGTGAGAGGTTCTTTAGAACAATTTAGAAATTGTATATTGGACCTAGCTCAAAAAGTATATGAAATTCCAATCACAGAAGATCAGTTAAAGGACATAGCAGAAAGAATGATACAAACTTTTTCAGATAGAATAAACGAAATCACGGTTGACCGAGTAATTGATATTGGTCACGACTTAATTGGTGGATATAGAAGTCCATATGAAAGAAAGCGCAGGAGATAAATAAATATGTCTAGAGCAGAAACTAGTATTAAGAAACAGATATCAGATATGACATTGTTGAATCAACTTAATGACAAATATCTAGATACGACTGGCGCAGAAACAGTCGAAAGAAAAGGAACTGTAAGAAGTATGCGTCACGCTATGCGCAGAAATATCGCTGATGCTGGCAGTGGAAATCTATATGTTAATACGTTAGATGGTCAAATGCTTAAGGCTCTTGCAGGATTAACAGGGGCAGCTACAGCTTCAGATATGATCTTAGCAGTTAGAGGCGTAGTGACTGGCAGTGCAACATCGTTTGCAGATGATAGCCCAGATTCAGATATTTCATCAAGATCACTAAAACACTTTTTGTCTGATGTAACAGTACTTAAATCAAATGGTCATTATTACATTGACGACTATGGGATGACAACATTGTTTAGACCAACAGTTGTTAAAGACCTTAAAAAGGGCTTGAGAAGAGTTGTGGGAGATAATGGTGATGGGACGTTTAGACTGTTGACGGTTACGGGTGACGCAGTAAGCGCACTTTCAGCAGTTACAGCACCAGTTACAGCAGTTAAGATTTTAGCAGCAATCAATTCAGTGGTTATAGATTCATCAACATCAGCTACAACAAAAATTGATGAAACTACTAGGCCATCAGTGTCAGCCAGACAGATCTTTCAGAAGGCTTTGAGAAAAGTCGGTGGAAGTAATAGAGTAGTAAGAATAGATAATGTCGGCCATGACTCTGGCGTTGCTGGACTAAGATATAGTAATAGAAAAATGCTGTACGATGCATTAGCCACAGATGGTAGTAATATTAATACGGTCAGTGGTGACGCATTGGCAGCTATTGCATTATTAGATGAAGGCTCAGCAAGCTTTGCAGACATTGTGTCGGCAGTAGCAGCGGCAATTGTCTAATATGGACGTTTTCAATCAAATAGCCCAAGCACAAAATGAGGGGGAAATAAGAAGGGCTATTGATAATTGGTTTCTTTTTGGAGATCAAAGCCAAGACGCTGAATATGTTATTCCGCATATAGTAGAGCATCTAAAAAAGGTTAAAGAATATTCTTATTACTTACAAAATACGGGCGTGGAACAACATGTACTGCACCACTTAAACAACTCAATAGCTGAAGTTGAGAAAGTGATGTCTCACATACATGAAACTTTAGAGAGAAGAAAACAAGAAGCTTATAATAGTAGTTACGATCATGGAAATTTGAGCGATGAAGAATTGAAACAGAAAGTAATAGATAAGCTTCACGGTGTGATTGGGTAAATATGGCAAAAAAAGTATTAGTAAGAAAAAATAGAACAGCGGAACCACCTCATAATGACAGAGTAATCGTTAGTATGGGGAGAGGTAGAGATAATCTAATTACTAATAATTTAGATTCAGAGTTTAGATCTGCGAGAAGAGGCGATCCACACGTTCCGCAAAGAAGATCTCCTACTGTAAACGTATCTTCGCTGCCAGGTAATATGCAGAGCGAGATGAAAAGAAGAGCCCAGGGTGGTGGTGCCCAAGGTGTATTTGGTTCCTTCTTTTCACCATTTAGAATTCGCCCATCCATTGAGTCTCCGACAAAGCGTAAGGATTTAAATGAATGGTATAGATACTATTTCAAGCATGATCCAATTGTTGGAACGGCTATAGATCTGCACTCAACATTCCCTCTGAGTAGATTTTCAGTAGAACATGATGATCCAGAAGTAGCTGAATTTTTCAACGATATGGTAGAAGAGTTGAACTTGCAGGAATTTTTGATACAAATGAGTATTGAATATTTTGTGGTAGGTGAGGCTTTCCCGTTTGGATTTTTAGATGATGTAAAGGATCCAACAAGATGGACTAAATTCATTCTATTGGATCCTGACAAGATTAGAATAAATCACCACGTATTTGCATCAGGAGAAGGGTCAGGATATACAATTAAGTTGCAACCTGACGCTGACTTACTTACGATAGTAGAGCGAGGACCGAATGATCCAGCTACAGGTCCATTATTTAAAGCATTACCTGGTGATATAATTGAATACGTAAAACAAAGAAAAGATATACCTCTAGATCCACTACAGGCATCACACTTTAAAAGATCAACTAACTACTTAAATGTAAGAGGCGAAAGCATTTTGAGTAGAATTATTCAGGATCTAATGTATCTTGACAAATTAAGAGATGCACAGTGGGCTATCGCTGATAGACACATCACTCCTAAGGAATTTTATCTAATTGGAGAACCAGACAATCCAGCAGATGATTCAGAAATTGCAGCTTTCCAAAGTATTCTTGCTACACAGTGGCAATCACCCAACCAAGCATACGTGTGGCACCACGCAGTTAAGATTCAGTGGGAAGGTGCCTCAGGTAGAATCTTACCATTGCAGCCTGAATTCGACTTTATAGAAAGAAGAATACTTTCTGGATTGGGAATAAATAAGTCTATGCTTTCAGGTGAAGGACCATCTTATAGTAATGCAAGTGTGGCTATGGATGTTCTAATTGGTAGATATATGCTTTACAGAGAGAAGATGGAACAGTGGTTGCTTGAGTCTGTATTTAAGCCATTATGTAGAATGCATGGAATATATAAGACTTCAAAGAAAGAAGTAAGCAATAGAATTAAAATGAAGAAGAGAAGGAAATTGCCAGACCTTCCACGTATCAGTTGGGACAAGTCACAGTTGAGAGACGAGATGACAAAGATTATGCTATACGAGAGATTGGTACAACAGGGAATTATACCAAGAAAGCAGCTTTACAGTATATTGAATATGAGTCCAAAACAGATGAGAGAAGAATTCTACGATCAGAAGAAAGAGGATTTGGAAGATCAAAAGAAAGTACAGGAAATGACGAACCAGATGTCTGGCGGGCAAGCTGGTGGAAACTTACCATCTATGGGCGGTCCAGGCGGCATGCCAGGTGGATTAGGAGGATTATTTGGAGGAGGTGGAGGACCAGCAGGCGGCATGGGCGCACCGACAGCGGGCCTTCCAGGTGGAACATTAGGTGGAGGCCCAGGAGGATTATCAATGAATAAACCATTGCCTGGCGCACCAGGAGGATCACCAGCGGGAGGAATAACTAGTCCGATGGGCGGTGGCCCAATGAGGCCACCAGGAGCGGCTCGACCGCCAGGAACTTAACGAGGAGATAGTATGAAAAAAACTGAAAAACTGATGAGTGCAGCGGGAATGTTACTTATCTTAACAATTGTATTGTCTAGCTTAACTTTGTCGCACCAGGCGGTGAAGAAAATAGGAGTACAAAAGAAAGAGTCAACACAGTTAGTATCGCCAAAGGCTTTTAAACCACACTACATTAGAGTAGCAATGGTATATGAAGGTTTGGTTCATCAACGTTATCTCCTGAAAAAGGAAATGTTGGACAAGTATGATGTTACATTCATTGGAAGATCAATGGTTTTGGGGCATGAAAAAGCTGACCCAGATAGAGTAGTTGGAAGAATTATAGCAGCAGATCTTAGATATGATAAAAAGTTAAAAAAGTATTATGTGGAAGGGATAGTGAAGGTTTTAAGTGAAGAGGCAGTTAAGAAGATTAAGTTGGGATTGTACTATCATGTAAGTATTAGTTGGGAAATTTTAGAAAGGCGGGGTCAAGTAGTAACAAAAATAGAGGGGATAGAAGTGTCAATCGTTGGAGCGGCAGCTTCTAGGCATGCTAGAATTTTAGAGATAAGTCAAGAAGAGTTGAAACTAAGTAAGAGGTAATAAGAAAATGGCAATGAGAAAAATAGTGGCGGGTAAAGTAAAGTATATTGGTAATGAGGCACCTAAACCTTGTTGCCCTATTTCTGATAAAATTATAAAAGAGTCATTGAAAGAAAAAGAGAAAAGTGACGATGAAACCACAGAAAAAAAAGATAAGCATACTAAGTAGATTTCATTCTGCGCAAGAACAGAAGAAGGTAAATGCTGCGTGGCCACCTACTGGTCCTTTTAGAGATTTAGGACCAGCAACAGGCTACGAACAGCAATGGGAGGCAGAGGAAAAGGAGCGTTCTCGCCAGCAGCAATTGGAAAGACAAAAAACAAAAGAACAGAATCCAAGAGAAGTTGAAGAAGTTCAAGAAACTCCTGGGTCAGACATATATCAAGACCCTTTATATACAGCATATGAAAAAATGTTAGGATCTGATATTCTTGGGCCAGAAGAGAAGCAAGCGGTAGAACAGGTTTATAATGAATGGAAACAGCGTATAGTAGATATTGGTAGTATGTAGGAGATAAAATTATGGCAATGTTTAAAACTTGTAAAGCAAAAGTAAAAAGAGTAGACCCCAAACTCTGTGGAAATAGGACGGCACAAGGCTCTAATGACATTTTCAAATGCACGGGACACTGTGTAGGCTGTTACGGAGGGTGCAGGCCTATTTCCAATATAAGAATGGCAGCTTCAGGAAAGAAGGTATGTGAAGTTGATCCTGACTACATGTATGTCCATGTTTCTGGTTTACATGGAAGTCAGAAGTGTGCTAACAAAGACCATCCAGGTTATGGGCAATTTTCAGGAAACTCAAATGGAGACTTCTTTTGGTGGAACCAAACACTGTTGGCATATAATGATAGATTTGGTATGAGAGCTTTTGAAACATGGAGAGGTAAAGATAATTTAGAAAATCATGATGAGAGCCAAGTGATAGGTGATATACCAGATGTGTGGCCATCTATTAGAGATAAGAGTATTGACATGCTGATAAGAACTTCAAAAAGAAGAGCGTGGTCTATTTGTGAAAGCGTTAGAAAAGGATCTGTGACAGACGTATCAATGGGTACTTTAGTAAATTATAGTTTATGTTCGATTTGTGCTAATAAGGCAGAAACAGAAGAAGAGTGGTGTGACCATTTGCAGTATGCCAAGGGTCAGTTCTTACCAATCAGCGAACTATCATTGAAAGATAAGATGGAGTTTCCTCAGGGTAAGTGGAGTTATGAAGATAATAGAGATATCTATGGAATAGAAACCTCATGGATTACGGTAGGTGAGGGAGCAGATGAGGATGCTATAGTTAAGAATTTGATTGCAGGAATAGATGCACCAATGGGAAAGCAATTTGCAAGTAAGAAAAATCAAAGTCTTGCAGACATGTATTGGGCAAAGTTTGGTAAACAACACTAGGGGATTATAAATGGCAAAAGTTAGAAGTAGAGTAGGAAGAAGTGCGTTAGGCAATGCGTCCACTAGACGTAGTAATGGTTTCAGAGAGAAGAAATCTGATATTGGTGAAAAATATCAAATTCTTCAGAAAGGCGGAAAGATTAATTTTCCAGTAGAACCTGAAGAAAGAGAAAGAATACACGCGCAGGAATACCTAGAGGCACAGTTTGAGGATGGACATGGAAGAGCAAGAGAATACGTGGGAAGAAAAGGTGAAGACTACAAGGCTGATACGCCAAAACAGGCTTTAGAATTGTTTCATAGGGAAAAGATAAGTAAGAGTGAACTTCCAATTATAGCATTTACACTTGGTCTTATAAACGATCCAGACGATTGTTCAGTAAATAAAGCGCTTAATAGTCTTAAGCAGGCGTCGGAAGGACAAGTGGTGGTCGAAGAAGGATTAGAAGAATTAGTAAGACAAAATACCGGACTGGCTTCTAGTAAAAATCAGAAGCGTAGAAAAGGTAAAAAGAAAGCGCCTTTGATGACACCCGAGGAAAGATTAGAATATCAGAGAAAAGCCAAAAAAAGAATGAAAGAAGCTAAGAAAAAAGAACTGGTTTTGACAGGAAAGCCAAAAGTTAGATTTAAAAAGAAAGTCAAGGGGCAGTATAGCAATGAGGCTTATACTGGTAATGGCGGTAGCAGACCAGGAACTCACACTGAGGAAGATACACAAATAGAGGAAAAAGGAGAATCGACGCGATACGATGAGCGTCAGCGTAAGTTACTTAAGAAAAAGAACTTACAACCAAAATCAGACACAGATGGTGCAGTAGAACAATTTAGTGTTGAAGATCCGCGCAATGAAGGATTGAAATCAGCTATGAAAAATATATCATCTGAATTGGATTCTTTGTCAGTATCTGATTTACAAGATATTAAAGAACAAGTATCTTTTTTAATAGAAAATAATGCAAAAAGCTCTATTGTAGTTAGTGAAGACACTATGCAAATGCCTTCACCTGAAGACATTGCAGAACAAATAGAGTATCCAGAATTAGTGGACGATTTGAGGAGTAATTTTAATTAATGTCAAAAGCAGAATTGAAAGTAGTGGAAGATTTAATATCAATGAAAATTGCAGAAAAATCTAAAGCTCTTATGTTGAAGGAAGCTCCTGAAAATATTACTGACGAAGGAAAGTGGACACAAGCGAAAGCACAGGCTAAAAAACAATACGGAGAAGAGCTTGGTGAAGACAAGTTTTATTCAGTAGTGAATCATATATATCAAAACATGGGCGGCGAATTTAAAAAGAAAAAGAGTAAGAAGACTACAACCAATAGTCATGAGTGTCCCTGTGGCACTAAGCTAAAGAAAGACGACAGCAAATATGGTGTAAAGCCTGGCTGGTCGAAATACGAATGCGATGATTGCGGTTATAGTAGAGACTACAGAGACGGTGCCCCAGTATATCAGGCTATAAAAATAGCAAGTAGGTGGTATATATGTGAATCAGGATTACCGCTATTTTCTTTAAGTGCAGACGATGTTGTCAAAAGTAAAAGAAAAAGCTTTTTGAATATCAAACATGGTCAGGCCATAGCAGAACAAGTAGCTAGCAAGGGTGCATATAATGCTGTAAAGAGTTGGTTTGTAGACGGTGAAGGTGCAGAAATTTTTCATCCAGGTCTAAAGCTAGCATCGGCTGGTATAGATGAATCAGATTATCGCCTTATTATAAGAGATATACTGTTAAATAATCCTTACAAAAGGTCAGCAGCTAAGTCACAAATAAGCTCTGAGTGGTATAGTAGTTTAAAGCAATTAGCAAAAGTAATGGATTCTGCCGAAAAAGAAGGTGGATTAGAAAAGCTGACACCGGGATATTGGGCAAACAAATTGATGCCTGACGACGAAGGCACTGAAAAAGAAGGTGCTGAATATAGTCACTATACACCGGGATGGCAAAAATGGTGGGAAGAAAATTCTCCATTGAACTATATAATACCAAAATCAAAGAAAGCAATGATGTATTTAACAGCAGGCCATATTGTAGAAGCACAGATACCAATGCAAACAGATGTGTCTGTGTCTGAACCAGGAATAGAGGCACCATCGGAACAGCCAGGAGAGATGGGCGGCGAAGGAGCAGATGCGTTAGTTGGTGAAGAGATGGGTGCTGAGTTAACTGAAGATAAGATGGACCACTCAAACATAGTTGATGCTATAGGCGATGTGTTGGCGACAATACTTGCCAATTCAGATATGCTTAGTGTGGAAGATGTTGTAAATGAAATAAGAGAAGTCTTTACGGACGACGATGCAATGTCTGAATTTAGAGGTAAATTAGAAGAAAAAGTAGAAGAGTCTGACAATGATGACATTCAGGAAGACTTGATGAGCGACGAGCCGCCCGCCGATCAGATGCCAGGACAAGAAGGCCCAGGTCCAGCACCACAGGTAGTGGCAGCAATGAAGAAAGCTGAAAAATGGGAAGGATATGCTAGAAAAGTATGGGCCTCTCATGAAGAATATAGAATCAAGAACGATGTCTTAACAGTAGAGGCTAAAAGCCTTAACGAAATTAAGATTGAGAATGAAGAATTGAAGAGAATTAATAAGAGGCTTTTAATAGAGAGATCAGCAAAGATTAGAGCGCCAAGAGCAGTTAAGTTAGCTAAGAAATGCTACGAGATTGGCGAACTAGGAGATGCTGCAAATGATGATCATCAGAGGATGGTTATTAAAGCAAAAGTTGATGAGCTTATGAAACTTCCAGACGATTCGTTCCTAGAAAAAGAAGAAACAATCAATAACATTCATTCTAAGATGTTAAGTCAAAAGGCAAATAAGGTGGAAAGTAATGGGAATTCGTTATTGATGCCATTCCTTCCAAATAAGCCTGTGAGTCAATCTGAATTGGCGTCTTGGGAACACATGTCAAAGAGGACAGGATCAGCGAAAGCCGATAATGAATTCTATGACTGGAATAGGTCATCGGGGCGTGCCCGATGGTAAGTAACTATATTATGGTAATTTTAACCACCCAGACAAAAGGAGTTAACTTATAATGAGTACAACTACATTTGATCGTGGCTCTCAGTTTGGTGGAGACGATGGCTTTGAGATTCTTCAAGGTGGTCAAATTCGTTGGAGTCTTCCAATAGATGAAGCGTCAGTCTTAACATGGCTACGTGGATATGTATTGGAATTGAAGGCGGATGGTACTGTCGATAAGGATTCTAGTGCAACAAACGGTCTGTTAAAGGGCCTTGCTTTGGAGCGTAGATCACCTGTTGGCGGTAGGCCAGAAGAAGATGAAACTCTTGGTTCTAAGAAAGCTTCAATGCTTTTGGACGAATCAATTGTACGCACTATTGCGGTAGCATCAGGTATTTCGGTAGCAGTTAATGACAAAATGTATCCTAACGGTGCAGGTCTGTTAACTAATGTCGATGCCGGTGGAGCCCCAGTATTGGGTAAAGCGTTGTCATCAGCACTGGGAGACGGTGGAGCAGGTGGTTCTGGCTCTACGCTAACAATGTTCTATTCGAACCATAGCGTAAGCTCATAATGATTGAAAAGGAGAAATAGATATGCCAGCAACACAAGCAGAACGTGAATATGCATTAGCAAATGCGCTGCGCACTCCCGAAGGTCGTTTCGAGGTTGCGCAAACTATTCTTGAACCTTTCAAGGAAGGTCGAGATTATGTCGGGATAGGTCGTAAGATTCTATTCGTTGATCAGATTCCTCAAGGTGCCCCAATGTGGTACGACCGTGACCCGCAGTTTAGTTCGGTTACTATGTCACAACAGGGAGCAGTACCTGTAGAGGAAATCTTTGGTGAACGTGTTGAACTGACGCCATTCCCAATTGTCCAGTTGATTCGTATCCCTGTTTTGGAAGTTGCGGTTCGCCGTTTTAACATCCTTGACAGAGAGCAGGTTCGCGCTCGTGCAGAGATGGCTGAGCAGGAAGATACAGAAGTACTAGCTACTCTGTCTTTCGCAGCTACACGTACAAGTTCGGCAAATGCAGAAATCACTGGGTTCCCAGACGTTTCTCGTGAAGCTTTAGCAGACGCTTTCGCGCAAGTGGAAGATAACGATGCACCAGTTGCAAACGTTATAATGAATGCTAAGGACTATCGTGACATTCGTACATGGGACGGTACAGATTTTGATCCAGTAACTAGAAGAGAGTTAATCAAAACTGGTTATATGGGTGATCTGTGGAGTGCCGCAATTAGAATTACTAAGAAGCAGACAGAGGGAAGTATCTTGGTACTTGCTGATCCTGAATTCTTAGGTGTAATTGCAGTACGTATTGATTTGGACCAGATGGAAGCTCCAAATCCTGACCTGTTGGAGTATGGTTGGGTATTCTACGAGTACATCTCGGTTGCTGCACTTACTGACGTTGGTGCATGTAAGATCACCTTATCGTAAGATAAGTAAAAGAAAATTAAATTGGGAGGGAGGCACACTAATCGCGGTGATGTCTGCCCTACAATCTAGCCTGTCTCCCTATTTTTAATTTCTATCCCCATAAAGGTATAACAAATGGCTGACTTATTAGTAAAAAATCAATTAGACTTCTTGAACAGTGTAGTCGTTGAAGACCCTACAACTGGATTGTTTTCCATGGATTTAACTGGCACTATAGCTGGTGAAAGAGGAAAATTTAAGAAGATAACTGACCTTTTAAATGCTATTACCGACGTAACCAGAGTTGGTGGAGTTTTAAAAGGAGATCCTCGTATTTCAGGATTGACAGCAGATGTTGCAGATGGCTCTATAACAGATGCTAAATTGACAGAATCTTATGTAAAAACAGATGGTAGCAAGCCATTAACAGGAGATTGGTCGGCTGGTGGAAACAAAATAACAGGACTTCCTACGCCATCTGCTAGCTCAGAGCCAGCCACCAAGGGGTTTGTTGATGTGACAAAGAGAACTTTGGTTCTGCCAGCAAGAGGAGCCAGAGGGACCGCAACATCCGGGGCAGGAGATGCATCTGGTTTGCCAGAGAGCAGAGAATTAGCTACTAATGATATAAATATAGATTATATGGCGTTTGATTCAGTTTCAGATGAAACTGCGTCTTGGCCACTTTCAATGCCGGATAGTTGGGATGGTGGAGCCATTACTTTTAGAGTATATTGGACTGCTGAATCTGGAACGCCTGCTGAAACAGTTATATGGGGATTACAAGTTAGATCTTTTGGTGACGATGATCCGCTAGATGCGCCACAGGGCGTTTCAGTTACAGTTACAGATTCGCTCATAGCGACCGAAGATATGCATATTAGTGCTGAGTCTGCTGACGTAACAGTTGCGGGTTCACCGGCAGGGGGAAATTATTTGATTTTTGAATTAACTAGGGACACAACTGATACTTTATCGGCTGATGCCCAGTTATTGGAAATTCATATAGAATACACTAGCTCTTCTTACGGAGACTAATATATGTCAATTAATCAAATTAATTTAGGAGGCTTGAGTTTATCCAATCCCAGCGCAGGTGGTGGCATTCCGCTAACAACTGACCTGATCGCATGGTGGGAGCTAGGGGAATTGTCGGGCAATCGTTTTGATTCAACCCTGAACAATTTGGACCTTGCCGACAACAACTCGGTGGGCATGAAACCCGCGCCGAGCCCGGCGCTGACCGGTGCGGCCCATTTCACTCTGGCTAACGACGAATACCTAAGTCACGCCGACGACCCGTTGCTTTCGACGGTCGGTAGCTTTACTTTCTCGGCATGGGTTCTGGCTGATTCGCTTCCTGCGGGTGCCGGCTCTTTAGCCGTAATCGCTGGCAAATGGACAGGCACCGGATCGCCCCGAGAGTGGCTACTCTGTTACAACAAGGATACCAATAACTTCCTGTTTGAGATGTACGAAACGGGCGGGAGTGTAACCGGCCAAGCGTTTTCAACCTCATTTGGGAGCCCCGTAGTTAGCACTTGGTATCACGTTGTTGTCCGGTATGACAGTACCGGGACATGTAGCATTCAAGTGGACAACGGCACCGAGGACGTGGCAGCCCTAACCGGAGCCGACCCAGGGGACACCGCAGCAGTATTTCAGCTTGGAAAAGCCGGCACCTCAGTCAGCCAATGGGACGGCAAAATCTCAAACGCGGGCTATTGGAGCCGCGTACTAACGGAGGAGAATGTTACCGAATTGTATCAAGGTGGGTACGGTCTGGCCTATCCGTTCTCTACAACGCCGGCCCTAGCTGCTAGTCTTGAGGGGTTCTGGGCGTTGGATGAAACGAGCGGCGTAAGATCCGATACAAGTGGCAACGCCAGGGATCTTTCCGACTTCAACAGTGTAACGGGAGCCGTAGGCGTAAGCGCGTCCACTAACCTATTGGCCGCGCAATTCACTAACGCCAATTCGGAATATTTGGCGGGCGCGTTGGGAGATTTTGATCCAGCCGCAAACTGGATGGTCTCCTGTTGGGTTTATTTAGATAACAAATCAACAACCCAATTCCTTATTGGGAAGGGCGCGATAAATCAAAAATTCTGGCACATTCGGTATGATCTCGGATTGGATCGGTTTGTGTTTTTCACAAGCCCGAATGCGGTCATAAATCAGTTGGTAGTGGCCAACAATTTCGGGTCGCCGCCTATCGGGACTTGGCTGTTCCTGCAAGCTTTCCACACCTTTCAGGGAAACACGCTTGTTGGTTCCGAAAAGTATCTATCTGGCATCCGGGTAAACGACGGAAAGCCTGACGTGATTGACGCGGGTTCGTCGGGCGGGCATCCAGCTTGGGGGATTTCTCTCGGCGGCGGTGTTCTCGGGACTAACGCCTATTCGGACGCACGCATGGATGCATCAGGAGTCTGGAGCAAGGATCTAACGGGGCCTGAGTGGGCGCATTTGTATAATGGTGGACTTGGAAAGGAGCACCCCTTCTAATGCCGTTGCCTCAAGCCATAATTGATCGGGCTGATTCAGATTTAGCCGAGTTAGATGCACAATTAAGTGATGGCGAAAAGCAAGATGAAGTATTAGCTGCAGAAGGCAAATATCTTCAAATAATCAGCGGCATGACTGAATTGCCTAAAGATGGGGAAGCTGAAGCTGTAGATGATACAGCTAAACCACTTGATCGACTGACAAGCCCGGCGGATAATAATATTATTAGGCAAACAAATAGTACTGTTTCTACCTGCGTAGATGAATATTGTTCGAAAAACGGACGCGGGTGGGGGTATCGTCAAGAAGTAATTATATCAGGTAAAATCTGGCTTAGAACGCAGTGGGTCGTTAATCCTGATAATCAATCAGATTTACCTTGGACTGAAGTTTTAGACGTATAATAATATTTGTCCAGAAAGTGGGGGATCTCGATACCACGAAATACGACGCTGTCTCAAGGGGACTAATATATGTCAATTAATCAAATTAATTTAGGAGGTTTGGGCCTATCCAATCCTAGCGCAGGGAACGGGCTGGAATACCCATTTGTAGCGCCATGACCCATATATCGTATAAAAAAATGGCATAATTTGATTACCAATGGTATTGTATAATAAGAGAGGATAAATAATGACGGCACCAAATAGATCATTTGATAAGTTTTTTAACCAAGATAGTAATCCTTTGTCTGGAAATTATACTATGTTGAGCTTCGACAGAACCATGGATGGACATCAGATAGTTAATGATGATTCTAGTTTAGATCTAGAAGTATCATATACTGGCGGACCAGTTCATTTTGTTGTTAAGCCTGGTGAAGATCATTCTTATGACGAGAGAAGAAGAAATAAAATATATTTAAGAGAGGCTGGCGGAACAGATTCTGGAATTTCCTATAGGGTATCGTCTTGGTCAACAAATTAATATTTTAATATGACTACTATTACAGCAAAAGAAAGAAAATTGATAGACACTGTGCTGATCCTCTTAGGAGGGTTTCAGCACATACCAGTTCATAATGAAATAGGTATTCCAAAGGAAAGTGTTACTGGAAAAAGAGACGTAATAACTTTTGCATATGATGACTGGAACTTAACTAAGAGAAAATGGTTTCATCTTAACAACGGACAAAGGGAGTTGAGAGAGGGAACAGATTTTACCTTAGATGGGACAGCAGGAGAGATGGGATTACTTACTAGTGCTGGCAGTGTGTTTGCTGACGATGGTGAATTACCAGTAGGTCAACAAATAGAGGCTAGTTACCATTTCAAATATTTCAGCGATGAGTGTATCTTGATATGTCTTGAGATTGCATTAAATTTCTTAAATATGGAAAGACCTGTAACGTCTTTTGCCACATTAGATGCATCGCCAGCAGAGTTTTTTGGCGGGTTAATAATTTACGGATATTATTGTGCATTAAAGAAGATTCTAATGGACAATCAAATCTGGAACAATCATCTGATTTGGGCTACAAATGCTGATGGCAATATGCAGGGATTTCATGGACAAGTATATCAACTTAAAGAAGAAGCATGGCGAGAATGGGCAGAGCAGAAGAAGATGGCTAAGCCTAGGTCGTTCGCCAAACCTCGCGGGGTACACAGTGGTAAGTTTGCTACACAACAAAGAGTTACAGGAGCTAACTTTCAGGATTTTACCATCATTGGTGGTAGTTTATAATAGAGATTAAGAATGCCATTTAGAGAAGATAACGGAACAGTATTATATGTATTTGACCAAGATGATGCTGGTCGTAGTGCATATGAAGAACTAAATGGACAGCATGCAAGTCTATTGTTAGGACAACAGTGGGTATTACATGAAGAGTTAAGGCTTGAGTTTGATAGCGAAATACATTTTGAAGGTGATGAGGGCTATCTGCCGTTAGTTATTGAAATATGAGTAGAATAAGATTTGAAAATTCACCTGAGCCAGTAACGCCACCAGCCGGGAGAACTTATGTTTATGTTGATAGTGTTGATGGACATACAAAGCAAAAAGATGATGCAGGAATAGTAATAGATTTAGCTGCTGCAGCCGCAGGCGGGGGGCTGACAACAACAAACGTCAACTGGGTGGACACAGCAGGAAATGACGGTACTGCTGTGGCCGACAGAGCCGACCTCCCGTGGTTGACCATTGGAGCAGCGTTGACGGCATCAGCATCGGGCGATGTGGTGGTGGTCCGCCCAGGCACCTATGCCGAGTCTGGCCTGACAGTTCCGGCGGGGGTGTCTCTGATCTCCGAAGGAGGCTTCGGGACGACTATCGTGGGAGATGCCGCAGCGGTCGCCCACATCATCACCCTCTCGGCTGGGAGCTATTTGCAGGGCTTTCAAATCCTCTGTCCGACGACGGCTAGCTTGGCTGGTGTGTCCCATAGCGCGGGCACAGGAACGATCTACGATCTCGACCTGCGCGGCGACGGGGCGACGGGATCAGGCGACGGGATCTACAAGACGGGCGCGGGCAAGGTTGTCGGTGGGAATATCAGATGCGAGGTCGGCGGTTTCGGGAACCTACTGCATGTGGACGCGGCGGTCCTGGCGCTCGATGATGTGCATGTGCCTGGGTCCACAGGCGCGATAGGAAATGTGATCCTGACCGAGGGCGCTGGTCGATTCCAGGGACAAGGAGTCAACATCGGCAATGCAAACGTCACCGACTGTATCCATGTTGCCGGGACTAGCACCTGCATCATCTACTCGCCTAACTGGTTCAATGCACTAATCGGCGGGCACATCGCAGATGATGGTGTCTCCGTGACCATCGTGGGCGGGAGTGTCGATTCAAGTGTGGCTACGCTGCTGGTTGACCCTGCGCTCACAGGCGTCGGGACAACCATCACTGTGAGCGGGACAACAATTCAACCACTATTTAGCTTCCCATCAGCGGCTATTGGCGAGATGGATCTGAGCGCCCAGATTCACCAAGTAGTTACAGCTACCCGAGACTCGGAAGTCAGGGTACTGGGGTCAGACTTGGTGTGCGGGTTCCCTGAAGTTGGTTCTGGTGTATCGGCAGGGGAGGGGTCCGCTTACTCAGATGGGATCAAGGTGGTTACATCTGACGGGACGGCGACACCAACCACACTCGGAGGGAACCTCACTGATGTTACGACTGCGGCTCAGAGTAGATCTGGAAGCACGATAGCCTTCCAGGGGTTGACAGCAGATCATTGTATTTACTTCGGCAGCACCAGATCATCCCCCGGCGGCACTGAACTAAAACATTGGGGCGCTCGTGTCGAGCAAACAGTTGCAGGGGTGGGCGGGTCTTACGTGGTCGAGATCTTTGACGGTGTGAACTGGGTTGCTATCGGGGTGATGGCGACAAGCAATGTTGAGACATACCGATACTCTAACGCATTGTTTCTCCGGGCGAGCAGCAGCGAGTTCCTTCAGTATGGAATTGATGCAGACACGACATGGGCCACGGTTTCGGTCGATGGGACAACCGCGTACTGGGTGCGTTGGAGAATTGATACCACCCTAACGACAGGCCCCACATTCGAGAGAGTGTGGCTAACCCCGTCCGCTATTCAGTTCAACAATCGAGGGCTGCGAAGGTCGTTAGGGCTCGCAACGTGGACCAAAACCATCGTCTCTGCGGGCAATGTTTTTGGTGAATCAGGTGGAGTAGTCTCGGCAAATTTTGCTGTTGGTTCAGGAGGTGTTCCCACAGGATGGACACACAATTCCCCTAATAGCCTGATGAATCAGAATGGTGACGCGATGTACGCGCAATTCACGTTGCCCGCCGGGATCTCCACAGCGTTTCCGTTGAATATTGATGTCATCTTCTCGTTTGACCCCGGTGGGCTGCTTTCGACCCCGGTACTGGGGTTTGTATCCGCCATTCCGGTCGAGACTGCTTTCAATAAAGTGGCCGACCCCACTGGTGGAATTACTCCTGTAGCTCGTGCAATCGCAGACACCGAAACGACAACTGCCAAGGCAGCGACGAGCGTTTCCTTCGACTCGTCGCTTATCGCGACTACGTGGCCTGCCGATACCTTGGTCAAGGGTGAATTTGGCCCTTACGATATCAGTGGCTACTATAGCGGGGACGCTGTACTGGTTCGCTTTGAACTCGATAACGATGGAACACCCAACCAGGATGTGGCGATTATCGCGATGATTGTTAGCGGAACTGCCTTTACGGACGGGGAGATCTAATGGCGGGTTTCTTCACTATCCTCCAGAGTCAGGATTTTACCTCTACTGATTCAATCACTGTCACGCATGGGCTCAACCGGGCACAGGTAGCTATCGCTGTTCGAGTGGGGGACGAATTGCGGAATGACCTGATAGAAAAGGTCCAGCCAGGTTCCGCTGACCCCCGAAACGAGGTGGTTGTCACGCTTACTTCGGCGCAATCGGGTTCGATCCTGTTGCTGGGAACTGACTATATCTTCTCCAATACACCAGCACCGGAAGAAGCGGCCATTATCTCAACCGCAATCCATGCTGATGTCGCCGGGGAAGTCGATGGCATTGCCGAGAAAGTGGCCCCAACGGCGAGCGATATTCTTCTAATTGAAGATGCCTCTGACTCTAACAATAAGAAGAAGCTGCAAATCGGCAATCTACCCGGAGGAGGTGGGGGACAGTCCAACACGGGATCAAATGTTGGAACTGCGGGTGTAGGCCCATTTGACGCCAAGGTTGGTGTGGACCTCCAATTCAAGAACATCAATGCCGGGTCATCAAAGATCTCAGTGACAGACGATCTAGCTGACAAGGAAATCGACATTGATGTTGTCGAGAGCAACGTCGTCCACCAGAACTTGAACGGGTCGGGGACCAATACCCACGCTCAGATTGATACTCATATCGCGGACACGGCTAACCCACACGCGACTGACGTGGGTAACTTGGGTAGTGGAACCCTGGCCGAGCTAAACACAGCCATCACAGACGCAACCCTGGATGATTCCGGGGATAGCCGTCCACCTAGCGGAAGTGCAGGTGGGGATTTGGCCGGGAGCACGTACCCTAACCCGACCATCGCTGCGAGCGGCGTTGTTGCGGGCAGCTACACCAGCGCGGATATTACGGTAGATGCGGCGGGGCGTCTGACCGCAGCGGCGAGCGGGAGCGGGGCCACGCAGATCTACACTATTGCCATCGGGTCGGAGTTTGACGACCTGGGGAAATTCGGCGTCGTGAACGGCAAGGGTTCCGACAGAGATGAAACGACAGAGGCCAAGACCCGCGCACCTATCGCGGCGGATGGGACGATAACAACTGTGGCCTATCGCACGGCGAGCGCGGATGCTACAACGCAGATGAAAATCCACATCGACGGAGTGGTGCAGGCGACTTTTACCCTGGCTAGTATTTCATCTCTCGGCGGGGCCGAGACTGTCAGCGTGGCCGTCACCGCCGGGCAATATCTTGAGTTGGAGTACGACGCGGGAACCGCCCCGGACGAAAGCACCTGGCTCATCTTGCAGGAGGTGTCCTGATGATCGTCGGCATCGTGAGGGACGGGTCGGGTGAGATACCGCTGGAAGAATTCAGGGAGGCTGCGGACGTGGCGGCGGGCGTGGCTGCGTTCTGCGCGGACCATACACCGCCGCTAGATCCCGCAGACTATGTCGGCATCGACACGGGCTGGGCACCAGGCGCGTCGGAGTTGCAAAAGCAATGGGCATGGGACGGGTCCGCGCTGACGCAGATCGGGTGGCGCTCGCCCATCATGGACGACGTGAGCGAGCACCGCGACGAGCGGCTCGCTACTGTCATATTGGCTGAATATCCCGCTGCATCAGGAAATCTATTCGGGTGTAGCGCGGCCGATCAGGACAACTGGGCAAAGTTGGCCACCCTCGACGAGCGGGGCCTGATGACGTACCCTTTCCGAGCCTACACCTACGATCACGCAGCGCATCACGACATCGTAGACAGCGCGGACCTGACAGCAGCTATCGCGTCGATCTCGCTCGCGGTGATGACCGAGCGGAATACCGCGAGCGGTGTGTTGGACAATGTCGCAGCGGCGACGACAGAGGCAGCAGCGCAAGCGGCGGCTGAACCATATCTAAGTTCATAAAATGGGTAAAACTATAAGAGAGGTATAAAATGGCATTAACACCAGATAAAGTTTTTGGAAGTACTTTTTATAGTGGTACGGGAGAGAATATCGAGCGTATCTTAAATATGATTGAAATCGGTGGAGGAAGATTAGCTTCCTTAACCGATGAAGATTTAGCTATTTACCAACAGGAAGTAGATAGGTTGATTAATAACAGATTGTCACCATATTATGCTGTTCCACTAAGTAAGGACGTTGAAGGATTTTACCCCTTCCCTATTCCTTTCATAGCTGCTCGAATAGTAGCCGCAGACATCATCCATAACGAGTTCACAGAGATCGATGCTAATAAATCAGAAGCGGCCTTGACCATGAAGCGTAATGCATTAGACGAATTAGACAGGCTGACTATGGGCGTCAGAGCGGGAACACAGAGGTTAGAGAACCAGAGACTCAAGTCTAGAGATCGTTTCCCACGACCAACTATCATACCGTTGACACAACCCCCTGAAACTGGAGGTGGGAGGCCCTTAGCTTAAACGATTTAAGACCCTTCCCCCTGAAGTTGAACAGGTCAGACTCTATAAGGTCTGGCCTGTGTTTATTTTAGGGCGACTTGAAAAGTTTCTAGAAAACTGGTTGCATTCACTAGGCCTCATCAGTATACTGGGTGTAGTTGATAACAACAGCACTGGCCGACACCGGCAAGCAACAGTCTAAAAGACGAAAGGAAATTTATTATGGCTAAGGTAGCAACAGAAGTAAGCGTTCCTCAGGGGACACAGAAGCAAGTCGAATTTGACAAGATTCAAACCGACCCAGAGCAGTTCGAAAATGTTCGCCACGAGATGGGTGATCTGAAGGAACTGGCTAAGTCAATTAAGAAGGACGGTTTGCTGGTTCCGATGATCGTTCGTAAACGTGGTCGAGGTAAGACTCTGGCTTATGATCTGGTCGATGGCTGGCGTCGTCATGGTGCAATCAGTCGCCTTCGAAAGAAGGACAAGACGATTCTCACACAGGTTCCTGTAATCATTACTACGGCATCCGACGAGCAAGGTCTGCTGTTGGTGAATCTGGTTTCGAACTTTCAACGCAAGGAGTACACTCAGGCTGAGATGTCTGCTGGACTTCATCGTCTGGAACAGATGGGTATGAAACGTAATGCAATCGCTAAGGCGTTCAACAAGACCGCTGGTTGGGTTACTCAGGTAATGCGCTTCGAAACAGGTGCGACTCCTGAACTGAAGAAGCTTTCTCAGGAAGGTAAGATCACCAACACTGCCGCACAACGCGGTGCCGATCTGAAGAAGAAGAATCAGAAGGAACTGGTTAAGACCATTAAGGATCTTGACGAGAAGGTGGAAAAAGCCACTAAGACGGGAACTAGAGCTACTTCTGATCGCAAGAAGTCGGCAACAACTTCTAAAAAGAAGGAAACGACTAAGGCGAAGGAAAAGATCAATAAGACTCTGACCGAATTGGAAGCGAACGAAGGACGCGCCTTCTTCAAACTGGCACTCAAGAAGAAGGAAGTTATCGCTTTGGTCGATGAATTGACAGATCGTCTCTTCAACGGTGAGGTAGAGGACGACGAGGCATACGCTCTTGGCGCTCTCGCTGCAATCTCACGTCTTCTTGGAATGCCTGAAATGGGCGAGGATATCAACGATATTCGTGACTTTCTCAGAACCTTGAGCATCGAGGTTAACATTCCTGTGGATCAGGACGAGGAAGAAGAGGAAGTCTCTGTGGACTTTGAAGAGGACACTGATGGCGAGTACGAGTGGGAAGACGATAGCGAAGAAGAGTAAGATGTAACGACAATGGGGGTGACACGGCTCGATGAAAGCAGCGTGTCACCTCCGCTTTTTTATTATAACAGTACTATTTTTGGAGGATTTTATGGATAATTGGGGTGGAGTATTTGATTGTGGAGTATTGATTTCGCTACACGTTTCTCGCTGGGGAGCGAGAAAGATGATTAAGTTAGAAGATCTAGGTCTAGGAGAGAGAGACGACCAGGATCGTTTAGTAAAGTTATTTAAGTTAGGATCTAAAAGACTAATTGATCCAGCACACTTGGAAATCTTTATTAAAATAGAAGGTAAGGCCCGAAGACTTATCGCAAACCACGGAGTAACATTTCCAGTGGTTCCTACCGCATATTTCGTTTCAGACGAAAGCTTTATTGGTCTAAAAGAAAAATTAGACATTCTTCAAGAAGCGTACAATGACGCTCTAGATTTATTTATTAATTCATATGAAGACTATAGAGAAGAATGGCTAGATCAATTTTATGAGTATGCCAAAGAAGAGCTATCTCAAGGTCAAGATCCAGAAATGGTCGCCAACAAGTTTGTTTCAAAGCTATCTGGTTTCTATCCAAAAGCAGAAGATCTAAAAGAGAGATTCGGTTTTGTTTATACCACATTTACCATTACTTCTCCTGCTAACAAGATTGACCCTAACGAATACATTGAAACTGTCAAAAGTAGAAGAGAAATTCAGAGACACTATCAAGCACAAGTTAAGCAACAAATCGATGGGTTTTTGGAACAAACGGTTAGCGGGTTAAGAAAAGAATTGGTAGAAACATGCGAACACGTTAGTGGATTACTGATGGACGAAGGAAAGCAGTTTAATAACAGATCTCTTTCAGCTATGTGGAACAAGGTGGAGAAGTTCAGAAGACTAAACTTCGCTGGTGACAAGAGAGTCACTGATGCAATAAATGAATTAGAAAACTACATCACTGTTGATGCTAAGAAATATAGGGACTCTAGAAAGTTTAGTAAAGAGTTTAATGACGTGTTGAGTAGTGTAGGTAGCGATCTAAGGTCTACTCTGAAAACAGAGTTAAGAGAGATAGTTACAAGTTTTGGTCATACATCTAAGAGAAAATTGAAGTTGAAAAAAAAGAAGAAGAAAGAGAGAGTTGAGGTATGAATTTTAATGAGAAGCTAAATGGCTATATTAGATCTACATATCCCAGCCTATACATAGTTACGTCAGAAGAGCAGAGATGTGAAAGCGACATCAGGTATATAATTGAGAAAGAGTTTGCTGGCGACGAAGATCAGCCTGTTATATACAGTTGGGCATTGACTAAGGGACTATTTAGAGAGTATCCTGGGAAGGAATGGATTAAGACTCACTCAGAAGACGAAGAAACTGGTCCACATGATCCAGCAGCAGTATTAGATTATTTCTACGCTCAGAAGGGTGAAGGAGATTATATTTTAATACTGAACGACTACCACCACTACATTAAAGACCCTTATATTTTGAGAAGACTCAAAGATCTATTTAAGGAATTTAAAGAGAAAGGAGCTATGATAATATTCTTGTCACCAGTGTTAGAAGTTCCGGCTGACATAGAAAGAGAGGTAGTTATTGAAGAGTTTGATCTACCAGACAAGAAAGTATTAAGTGAAAGATTGGATGTTATACTGGATGCTGTAGCTGGCGATCTAAGTATAGTAATGGATGAGGAAAAGAGAAACAGCGTTCTTGATGCAGCTTTAGGTATGACGACTGGAGAAGCTGAGAATGTATTCGCTAGATCAATCATTGAGTGCGAAGATTTAAATATTAAGACTATTATTGAACATAAAGCACAGGTTATAAAGAAAACAGGATCGTTGGAGTGGATTGATTCGAACGTGAACATGGACACAGGAGTAGGTGGACTGGACGTTCTAAAGAATTGGATTAGAAAGAGAAGTAAGGCGTTTACTAAACAGGCTAAGGAGTTTGGACTACCAATGCCAAGAGGGGCTATGTTAGCCGGTATACCAGGCTGTGGTAAAAGTATGGCAGCTAAGGCGACAGCAGACCTCTGGTCTATTCCACTATTAAGATGTGACATAGGATCAATCTTTGGGTCGCTAGTTGGAGAGTCAGAAGCAAATCTAAGAAAAGTTTTAGCTATTGTAGACAGAGTGGCACCGTGTGTATTATGGTTAGATGAGATTGAGAAGGGATTTGCAGGCGCAGGCGGCTCAGGAAATTTGGATGGTGGAACAAGTAAGAGAGTATTCGGGTCATTCCTAACTTGGATGCAAGAACGTACTACACCAGTATTCGTATTCGCTACAGCTAACGATATTAAAAGCTTGCCTCCTGAATTTCTTAGAAAGGGTGGAAGATTTGATGAGATATTCTTTATTGGTCTACCAAACAAAGTAGAACGTGAGGCGATTTGGAAGATTCATCTAAGTAAGGTTAATACCTACAAGGAAGAAGATTTCGACTTCGTAGGACTATCTGCACTAACTGAGTTTTTCTCGGGCGCTGAAATAACTTCAATTATTGACAGTGCTTTGTTTGATGCGTTCGATGAAGATGAAAGTTTGGAGATGAAGCACTTAATTGATGTTGCTAAAAATACTGTTCCCCTAAGTAAGACAATGGGAGAAGAGCTAGGAAGATTAAGAGAGTGGGGTAAGTCTCACGCCAAATTGGCATCAACTCCTGACAAATCTGGGAAGGGTGTAAAGATAACTAAGAAGCGTAAAATAAGGCACAAGAAAAGCGTAGAGAAAAATTAAGGAGGGGTATATGAGTATATTTAGAGGACAAAGGGTAGCTATTCTGGCAGATGTTCAAAACCTATATTATGCAACCGTAAGAAATGGGAAAAGGCTTAATTATTTGAAGTTAATGAATACGTTGACAAACAATAGAACGTTAGCGAAAGCAGTAGCATTTGTAGTACACAAAGAGAACGCACAAAGTCAAGAAAAGTTCTTTGATGCACTAAGATATATGGGTTGGGACTTAAATATCAAAACTCTACAAGAGAGAGAAGAAGGAACAAAAAAAGCTGACCAGGACATGGAGTTGGCAATGGAAGCCTTGACAATCGCTGACAATATTGATACAATAATACTAGTCAGCGGGGACTCAGACTTTATCAATTTAATCGAAAGATTGAGACATAAAGGGAAGAGAATAGAAGTGGCATCGTTTAATGCCTATACTAGTAACAAGCTAATGAAAGTGGCTGATAGATTTTATTCATTAGATGATATTGATGGATTGGTTACTGTAGTAGAAGATGAGATCGTTTCTTCGATTGTCGGAGGAACAAAGTAATTATTATTGGAGACTGTTGCGATGTTATTTAATGTGCTAGCTGATGGAAATGTAGAATGTTTGTACACGGAAGAAATTGACTTGCCGTCAGTTGGCACGTTAAAGATTAGTCGTGCATCAAAAGTTGAATTTGATGATTATAGTCAGGGATGGATGGTTACAATTTTGAAAACTGGAGAAACGCTTGGTCCTTATAGATCTAGAAAAGCGGCTCTTGCAGAAGAAGTAGCATTTTTGGAAGATAGAATGAGTGAATATGGCAGATAGAAAAAGTAATGCTTTTAGAAAACACAATGAACACTTTTTTAAAGAATGGAATGAAAATTCGGCTTACGTATTAGGATATCTAGAAGCAGATGGTTGGTTGGACAATAGGAATAAGGCGATTGGGGTACAGTTTGGATGTAGCATAAAAGATTATGAATATTTAACTCGTTTGAAAAATATTGTTTCACATACGGGAAAAATTTATGAAAAAGGTCAAATGGTGGGGTTTACAGTTTATAGTAGACAATGGAGAGATTCATTATTAACTAAAAGTTTTAGAAAAAGAAAGTTGCCTAAAATTCCTAGAGATTTAATACATCATTACATAAGAGGATTTTTCGATGGAGATGGCAGCGTTTATTTTTTTAATCATCTTAAACGAGTTAGTTTAGTTTTTTACAATTTAAACTTTGCTGAAGAAGTCTTAAAGTTAATAGCAAGAGAGGTTGGATTTAGTAAAGGGATGAAGATATATAGAAAAGAAAATACAAAAGATAGTTGGTATTTTAGAATAGCAAAGCAAGAAATAGTAGAAAAGTTTGGGAATTGGATATATAAAGATGCAAATATTTTCTTAAAAAGAAAAAGAGAAAGATTTTTAGAAAGGAGGTCTAAGTAAAATTAGCCATACAACTGAAGTGAAAACAGAGTTTAAAGATATAGATTGCTTAGTAAAATCTTTAGTAGATAAAGGGTGGACTGAGAGTCAGATTCAAGTAGGAACTAAGTTGGCTTTTAAAGCATATTATGCTAGACAGAATACTGAGGTAGATGTTCTCATTAAGAAGAAGAATCTAAAGGCAGGAAGCTATGGAGATTTGGGATTCAAGAAAGAGGACGGAAAGTATACTGTAGTTATCGATAGAGATAATATGAGCAGAGGTCATTATAATGAGAAATGGTTCAACGATCTCAAGCAAAGATATACTTATCATAAGATAAAGAAAGAAGCTAAAAGGAAGGGCTATAAGGTTTATGAGAAGTATATAGAAACTGATAATGGTAAGGTTCTTCAGCTTAAATTGAAAAAGGTGAGTTATGGCAGTTAAGAAACGACATCAAAAGACTAAGATAGTTTGTAATACCTGCAAACACCCAGTGAATACTAAGGGTCACGAAGACATGACAATTGCTGTAAAGCATTATATTGGCGGAAAGGCAAAAATGATTAGAGTTGCATGTCATGCGTGTGTAAAAGATGGGAGAAGGAAGCCATGAGTGAAGAAATTATAGTTAATATAGACCCTGAGGGTGGGTTTAGTATAGATGCTAAAGGATTTAAAGGAAAGACATGTACAGAGGCTACAAAGTTCCTTTCAGACCTGGGAAGCGTTAAAAATACTAACTTAAAACCAGAATATAGGCAAGCTGCTAAGCCAGTGCAGCAAAAAAATTATCTGAAGGGCGGATAAATAGTCCTTGCAAAGCGTTGAGAAGTTGATATAGTACTAGTATTCTACAAAATGGAATGTTCATTGACAACTCAACTTAATCAACTCAACTTATCAGCGCTGTGTTCTGGGGGTTGTGGTAAGATCTAGCAAAAGGTAGATCATTTTTTGGGGCGCGTCGAGCGGGGCCACCAAAAAGTTGTAAACTTAAATAGATTAAAAAGCAGGGTGGAGGAGTGGTTTCACTCGCGGCTCTCATAAGGCCGAGACGCTGGTTCGAATCCAGCCTCTGCTATTATTTTAAGGAGGATAAAATGACAACCAAGAAAGCGCCAGAAGAGGAAGTAAGTCATAATCAAAAACTACAAACTGTCATTAGACACATAAAGATAGTACAAGAAGCATGTCAGAAATTGGGAATGGCTTTAATAGATAAAGGCGACGAAGAGTTTGGTAGGAACTTAATAGCAAATAGTATGGTTCATGATAATTCTAAATTTTCTGGAATCGAATGGGACTGTTTGCACCCAGGCAAAGATAAGAAAGAGTTAGAGATGGCATTACGACAACATGTAACTACAAACATGCATCATCCAGAATATTGGGGAGGTGCAGAAAAAATGCCAGAAATTTACCTTGCAGAAATGGTCGCTGACTGGTATGCTAGATCTGTTGAGTTTGGGACAGACTTAAGAGATTGGATAAAGAATTCAGCATATGAAAGATTTGAAATCCCTCCAAAGGGAAAGTTGAGTAAGAAGATAAAAGAATTCTTAGATTTACTTCTCGAAAAACCTTTTTGAGAAAGTAGTTGCATTCTGAGAATGAAGTTGGTAGAATAAGTAGAAGTAAATGGGAGTAGCAGTCAACGGTGTGGGGCACCGTAGCAGTATGACTACTACATCAGTATTGGAGACGATAAAGGTGGGGCCAATATTGAAATTAAGTATGCGCGGTTGACCGAGTGGCTAGATGATTGGTTGCAACCCTTTTTACCCCAGTTCGAATCTGGGACCGTGCTTTATAAAAGCTAGATGCTGATGGAGTTACTGTCAAATGAGAAAAGAAAACTTCATTAACTATATGCTAGCATTGAAATAAATCCCGAATGTGGAATGGAGTTACAATTCTCTACGAAAGAAAAGATGTCGGTTCGATTCCGGCTCTCTCCGTTGGAGAGATGGTGTAATGGTAACATAAAAAATACACTTCTTCCGTTTATGTTGGGTAATATGGTGGGTAGCTTAAGGAAAAAAGCGCAGGGCTTATATATGCCCTGAAGTTGCTGGGTGGAATGCCTGGCCCCGTCACCAGGGACTGAAATAGGATCGACAGGATTCAAGACAATATTAGTGGCACGTAGTAGTTGGTGGAATGGCTACTTTAAAAATCTACTAAAAAAAGTTTTAATTGACAACAACAATGTCATTTCTCTGAGTGATCGTCGCAAGGGTCGTAAGACTCGTGCGTTCGCTCGCCTAGCTGCTTAATTAACAGCCAGAGCCTGAAGCACGGACTCCGATACGTGTGGACGGTCGTATCGGATTGTTTGAATTTCTTATTTTATAAAACTTAAAACTTAAAAATAAGTGGTGGAGGCAAATGGTTGCTTGTTACCTAATTTAACAAGACAAACGTGTAGAAGCTATATTTGATGGATTACTGGACGCGGGATGCGATGCCCGCCAGTTCCACCAAACAAACGGTGTTCAGGTGATATGCGGCAGAGATTACATCAAGCTGCTGACGCTGGTTCAAAACCAGCAACACCGGTTACGTTCGATGGAATGGTCATTAATGAACAAAATGGGAACCTACCATAACCCATCGACTGAAATAAAGTAGTTGCAATTGAGGTTTCATCTTGGTATTATAGATGAAGAGTAAAAGTGAAAGCGAGGGTGTCGGAAGACACAAGTGGACTTAACATAAAAAAGCGTTCTTTTTATAATCTGCTCATTTATTTGAGTTACATTTTAAAAAGACTTTGAAAATATTTGTAAGGTTCGAAAGAGGACTACTGCTTGGCAGGTGAAAGCCCTGTCCCTCGCCACACCTTTAAAAGGAGAATATATGCCATACGCGGTAACGGACAGTAAGTTGGAGATGCTTGACAATAAGGTGTTAGTTAAGCCAATTAAACCACTAGAGAAGACACCAGGCGGAATAATTTTGCCAGATGTCGCACAAGAAAAAACAAGAGAAGGCGAAGTAATATCTGTTGGTCCTGGTAAGGTGCTAGAGGATGGCAGCAGAGGTGAAATGCAAGTGAAAGAGGGAGATCATGTACTATTCGAACATTATAACACTAATGACATCTTAATTGATGGAGAAGAGTACAGAATCATGTTTGAGCCAAGTATTTTGGCTAAACTTAAAATATAACCAAGTCGGCAGTAGGGCCGAATGAAGAAAGGGAGAATTATCATGAATACAATCACAAAGAACGCGGCAGGCGGTGTAGCAATTCGTAAGAGCAAGGAAAACGCTCTAGCAACAATGGTGTGTACTGGCACTCAGAACGGAGCGTTCTATGCCGACGCAAGCAAGATCACTGATGTAATGAAAGCTCTAGCTCATCAGGTAAGTCCTGAAGCTCTTGCAAAGATTTTGGTCTACGGACGCAAGAAGGGGCACATGAAAGATCTGCCTGCTCTTGGTCTGGCAATTCTTGCAACCAAGGACAGCAAGCTATTTCGTAAGGTCGCACCTCACATTCTAGACAACAGCAAGATGTTGCGTAACTTCGTTAAGTATATGCGAGATGGATCAGTGGGACGTAAGTCTCTCGGTCACGCTGCAAAGAAGGCTGTACAGAGATGGTTTGATGCAAAGGATGCTAAGGGATTGTTCTATAATTCGATTGGTAACGATCCGTCACTGGCAGACGTAATTCGTTTGGCGCATCCAAAGCCAAAAACTAAGGAAGCTGAAAATATGTTTGCTTACATTCTTGGAAGAGAATATAAGACTAACTTGCTTCCTGACAACGTGCAGGATTATGAAAGATACAAACAGTCTGATCGTCCAGGTGGACGAGCAGTTCCGAATGTTCCGTTTCAGATGTTGGACAGTCTAGGATTGGACAAGGCTGGATGGATTCAGATTGCAGAAAGAGCAAGCTGGCAACAAACTAGAATGCTTTTGAACACTTTTGTTAGACATGGAGTATTTGAGAGTCATGCAGGTATGGGTAAGATAATTGCAGATAGGTTGCGTAATCGTGATCTGATCGCTAAATCTAGAGTGTTTCCATATCAGTTGTTGGTAGCATTCAAGAACGCAGAGGGTGTTCCACAAGAAGTATTGTTGGCATTGCAGGACGCTTTGGATATTGCATGTGAGAACATTCCAGAGATCGATGGAAAGGTGTACGTATTTCCTGACGTTTCAGGCTCAATGAGAAGTCCAGTGACTGGATATCGTTACGGTGGACAGAGAAGTTCGACTGTACGTTGTGTTGACGTGGCAGCATTGTTTGCAGCAGCGCTTTTGAAAAAGAACCCTGAAGCAATCGTTAGACCGTTTGATACTAAGGTGCATCGTCCTACGTTGAATCCTAGAGACAGCGTGATGACTCTTGCAGATAAGTTGGCTAGGTATGGTGGCGGTGGAACTAATTGCTCTCTTGCTATGCAGGAGTTAAATGGGGAAGTTACTAGAGATACTTCGGCAGTAATATATATTTCAGACAGTGAGTCTTGGGCTGATATTGAAGGACGAAACAGATATTGGTATGGTGAATCTTCAACTGGTCTGATGGATGGCTGGAACGAGTTTAAGTCACGTAACCAAGAAGCTAAGTTGGTATGTATGGATATGCAGCCGTACACTACATCGCAGGCTGACGAGCATCGTAGAGATATTTTGCTAGTCGGTGGGTTCAGCGACAGAGTATTTGATGTTGTTGCTGACTACGTGAAGTATGGTGAACGTAACTGGATGGATATCATCAACCAAGAAGTTAATCTTTAAAAATCAAGGATCGTGATTGGTCCTCCTTTCGGGAGACAGGGGATATATTCCCTTGTCTCCTTTTATTAAAGGAAAAAAGAGATGAAAGTTTATGAGTGGTATCACAGTGGCGGCTACGCTTCTTGGGAAAGAATAATTGTAGTCGCTGAAGACGAAGAGACAGCGAGGCAGATGGCAAAAGATGATAGGTCTTTTATGGAAAAGAAAGTTCTAGATGGAAAACCAACCAAAATTAGTGAATTGGCATACGTTTTTTATGACTGTTATTAAGAAAACAACTATAGCATGTGTATAAAATGGGGCGGTCAGTGGGCCTGGGTTGGACACTTGCAATGTCTGAAACGGAGTTCGATTCTCCGTCGCTCCACCATAAAGGGGGAGTAAATGATTGTAGAACTAACTAAAGAACAAGTGTCGGGATGTAGGGCCTTGGCCACACTAAGACAGAACGACAATGTAAAAAAAGGCAAGAAAGATGCAGACGGTTTTAGAGGAGATCCTTTAAGATTGCATTTTATAGGACTGCTGGGCGAGTGCGCAGCGCACACTGTGCTTGGTGGAGACTGGAACGATTTTACTGATAGTGAAATTGAGAGAAAGAAAGGCGATGTAGGGAAATACGAAGTAAGAACTACAGAATATTCAAGTGGTGGTTTATTGATTAAACCTAGAGACGTAGACGATAGGATTTATGTTTGCGTAAGAAGAGTGAATAAAAAAGAGTATAAGTTTGAAATTGCTGGATGGATGAAAGGGAAAGAAGCAAAGCAAGAGAGATTTTGGAAAGCTTATGTTAGAAAACCATGCTACATTGTGCCAGCATATAAACTAAACGACATAGAACTTTTAAAGCAAAAAGTTAAAGGGCAAATAAATGATTGAAGAAAGTTTAGATAAGATTGATGAACAACTCAACGATCTGAAGGGTAAGAAAGAGCCAAATATTCTAGTAGACCTTATTGTAGACAGATCGTCTTCAATGTATCATCAAACCAAAGATGTGATTAAGGGGATTAACGAATATCTGGACGGACTAAGACAAGATAAGGAAAACAGAATATTGGTCAGCTTGACACTATTTGATGATCAGATCGAGACACCATATGTTTTGACACCAATCGCTGAAGTTCCTGTGTTAGACGATAGTGTTTATTTTCCCAGAGGATGTACAGCGTTGAACGACGCTGTAGGTATCACATTGAATAGATTAGAAAGACACATTAGAGAGTACAAGGAAGAGCCAAAGGTTTTAGTAGTTATTCTCACAGACGGCCTGAATAACGTTACTAGAGAGTTCAAGGCAGGCGAAATACAGAAAAAGATCAGCGATTTGGATAGGGAAAAAGATAATTATACTATTGTATATTTAGGTTCACATGCAGATGCTTGGGCAGTTGGACAGTCGTTAGGTATTAGTGGCGGAAGTTCAATGTCCTTCGATCAGAATAACCTAGTAGGGACAATGAGAGGCATGTCAACAGCTACTTCGAATTATGCAAGAAGTAGGGAAAAGTCAGCACAAAGCTTTTACATGTGTGCTTCAGACACCTTCGAAAAAGAAGGTGTGACTGTGGCAGATGATGTAAAAGGAAAGCTTGACAAGATAGAAAATAAGTAGTAAGATACAAACAACGCTAGATGCAAGTAGGAGCTACAATCCTTTAAATTGAATCCGCTTCTACAAACTATATGCTAGCACTAAAGCCGGATGGTGTAATGGTAGCGCACGGGTCTTTGAAGCCTAGAGCGGAAGTTCGATTCTTCCTCCGGTTGTTATATTAGCCTAGTGATGTAATGGTAGCATAAGTGTTTCTGAGACATTTTGTGAGGGTTCGAATCCTTCCTAGGCTGTTAGTCCTAGGCGTCATAAGGATGAAAATATATATTAATAAAGGATCGTTGAACGCGGTCCTTTTTTTATTGAAAGGTAATAAAATGAAAAAGTTGGCAATGTTGGCACTAGTATTGATGTTGGTCGGCTGCGGAGTTTCACCAGAGTACCAGACAAGCGACGGTATTTATATGCCAATGGCTAGATATAATGATACTCTAATTATAGATACAGACGTTAAGACGAATATGAAGTTTAAAGCTGCAATCGTTAATTGTCTTATAAATTCTCCAAAAGCAGCTAGATATGTTAAAGAGATTCACATTACTATGGAAAAATGGGGAGATGATGGTAGATTGCATATTGGAAGATATCATCATAGAACTAGAGTCATTACTATTTCCATAATCCCTAGATATATCGATGAGTTGGAACCAGTTGTTTATCATGAATTAGGCCACGCAATCTGGTTTCATAGATTAAATGATAGTCAGCGTGCTAGTTGGGTGACTCTTTATAATTATAAGAAGATGGGACGTGATCTTACAGATTGGGGAATGCCATATGGGAAACGAGGACTTCCCTCTGTGTATGCAGCTAAGAACGTTAAAGAGTTTTTCGCAGAGCATTATAAGATATACAAGACAGACCAAAATCTGCACGAAATAAGGTTCTGGCAGGCCAACGATTTAATGTTTAAACAAGGAGTAATAGCACGAAAATAGTACTATAGTACTTATGGAACGCTAGGGGAAGGCGACCAGTCGCCCCGTGCAAATATAGGGTCGCCAGTTGGGTCGGGTGCTGGGACACAGGAGAGCCTCCAAAACTCTTTATGCCGGGTTCGATACCTGGACGGCCTGTTATATGAAACAATGTACGAGATGTAAAGAAAAAAAAGAAGAGGAAGATTTTTATTGGAAAAATAAGAGAATAAGAAAAACCATATGTAAAACTTGTTGTTTGGAGTATGGGAAAAAACATTATTTAGAAAATAAAAAAACTTACATAAAACAAAGCGTAAAAAGAAACAAAGCTATAAAAGACAGAAATGTTAAAACTTTACTTCATTTTTTGAGTGACAAGGAGTGTAAAGACTGTGGTGAAAATGATCCAATAGTTTTAGAATTTGATCATAGGGATCCAAAAGAAAAAACAACTCTTGTTAGCAGATTATATAGCTATTCTTGGAAAAGAATAAAAGAAGAAATAGATAAATGCGACATCAGATGTGCAAATTGTCATAAAAGAAAAACAGCCGTGCAGCTAGGTTGGAGAAAATTGAAATATTTGTAATGGCAACTACTAAAGAACACGACTTAATTAGTAAAATAATAAGAGCCCAGGACGAAGTTCTACCCAATTTAGTCGTCCCCCTCCAGCCAGATCCCCACATGCCAGGCGACGAAGAAGAATCGCCAAAACCCTCAGAAAGATGGAAACAAATAGTAAAGAAAAAGAGGGAAGAAGATTTACAAGAAGGCCCCCTCAACGAGGCTGCGGGAGGTTTTCCTGAAAAAAGGATGCAATTTTCCGAGACAGACAAAAAAGAGTGGGAAGATTGGCTGAGTACAGTAACCTCTGGCAAGAAACAACAGAAGGCTAGGATACTGAAATTCCTTAAAAATGAGCCACGCATGATAAGAGACTTCGTATTGAAGAGAGAAGATCTCTACCATGAAACCGTTGCGGAGATGGACGAAGAAGCAATGGAAAAATATATGGTGGTAAAAGAGAATTTAAAAGAGAATTTTGAGGAAGAAACAAACAATACAGTAGATTATTTTTATAATATGTTTAAAGAGGCAGACCCTACTGGAAAGTCATACGTAGATCAAATCATTACTTGGTGGACAAACTATTCTTTTAATGAACGAAACGCAAAAGAAGACATGGGTCAGGTTAAATCTTTATTAGATATTTTTCATAGAAATAAAGAGAACTTGCCAAACAATAATATAGCCACTTATAGAAGTATGAAGGAACTATATGATGTTGTGAAAACTGTTATGCCTGAAGCAATTGCTTCAGAGGAGGCAGAGATGGTAGCCAAACAGGAAATAGATGGTGACAAATATGAGTTATATAATTTAAAAACAAAAGATGCAGCAATGGAGATGTGTAAGGGAACTACTTGGTGCATAAAAGATCCAAACGCTAGACACTATGAAGGCTACAAAGAGAAAGGAAACGTTTACACGATTTGGAAGAATGACAAGCCGTTTATAGGAGTGGCAAATTCTATGCCAAATGCTAATGGTGGAGGTTTCGTTTATGCAGACAATGAATCAGTAAGTAAAGAAGATAGAGTTTTATTAAAGGATTTAATAGAAGTATTTGTAAGCGATTGGGAAGACTTGGAAACGCCAGAGGGAGTTTATAACTTAGCAAAATTTTCTGCAGGGGATTTAAATGAGGAACAGGAAAACATATTACTTAAAGATTTAGCATATGCAACCGACTATGCGGTATTTATAAAGAAGGATAGATGGGAAAAGGGAGAACCTTTAATGGCTTCTTCTCCACGTACAGCACACAGCTATGCAATGAATGCGTTAAAGGGTAGGTTTCCAGAAGGAGAGCCTGCAATAGCTGAAGATGGCAAATATGCTATGTTGTATGCTAAGAATGTTATAAAAGATAGATGGACTGAAGGCGAGCCTGCAATAGCTGAAAACGGTGAATATGCGTATAGATATTCCGCAGAAGTTGTGAGAGGTAGATGGCCAGAAGGTGAAGCTGCAATAGGGCAAGATGCATGGACGGCTATGGATTATGCAGAAAAAGTTATAGAGGGAAGATTTCCAGAGGGTGAAGCTGCAATAATAGCAAAAAGCTCAGAACAGACGTACCATTATGCTAAAAATGTTTTAAAGGGAGAAAGAGTTCCCGAAATAGAAACTGCGTTAGCTCAAGATAGAGAGTGGGGGCAGTATGCGTACCACTATGCTAATACTGTATTGGAAGATAGATTTCCAGAGGGGGAAGCTACAATAGCTAAATATCCAGCTTATGCGGGTTATTATGCTAAAAATGTTATAAAAGGTCCGTGGCCAGAAGGAGAACCTGCAATAGCTTCGCATTTTGCTAGCGCGGGTGAATATGCTAGGGATGTTTTAAAAGGCCCATTTCCTGAAGGGGAAGCAGAAATAGCAAAATATCCGGCATGGTCGATAAATTACGCTATTCAAGTTCTAAAAGGTAGATTTCCAGAAGGAGAAGCAGAAATAGCAAAAAGTCCCCTTGAGACAGCGTCGTATTTTACAAATATATTAGAACCACAAGGGTTAACTTGGGAAATGATAAAGGGACAAGAACAACCACAGCAACCAGCAATAGAAGAACAGCCAGCAATACCACAACAAGTACAGCAACAACCACCAGAGGACGAACTAATGATTGAAGCTAAAAAGAAAGTAAAGGCGGCTGTGCCATCTGATATTCAATTAGACGAAGCATCACTGTATTGGTCGCCAGAAGATGACGAGGAATGGAAAAAATGGATAAGTTTATACCAAAAATAAGCTCTAAAGAGTTAGAGATGGGCGTTGAAGAAGAAATGGAACATACAGACGATCCAAAGAAATCTAGACAAATTGCATTGGATCATTTAGAAGAAGATCCAAAATATTATACCAAGTTAAAGAAGTGTATGCCAAAAGAGGCACTAGAAGGATCAGGGTATGCAGACCCTAGGGATGGCTCAACAAATACAACTAGTAGAAGTACTAGCGGTCAGGAGACACAGTTCTCTGCTCCTGACATACCAGAAGCACCAGAGGATAAAAAAAAGAAGGAAAAGAAGTACATGACAGTCACTCCACCGAAGAAGGAAGTAGTGGAAGTGGAAGAGAAAAAGATGGCAAAGTATGTTAAAGCCATGGAGTGTCCAAAGTGTGGAGATGAATATTGGCAAGGAGATCAATGTCCACAGTGTCAGGATGATGATGAAAAGGGCGTTGCATATTATAATATAAATAAAGAAATTGATGTTGAAAATTTATTAAAATCTAAACAAGATTTGGTAGATAATTTAGTATCATTTCCTGCAAGGTATAAAGATGAATTTTCACATGAAGAAGATGAAAGTCTCATAGATGCAGGAGAATGTCATTATTGTGGAGAAAAAATAAAATTATTACATTGGCCTAGTACTTACGAGGGTGGAGTGGGTGAACCCGGTCAAGTTTGGATAGATAAAACAGGTGGAGATGTTTGTTCAGGGAATGATGAAGGTGAAAACGAACATGAGAATCACGAACCGTTTCCAGAGGAGGAAGCAATGTCAGTAGATGAACTAAAAAGTATATTTAAAAAATCAAGAAGAGAAGAGAAGAAGGTTCAAACATGTATAGACCTTGTAGAAGGTAAGGTACATAATGTTAAGACAGCAAGACTGTGGAAGGATTTAACTGAAAGTCTAAAGAGTGTAGTGTCTTTAAAAAAAACAGCACAGACTGAAGAGTGGGAAAATCCATATGATGCCGCAGGCGCTCAGATAAATTATAATGCTTTAGAAGATGCATATAATGAGTATGCTAAGACTGAATCACCTGGAGCAATATATTGGAAGTTGCAGCAGGATTTAATACAAAACAATACTCCCAAGGAGCAAGCTAAGCAACAAGTAGATAGTTTTTTTGAAAATATAGGAGTCAGTCCTGCCGACGAATCTAGTCCAATACAAGATCCATATAGACCAGACGTTGGAGATATTTTTGAACAGTATGATCAGCCACAAGAGCGAGGCGAAAAGGCTAGCGACTATATTAAAGATAGACCGGGAGAGGAAGTTAAGCCAAAGCAATTCTCAGATCGCCAACACATGAAGAGCATGATGGATAGAAATCAGATTGGTGAAGGTGGAACTTATGAAAGTAAGCCACAGATTAAGATTAGAGAAATGGCAGCATATTCTCAAAGCCCAAAGTTAAGACAAAAGATACAAAAGCAGAACCCTGAGTTGGCAAAGAGAATGGAAAATTATATGTCAAGAAAAGTGGGTGGTTTGGGGGAAGCTGGAAGACAGTTGTTCGCCAAAGACCCAGCTAATTTTTGGAAGTTAGTACATAGGAAGCCAGGCGATAAAAAAGCCTTTGAAGCTGCTGCACAACAATTTGCTAGCACAGGCGAAATGCCATTACAGAGTTTAAGTCCTGGTCAAGCGAAAAGAATGCCACAACTTAAAGACGTTAAAACAGCGCCAGCGCCAGGATCAGCAGGCTCATATGAATTGCCAACACAGGAAGAGCAGTTGGCAACTAATAGGGAGAAATTTACTCCAACGCCACCACAAACAGATCAGCCAACAATGGAAGCGATTCCAGCGGGATATAGTCCAGTAAAGACAGAGCAAGACAAACAAAGAGAACGTGCAAGAGAACAGGCTGACATTGGTTATACAGAAAGAATGAAAGACCCAGAACGCTCATTGCCTCCTGAAGAACTTAAGAAACGAGAAGAAAAGACTGAAAAACTCCATGAGAAGATTGGAACGCCAGCCGGTTTAGAACATCAACGAATGGAACCAAAGCCAGAGGAGAGGGAAATGGTTGATGTGATTGATCCAAGAGCGGTCAGTCCAGAACCAAGTGGGCAAAAAACAATTGAAGGTCCAGACATTACACAAGAAAAGCTGGACGTGGATGACCCAGAACCATTAGAGTTAGCGCCGAGAACAGAGCCAGAAGCGAAAGTTGAGGAGTTAGAACCTGAAGCTGTAGTTCCAGGTCAGCCTAGTGGTAATGCGGTAAGTAAATTATCAAATGCGATGGAAGATCCAGAGACTGGAAGAACAAATCCAGAGTATTTGCCAACAGGAGGCTGGAATCAAGAAAAGGCTAAGAAAATATTTACTCCCGAAGCTTTCAAGGAAGTTTTTAAAGATTCATTTGTGATTCCAAAAGAAAGCAAAGACAAATTGGGAAAGTATATGAATTATGACAAGCAAATGAATAATTGGAAAAATCCACTATCTAAGGGACTGTGGGAAAGTTTTATGGAAACTTTTGGGCACGGACCAAAAGTGAAAGATGAAGAAAAGCCAGAAGTTAAAACTAGATCGCAGAGAGCGAAAGAATTTATTAATGTAATAAAAGACAATGGTCCGCTGTTTAAAGCATTTAAGAAATATGTAGAGCCGCATCTGCAAAGAAAAGAAGTGCGTGAAGAAGATAAGGTAGATCTTAAATTGAAAGATGCACCGGCAGAGGTTGAAGTAAGTGAAGACGAAGGCTTGGGGCAAGCAACAGCTAGACTAAGAACAGTTACATCTAGCAAGTTAATTAGAGGAGAGCTTATAAATGGGCCAGAATGGCTCCACAGAGTAGCCTCAACCAATAAATACTTACCTGTTGGTGACTATGCCTGTGTACTCTTGACAAATAAGCTGATAGCTGTTAGACTACCTGATAGTCACAAGGCAAAAAATCGTATGAGATCAGAAGAAGTAAGAGAACTGTATAAATCAGGGGCACCAACATGGGCAATCCCAAGATAATTTCTAAAGCATTAGCAAATATTGTTATATCGGTAGCAAAGATCCCACCGGGCCTATTAAGGCCTATGGCAATTATGTCTGCTCCCGGCGTATGTCCTACTCTGGAGATGAGTCAATTTTTTAATAAAAAGAAAGTGTTCAACAGAAGACTTTTTAATATGGCAGTCTTAGAGGCAACTTTGAAATTCAACGTCTATGAGATTGTTGTAGTGATGAAAGTGAAAAAAGGTGCAAGGATTGATCACGCTCACATCTTAGGTGAACAAAACTATATCATGCCCAAGTTTCCTACTCTTGGTGGCTATCAGTATGGTTCATGTGAATTAATTAAAGACAGGGAACAAACAGACCTTTCGTTTATAATGAAATCTCCGCAAGAGTATAAAAACTGGAAAAGGAATAACTAAAATGGACAAGAGAAAAAAGATTGAATTATGTATGACTGGCTCAGGCCTTCTATTAGTATACCTAGCTATATTTATATTAGCTACTACTTTTAATTAATCAAAAACTTTTCAAAAACTGGTAGCATTTGACTCTTGTTTAGGGTACTCTATGTAAACAGAGAACTTAAAGGAGGCAACCATGTACCAGACTGATGTCGATGGACTATCTGACATCCTAATCGAGATAGGCAATATGAAATCAATAACTGTCTTATTTAACGTGCAAGGAAACGCTCTACCAATCAAGGTCAATGCTAATGAAAATGAATCGAATTCATCTTTGATTGGAAAAGCAAGAAAAATCGTAATGTGTGACATAATCCAGCAGCAAGGAAACCCAAGGCTAGAGGAAGAAAGTTAAGAATGAAGAAGGAAAAGAAGTATAAGGGCAATAGGCACGACGCACGCAAGGATTCTTTTGAGCTTGCGGCTAACAAGAGAGATAAGAGTAAGAAGAAAAAACGAGGTGCTAGGCAAGAGCAGGATGAGTATCTGACAGAATACGAAGAATATCTAACGCAAAAAGGAGCGTAAAATGGTTTGTGAATTTGTTCAGACAGCTATCGATGAGACTGGAGAAGAAGGCTTAGAGCAGTTAAGAAGCATGATGAATAGAAATATGATAAGTATATCACAAGATAACAATCTGGTTGCAGCGCTTTTTAGTTTAATTCAGTCTGGTTACGATGGACAACTAGCAGAAGACCCAGGGCTGTCAATCATTCTAGGAAACGCAATAGATTTTTTATTCACAAATGTGGTCATGGGCGCATATGATCGACAAAAGATAGCAAGTAAGTACCAAGAGCATTTTGAGAAAGAACTGTAGCAATTTGCTATAGTGTATGGTAGTCTATATAGACGACCATGATGGTGGCTGAAGCTGAAGTAGCCGACGCACCCGGCTGTGAACCGGGAGTATTAGCGAGTGCAAGTCTCGTCAGTCACCCCACAAACAACTTTTACAAAGGAGCGGACAAATGAGTGACGCTGTAATTTTGGATCTGAAGGATGAGAAGTTTGGACACCTCATTCGAGGAATTCTAAATGGTAAGAATTGCGAAGCTGAGCTTTTTGACATTCACAGTAAGAAAAAACTAAAACTTAAGCATCTTAAGACTACCAAGGTAGTTTTTCTTGGTAAAGTGCCGAAAAAGATTATGGAAACTCTAATGACGGCACCAGGAGTAAGCTTGATTCGCGTTGGACAAGTTAAGGAAGAGTATCGTAACAGATATCACGAAATTATTCCTAGACCTATCGCGTTGAACAAGTTGGACGCTATAATGACCAACTACGGATTGGTAAAGAAGAGAATCTTTAAGCCAGTAGCAAGACGTGGAAGAAAGAGTAGTCACAATCTGTCAGATATCGCAAACGAAATCTTGCACTCCGTTGGTGAGGGCAACGAGACTAGAAGCGAAATCCTTGGAGCAATTACTAAAGACATTCCCCAAACCGCTTGGGCTCAGGCTATCAAGATGTTGGTCAAGGACAAGCAGGTAATCAGAAAGGGTAAGAAACGTGGAGCAAGATACTATCTCCCAGAGTAAGCCGATGCATGATTATTCACTAGCAAGAGGTCGAGCGGTCCAGAAGGCAATTAAGCTGTCAACTCTAAACAGCATTTCGTATTATGTTGTTAAGATCGTTTATGACAATAAGAACGTGCCAGATGAATACAAGGTAAACAAAACTGGGACAAAGAAACTGACAAAGAAACAGAAGAGTGAAGGCGGGACTGTTGCTAGTGTACAAGAATATAAACCTTATTATGATATGTTCTAATGGCGATTAATTGAGTTAAACACTTTGTACTAGCTGCAATATTTCAAATAGCATTCCGTAACTGGAAGCTAACACTTTTTCTGATTTTGATGAAGGAGTTTCACGATGATCTACTGCATAGTGCTGATTTGGTTGATAGCATGTTCGATGTTCGATGTGGGATTTGGTACTGTTGGCGCAATGTTTGGCGAGTTAACTTTGAGGAAATGAAAATGAGGGCTAGTAGCTCAATGGTTAGAGCAGCACTCTCATAAAGTGAAGGTTCCAGGTTCGAATCCTGGCTGGCCCATAAAAAATTTATTCATAAAAGGAAGGTAAAAAAATGAAAATCTATACTTTTGTATCGAAAACTAGGCAGAATATTTACGCAGGCTATGGTGCCAAAATGTGGGCCATTCCGCTACCCAAAGATAGGAGCCAATTTAAGAGGTTGGCAACTAAAGCAAAAAGGGTTAAAGCTGGCGATATTTGTCTGTTTTATTGTGTGATGGATAAGAGATTTTATATGCCATCAATCGTTGAAAGTACACCAGTAAATAAAAGTTTTAATGATCAGGTTTGGAATGGAAAGTGGCATTTTCCATTCAACATTAGACCGCTAAGAGATTCATTCATCAGTTGGTCTAAAGACGAGATCAAGGATCTTAATATTATTAAATATAAAGATAAAAATTGGAACTATATTTTGCAAGTTAACTCTTTGTCAACCTTTACGCCCATTAGGGATTTGCATGAAAAAGAAAAGGAAGTTTTGTTTAACTACTTCATCAGAAGTGAACAAGAGATTTTGGTATGATCACACTTAAAATGGATAGACTTGCAGCAGAGAAGGTGCTACAATTGGTACAAGAACATCAGGAAGAACCAATTCGCACTAGGCATAACAATGCTGGTAGTTACTTCGTTACCGACGAATTGCAGAGGCTGTTGTTTTTGGAGAAATTTGAAGCAAGGGGTAAATAATGAAACTGAATCCTAAAGCACCAGAGGTTAAAGAACTGCTAGAAGCGTTTGTTGGTAAGAAACTAGATGGAAAGAAGTGTGCGTTTTGTCCATCAACTAGGACAAATAAAGAGGACTTCAAGGACGACTTGTCTCGTGCGGAGTTTGGTATTTCCAGTCTATGTCAAGAATGTCAAGATCAAATCTTTGGATAAGGAATCAAGCGACCTGTAGCTTAACGGTGAAAGCACCAGTCTTATATGCTGGCAAATCGGAGTTCGATTCTCCGCAGGTCTATTAGAAAGAAGGAAAAGTAATGCATTTTGAAGTCAAGTACGGAAATAACTTACCAAAAGAAATGAGGAGTATTTTTAAGAAAGCAATAGATAAATACTCTGAGTTGGTTCCTACTTGGTGTCATGTGATATATGTGAAGCTTGAAGATGTGGATGAAGATGGATCACCAGCACACATTCAAGTGCAAGAGAGATATAGAGAGGCGACAATTACTCTTTCGACTGCCATCTTGTCGGAAGAGCCCAAAGAAAGAATCGATAGAATAATTTTACATGAGATTATTCATATCTTGATAGATCCATTAGCAACAGTGGCCCAAAGAGTCATAGCAAAAACCATAGAAAATGAGAAATTCAAAGGTTGGGCCGAAGGTCAGCTTGAAGAAAAAGAAGAAGCTGTGATCCAAGATTTGCTAAGAATCTTTAAAAAATACCCTCCTAATTAACTAAAATAGTTAACTTTACAACATCACCCTGTTATAGTACTGGTAGAGATTTATATTTTTAAATCATAATAGGGCATGATGTTGGATACGAGTGAGCATCGTGAAGCCATACTAAGCTGCTTCAACTTTTACCATTCAAAAACTCACTTCAAACTAACCCATCAAATCATCCTACCCTGTAGTATGACGGTCGCAAACTCTGTCCTCTAGTCTCTTTATGATTTAATATCAAGGAGATATTATGTATGGATTTTGCAGCCGATAAAACTTACAAAGATGATTTTGAAAAAGATGAAGGAGATTTTGAGGATATTGCCAGTGTTAATATGGAAAAACCCACTGAAGAAGATCCCAAGATGAAAATAATAGAGGAGGCAGTGCATAAATTATTTAATATTATGCACATGTTACTATAAAATATGACCGATGTACCAACAAGTTTTTTTACACCATATGATTTGAGCGATCAAGTAGCAATAACCGTAGAAAGAGATCTAACGGCAGGGCTACCAGTCTTTGAGAAGGTTTTTAGAGATCAGGGGTTTGTTTCAAACAAGACTAAACCAATTATAGGCAGAGTGTTGAGAGGCGAACCAACAAGGGTTGGAAATAGGGCAGCTATAAGAGTGGTAGTGACAGAAAAAGTAGAAAACTGGCATGCAACTAGAGTAAAGGATGACATCTATAACTTCAACATTGACTGCCTTTCTAAAATGACAAGTAAGAAAGAAGAAGTAGAAAAGTTTATAAACGTATTTGGATCAATCGTACAAAGTTATTTAAATAGATTTAGTAATCTACAACCAGTAATCGCAGAAACAGAACCCCCAATTGCTGCATACGATTCCTGGGCCGAAAGAATGCAAAAGGGATTTGCTCAACAGGGAACATATCGAGTAGCAAGAATAAGCTACTGGATTAAAATACTTAACCCTTATGTCATTAGGCCAAATTTAGTATGCTAAGGAGATTATAGGAAAATGGGAATAATTACAGGACCACAATATATACCAATCGCAGACAGGGTAGCTTGCCAAGCAATAAATTTAGAAAATGCTATCAATAAGAATAGGTCTGGAATAAGCTATTATATCCGCGTACACGATAAACTGTGCGAGCTATTACCAGGATTAGGTGATTTTCAAATAGAAAATGACTTAATCAGCCCAGCCAACTCAACAGATGAAGGTATGGTCTTCGCACCAGGCGCGAGAACATACTTTACCGACATTATTAATGGACTTAATAGTCACGTTGGACTAAGAGGAACAGATTTCGGAATATCTACAATGGACAATTACTTGAATAAATCGGGTATTAATGTTCATGAGTTATATAACGAAGCACACTTGGCTGTTACTGGTGGAGCGCTTGACGCTGTTAACGTGTACCGTGATGACCAAATTCAGATGGCTCAAATTGATGTAACATCGTCAGGTGTTGGAACATTCACTGACGGCGAGAAGTTGGGAACAGGAACAGGAGATTTCGTAAGAGACACTGGGCCATTGGTAACTCCAAACAGCGCTGAAGCTAATGTTGAATGGTGTACTCCATCAGGTATTGGACCAGGCATTGATATTGAAGTAAGAGTGCGTGGAAAGAATGAGCAAGGAAATAGTGTTACTGAAATAGTAACAATACCATCTGGAACTACTTCTGGAATATGCGCTCAGTTTGGCGCAGACGGATTTAAACTGTTAGATGTAACTTCGATGAGTTTTGCTGGCGGAAACCCAGGGGACATCGTAACAATTAGATCATTAATTGAAAGAAACTGCGGGCTATAAAAAATGAATAAGCCATTATTAGATTTATTTCATAAAAGGGTCGCTCAAACTGTTGAATATAGTCAAAATCCAACAGCAGATTTAATTGAAGCTGCAAGATTAATTCAGAACGTGATCGATAAGGTTAGAAATGAACAAATGGGAACTCAACAAGCTCAAGTACAAGGTGACGCTGGTTCTGTTACAGTATCGGGATCGCAAATACCTGAATCGTTACAGCAGGCAAAACAAATATGCGTTGATGCGTCAGGACAAATAGGGTCATTGCTTGCTGCACAAACAGATACAGGACAACCAGTGGGGGGAACAATATAATGGCTAGAAAAAGAAAAGAAGAAACAGTTTCCAAAACTTTGAAAAAGAAAAGGAAATACAGAAAGAGAACGTCGAAGGTTGAACCAGTAGTTGAAGAGGTGATTCCTGAGCCAGTACCAGATTGGCCTGAGCTTGGAGAGGAAGATTTTATAGCAATTACTTACAAAAGTAATAATGGTTCGTTGCAAATCGGAGGTCATACAGTTACCCATGACACTCCACTAATTACGAAAGATCCTCATGGATTGCCAGCAACTTATGCAATACTTAAATCGATTAAGTTAGTTGACGTTCAAATAATAAGAGATCCACTAAAGTTCGTCAAAGAAATATTCAAACAAGAAGTTAAAGAAATTAAGAAAGAAAAAGTAATATCAATGGATGGAGTCGTGTGGATGGGTGATACTCTCTACAAGACAACAGCCTATGGTCAATTTAAAAAAGACGTGCCTCATTTTGGATTGTCTCCAGAAGAAGTAGACGAGTTGACTATTAGTGGCCGCTTTGTAAGGGTCAAGAGGGGCCAAGGATAAAAATAAAATTGAGATGGTGTCAGCAGTGCTTCAGTAGTTTTGATTTTATCTGGGGCCACGTCAGGGGCCTAGAATTGGCTTATAGCAGGTGTAGATGGAAGACTTCCGAGAGAAGCTTAAAGAAAAATGTAAAAAGTGCGAATTTTATGGCACAAAACTTGATAAGGAACCTTTTTGGGTTCCATGTAAAATAATGATAGAAAAAGTAGAAAACTGTATTTTTCACTACTCTGATAAAAAAGAATATGAATTTTATCAAGACGTGAAGAAAAAGGAGAATGAATAATGAGTTGTACTCCTCCAAAGGTAGCTATTGGATGGAAAGGTTTTATGATGCTGGGAACAGCGGTAATGCCTTACCTAACTTTAGACGTATCAGAGAAAATTAATCACATTGTGGCAGACGACGTTCACGGTGGTGGTATAGGAACCTCACATGGTGCCTACCACTCGCAGATCAATGCCGCTGAAGGACAAATCACTTACGATGGTCGAGTAACTGGCAATGTATATGTAGGGGCTGGTGGATTCGGAACAGGGTTCAGAAAGTTTCTAGAGAAAACAATTGGTGAGTCAGGAGCCGATACTACAGAAAGAGAATGCGGATTTGACGCATCGTCTCCATTGATTCTGTCAGCAGGTGGTACTGGTTTAGACGGCGCAAAGTCAATGACCTTCCCAGCAGCCGCTGTTGGACGTGCTGTAGTGGCTTCAATGTCCCTCAACGGGAACTTAGGTGGACTGGTTGGTTGGGAAGCTGAAATACAAGCATCATCTTTAGGTGATTCAAGTACAGTTCCAGCATTTCCTGGTGGGTTCACTTTTGAATCAGGCTCCTCTCTTGGCGCTGGATCTCCAGTACCATATTTTGAGTCAGGTTTCGCTTTCGGCGCTGGTGGTTTAGGCCAAGCTGGTGTAAGCGATCTAATTACTGGTTGGACAATGAACATAAATAATAATACTCAGCCAGTGTGGACTTTCAACGGTGAACGTTCACCGAGAGATGTCTACCAAGGACAAATGGAAGTTACAGGAAACTTTACATATTATCAAGACGGTGGTGACTTTTCGAGACTAAAAAACGGTGCAACACTAACAATTACATTTGGTGATTCACTGGGCGCTGGGGCTTTGAAACTATTCAGTCCGTACCTCGCTTTAGATCCAAGACCGATTACATCTGGTGGTGTTAATGAAATTACTTCCAGAGAAGTAAACTTTAGGTGCTTGGGTGCTGCGTCGGGCGGCTCTCTATATATAATCTAAGAGCTTAAGGAATTTAAGTTTCTCGCTTCAACTCAGATAACCATAAGCATCTTAGTTCACTTAGAATACCCCCTAATTGACTAAGATGCCACTAATAAATAATAATTAATCCTGGTCATTACTTAACTAACTTAAGTGATGCCCAGGATTTTTTTGTAGCCAGATTTGGGGTTAGATGGTATACTAGGTGTTATATAAAGAGTAGGTAACATAACCTGAGAGGAAGAGAAATGAAAATCGAAAAAGACACAGTGGATGATATCAAGGAGATTCTGCAATATAATTGGGAAGATGAGTTGGACGATTTCATCGACTCAGGCTCTGACGAAAATCATGTATTCTGTACCCTCGTTAGAATCGACAATGCTATCTATAAAACTAAGCATACCCCAGAATATTGGAAAAGAAAGTAGTATCATTTACTAACCGCTGTTGGTAGACTAATTGAAAGGAGAACAACATGGACAACGAAACATACAGAGCGGTAGGGCTAGCTGAAGGCTTTGTTCACAGTGACGATGAGGAAGAGATTCTTGGAGCCTGGCAGCACCTTATCAATACGGGAGTAGTTTGGCAACTTCAGGGTTCTTTCGGAAGAATGGCTAATCAGCTTATCGAGGCAGGCGCATGTCAAACCGCTCAAAACGCTTAGGAGAGCCCAGGCTGGGCCAGAGAATCAAGTGGACTAAGAACGGGAAAATCATCAAAGGTAGAGTCGTTAATCTAAATCAGAGAATGATTAAGATTAGAAGGAATGACGGTGAAATCTTAGAAATGTACCGTTCTGCTTGGGGTCTATTGTTTGACCCAGAAGAAATTTAACGGAGATAAGAAATGACGATAAAGGACTGGGAAGAGTTTTTTAATTCGGAATTGCCAATTGACCATAGTATCAAAAAGGTAGCTGGAGAGTTTGTCACTTGACCTATGGGTATCCTTTATCCACAGTTTGTGGAAATTTATGGCGACGGACACAACACGTCGAGCGAGGACATTCCAGAGGATCTGTTGCAGCTTTCTTATGAATTTTACAACGCTGCTTGGGCATTACAAAAGGTCCAAATGGAGGAAGTCTTTAATAAGATAAAAAGCTGGAAGGAATAATATAATGGGACTAAAGGTAGTAGCAATATCAGACACGCACAACGACCATAAACGGCTAGTCCTCCCAGATGGAGATATGCTGATTCATGCTGGCGATTTTACCGGAATGGGAACCAAGAAGGAAGTCAAAAACTTTGTAAAATGGTGGAGGTTTCAGGATTTCAAATATAAGATACTCATACCTGGAAACCATGACTTTAGGGCACAAAAGCGACCAATACATACTAGAGCAACCGTCTATGGTGGCACTACGGAACCTGATGAGAATTGGCACTACTTGGTGGATCAGTCTGTAGTAATTGAGGGTATCAAGTTTTATGGTAGCCCCTGGCAACCCTGGTTCCACGATTGGGCATTTAATCTGTCTCGGGGTCCAGAAATACGTGAGAAATGGGATCTAATTCCAGAAGATACTGACGTGTTGATTACTCATGGACCGGCCTATGGATATGGAGATAGAGTAGCTCAAACGTTTCTAGACATGGACAGGCCGATGAACGATAGTAGTATTGTAAATCAAAGAAAAGGATGCGAGGAGCTTGCTAAAGTAATTAAATTAGTTAAGCCCAAGTATCACATATTTGGTCACATCCACGAAGACTATGGGATGTTTAATCAATATAAGGAAGATGAGACTACTTACATAAATGCGTCTTCTTGTGGTGGTCCAGGTATGTATAGGCTTATAGCCAACAAACCAATTGTTTTTGAAATGTAGTAGCAATCCTTGAGTTTGCTGGGTATTCTAACTGTAAGCAAAACAATACTGGCGAGGGAAGACAAATGGAAACTACTGAAAGTGAATATACAACTCTAAAGGAAATTAGGGAAGTGGTTGAGTGGGCTGCAATTCAAGTGGGATACCCCGTAGAAGAACTAATATATCTCGGAATCTCATTTAATAACAGATTCACTCGTCGTATGGGCGATGCTAGTTTTACGAAGGGTAGAATAAGATTTAGCGGTCCCCTCTGGCCTCACGCTACACCAGAAGACCGTAGGGAAACGATTGTCCACGAATTCTGTCATATTGCAGACAGGTATTTTGGCAATAAAACTAGACGAGGGCATGGTCCGTCTTGGAAACGTTTGATGCGTCAATGTGGATATGCTGGCGATAGGTGTCACACCGTCAATCCTCCGGGTATGAGAAGGAAAAACAGAGGCACTAAAGAATATACTTGTGGATGTCCAGGCAAAACTCTCTCTTTGGGAAAGAAAAGAGCAACTAGACAGGCATCAGCAGCTATGTATGGTAGAGTGGCATTTAGGTGTCGCCAATGTGGATGTGGATTGGTATTAAAAAAGTAGTAGCAAGTTAAATTCCTTAAGGGTATTCTAAGAAAGAAAGGACAACACATGAATAAAGAGCAGCAGAAGAAGGCAGAGGCTATCGTTGAACGCGCAGTCAAGTTCGGCGGTCTGATGAGCGGTGAGGCTAAGGAGATTCTTGAGGATTCACAGTCTCTTGGTGCCGTTCGTCGCGCTATTGGTGCAGCCCAAAAGAATGGTCTGACTAAGGGCGCTATGCGTCGTGATCGAGAGATGGCAAAAATCAAGAAAAAGAAGAAGAAAGTGAAGAAAAGCCAATGAAAATAATCCAAATTGATCAAGGGTTTGGCCCTAGTCCGTACAGCATCTCTCTAGGTGAAAAGTATACAGTGGATGATATTAAATATCCTCAGTATATGAGAGAAAAGGAAGTAGGTAGGGATGAAAAACCACCTTGGGGCACTACATGGTACACTGAGGGCGAGGAAGGTTATCTTGAGTATTACAGATCCAATTGGGATACTTCAGGGTAAAGTTTTTTTAAAAATGAGTAACCAATCTTACGCTAGAAAGGTATAACTAGTGTAGAGGCAACAAAGGAAGTGCTGGGGCCGGATGGGTTCACCCACAGTCGGGTAGAGGTTCAAATCCTCTCACGAGTCAGCAGCAAGCGGCTAACATAACCAACGGGGCTGTTGGATCACCGGAAACTAATATGGTGGTAAGGTAGGTTCGACTCCTACTAGTCGCCCTAGAATAAGTTTTTGAAGAAAGGAAAAGAATATGACGCACAAACCAATGAAATACTGTGAAATGTGTACAACTCGCATTTATCACGGGGAAGGTAGGTTTTGCAGAGTATGTCAAGGGTATCTTGACCATCAACGCAAGGCTAAAGAATCAAAAGAGTTTCTCCATTGGCTTAAGGAAGTTAAGGTAAGCGAAACAAAAATAAAAAAGAGTAGCAATTAGGAAAGCTAGTTGGTAATCTAAGTAGAAGCAGCAAACGAAGCAGCCCCAAGGAGGGGTAAAACAAAACTTTTAATCTTTATGAAAGGAGTCATTAACATGGCTACCAAGCAAAAGCAGGAAAAGGCACTTCGCGGTCGTCCCATCGAGCATCCTTACGGTGAGTACGCTGAAGCCGTGATCGAAAATCTCAAGTTTCAGGACGCTGGTGTGGGTCTGAGCAAGTCGGATCTGGTCGATTCTTTCGAGCCTCCGCTCGATACGGGTGTTTGGAACTCGCTCGTTCGTCGTATGCTTCAGGCTGGTCAGATCACTCGTGAGGGTGACAAGCGAGGCGCTCTGTACTTTCTCGCTAAGGCGAAGAAGGCTCGCAAGCGCAAGAGCGCGTCGAAGGCTAAGGCCAAGACCGCGTAACAGTCAATTGTAGACTGGGAGTGGGGTGCGTATACTCCGTCAATCACGCACACTCTAAGGAGTTTAAAAGCCCACAAGGACTTAAAGAGATTGCTGAAAAACACAAGCTGCAAATTCCAGCAATTTTGAAAGAAAGACTCGATAAGGAGAGCAATCATGGATAAACAGCAAACTTTTGACAAGGTAGTTACTCATCTTTTGACGCAGAACGAGAAGGCTCAAGATGAGTACGACTGTCTCTATCGTCATCCACTAAGTGGAAACACTTGTGCAGTAGGGTGTTTGATCTCTGAAGAGATGTACCATGAAAGTATGGAATATACTCCTCTCAAGGATCTGATTCTGGATCATCCTGAATTGCGTCCAATCATCGAACCGCAACTCGATCTGTTGACTGAGCTACAAAAGGTTCACGATAGTTTCGACGTTAGTCGTTGGCCTTCTGAGCTTGTTGAGCTTGCAGATAAGCAGATTTTGGAAACTCCAGAAATTTTGAAAAAAGCAGTAGCACTTTAATCTGCTTAAAGGTATTCTAAGTAAGGAAAGAAACAATGAGTGAAAATACAAACAGTAGCAGCAGTAGCAATGGACTAGGATTTGGAACAGTTTTGTTCCTTATCTTTCTAGTGCTAAAGCTAACAGGACATATCACATGGTCATGGGTGTGGGTAACTGCACCACTATGGATTCCACTAGCAATCATATTGCCCATAGTGTTGTTCTGTCTTACAATGCACTTCATCACAAGTAGGTAAAAAAAGGATAAAATCATGAAACACCAGCGTCAGTATAAGGTCAAGAAAGCGATTCCTAACAAAAGGAATCCTATCGTGCGAATCGCACGCCAACGTAATGGCGCTGGTTTCATGAAGGACAAGCGAACTCGCCGTGGCGGGTCGCGCAACCAGCAAGCTGATTGGCTCGCTGAGTGGGAGGATGATGAGTATGAGACGGAAAATCGAGAAGGCGCTCAAGAAAGCAGGATTTGAGAAGACATTTGGTGGTAACCATGACCTATGGAAACATCCAGATGGAAGGTTCTGGGCTATGCCCAACAAGCTAAAGAATGGTTCTGAAAAGAGGCTGAAAATTTACCTGTCTCAACTAAAAAGACTAGAAATTCTGGTCTAAGGAGAAAAAATGACGGCACAAGAAGCAGCAGAAAAGGTTAGTAAGGAACACAAGGGAAGTTTTCAAATTGACGAGGGGGCGACATTCGGTTCTGCACTTTCGAGCGCTCTACGAGATAAGGGATGGAAGAGTGCTAAGATGTATAGCGCTTGCAGCAAGGCTACTTTTCAAACTAAACTACAAGAGCCAGACAGTGAAAAGGTAGTAAATATCACTTCTGCATTCTTCTTGGGCTCATTCACCCAAGTAGATTTTTATCCACAAAATTGGTAGCATTTAGATACCCTGGATGGTATTCTAAGTGAGAGGAGAAGAACGAACAAGAAACCAACCCTCCTCTCTCGGGCCAGTGGGCCGCGCATACTGATGCAATAACGCGGACGTACAATAAAGCACAAAACGGAGAGATTGCAATGGAATACACAGTCAATTGGAAGATGAGTATTGTTGCAGATAGTCCAAAAGAAGCAGCAGAGAAAGCTCTAAAAGTTCAACGTGACCCTGAGTCAATCGCTACATTCTTCACTGTTGAGAACCATCAGGCAATCTACAATGTAGATTTGTTGTATGATGTTCTAACTAAAGTTAAGACTAAAAAACAAATGAGAAAAAAGTAGTAGCAAATTATAAGTCTGATTGGTATTCTAAGTGAAGTAAGGAGGAAACATGGAAGTTACGACTCTCTGTAGCTCAGGTTGAGAAAGTTTTGGAGCTACTGGAAAAGTAGTAGCAAAACAGTAGTCTGTTTGGTACTCTAAATAGAACAAACAACCAACCAAGGAGGTGGAAAAATGCATGATCTGGCAACTATCAATCGTCTGAACAAGGAACACTCTGACAGGTATTTCAAGAACAAGCGAGAGCAGCAAGTTAAGCTCCTTAACACTCTTACTAAGCGTAAGGATGAGGATGAGGAGGTGATCGAGGATCTCAAGCGAAAGTTAGGATACTAGCAGTAAATGTAGCATGGCGGTCTACGGGACCATTGAAGAAGGGAAGGCAAGCAATCGGTGCTACCTTCCCAGCTTCCTTTTAATAAAGGAGAGACAATATGGCTTATCTGGATTTGAGTAAATGGCAGGCCAAGCAGCGCAGTGACAAGCAGTCGTTGTATTCTCGTAAGCAGAAGGCTCTCAAGCAGCAAGAGGACCGCAAGATTGCAGAGCGTAAGCGTAAGGCTGCGATTCGCAAGGCACGCTTGGAAAGTCGAGCGAAGGCTCGTTTGGAGCTTGGTGGGAAGTCTGCTATTGACCAGATTCAGGATCGTGGCATGGCTGAGGCTCGCATTCGCAGGACTCTGGGTCGCTCCTTTGAAAGCACCAGCAATGGCTACAAGTTTCCCGGTGGGCTCACCAGCAAGCAGCGTTCAGCACTCAAGAAGCTCGGCTATCTTTATAAAAATGGTAGCTGGGGGAAGGTGGCGTAAAGATGTCTAATCTTAAGGAAATGCGTAAATCTCTTAAAGAAACCCTCGCACGCTTCAATGATAATGGTGGGCGAGGGGTGTGGGACGCTGAAGAGATTGACACCTTGCGTCAACAAATCAAAGAAGAAGTTAATCGTCGCCGCAGAGAAAAAAGAAAAAATCAGTAGCAAGATGGACTCCAAGAGGGTATTCTAAGTGAAGTAAGAAACCTGACCTAAAGGAGAGAGAGATGGACAAGACACAAGAGTGGGCAATCCCTCAAGGGCTGAGTGAGAAGGGCAGGCACGTTGCACAAGTCATCGCTTCCTTTATCAAGAAAAAGGAAAAGGAAAGGTGGGGGCGAGAAGCTAGCACTGGTGGATGTCGCACATTCTACAGTCCTCAAGAGTGGGCTGCTCGTGGAGAGCCGTATGGAACTGGTTCACTATTGATCGTGGTCTACGATGGTGGCGATGTTAAACCATACTTCAATATGGATCATGGCTGGCATCGAGTTGAAGAAATGAATGATGAGCTTCGCAAGGTCGGTGTGTTTGCTGAACCCGCCACATGCTGGTATGGAAGCATTTACGAGATTTAGTCAAGTCTCAGGAAATCAAGCGCACCATGTCCATTGTGAACAAGGTCCAAGTATTTCCTGAGTATTTTTTAGTAGCAAAAGACAAGAGTTGTTGGTACTCTAAATAGAACAAGCAGCGACACGGTGTTCAGGCATCGCATTCTCATAGCCTAAATCGGGTTCATTGATATGGGGATTGAAGAGGACGACTACGCCTCTTGGTGGGAAGCCACGCTGCAATAGGGGAGGTAGTTTACAGGTGAAAACCCTGTCCTCTCCACCACCAAGATTACCGAGAGTATATAATCGGTCACTGCGTCTTGTAGCGCATCACAACGGAATCATTCTGCAAGCGTTCGCATCGGGGCGCAGTCCAGCG